TAAGCAATATAAAAGAAATTATAAAAATAAGGGTACACCGGAAATTAATTTGATCCTTATTAAGTCCTTCAAGAAAATCTTTTGTAGGTCCTTATTTGACTTATTTTAGAACGTTAGCTATATCTTTCTGATTTACTGGTATAGGAAGAGTGTTAAATATATTAGTTTGGCTTGCTATAGGTTAAAACTATAACTATAAGATAACCTTAGAGGAGTCAAAAATACAGTAAAAAGCTTGAAATTGCTAGGAAATACGGGAAGTACAGCTTCCCTCCGAGCAGTTTTGTTTAACATTTGATTTCATATATTTTAATGTATTTTGATGTATTTTAATGCGTAAAAGGGGTCAAAAAGGAGTCAAAAATTTTCAAAGGGGTCAACTTTGGAGTCAACTTTATAACTTGGAAAAGGATCTGAATTGTAGTACAAAATTATGGTTATACTAAAGTGTTCTTACAACACAATCCAAAGAATATTTTCGCATACTCATAAATCAAAACTCTCTTTACACCAAACACACGTTCGTGTTATAATACAACAGAGGTGAAATAAAATGTACAATACAACAAACATTCCAAAAGCTACCAAGAGAATTAATATCTCAGGAGACACACCACCAGACATTTGGATGTCTATGTTAGATTTTTATGGTAAGCTTCAAAAATTCCACATCAGAGAACTACTCCTACAAGGCACTAGAAAAGAAACTAACTCAGCAAGACAAGAACGTGAAGTAGAATACTACAAAAGCAGAATAGAAGTGTTAGAACGATTCAACATTTCAACAAAAACAAAGATACTAAAATACATTCCATCATCAGGCACTTGGTATATTTGCGGAGAATATACAGATTTGCTACAATCAAAGAGTTATTTAAACAGCTAAGGAGATACACAATGAGAATATACGAATACAACGAAAGCACTCAAACACTCAACACAGAGTGCGGATTATTCCATATAGGTGACACAGTACAACTTACAGAAATCGACTCTCAGACGCCTATAAAAACAGTCTTATATGGAGCTAGAATTGATTCTACAGAATACGTCCTTTCATTCTTTGACGAGAAATGTGGGATGCCTTTATACTTGTCTGAGCATGAAATAGATGGTATGTGTAGAGTAGAATAAATTATATTGACATGTATTATTTCTGGTGTTAATATGATTATAAAGAAAGCAACCCACATATTTTAATCGATCCATATTGGAATCTAAAGTATACTAATGATATTTTTAGAATAATAGGGTCATAGTGGAATGTTAATTTTATGAGTAAAATAAACAAAAAATGACATTTACATGTGGGTTGTTTTTGCACATAAAACTACAATTTTATCAACCATAACACATGGTGTTTTGAAATTTATATAAGAAGAGGTAATATTACTTTTTCTTTAATTAAACCATAACGCAAGGCGTATAACTATCAATTCACACAGAAAAGGAGTTATACAATGTTTTATTCAGATAAAAAAGAAAGAGATGAATTTTACGAACATATGAAGTTAGGTGGTAAGATTGGTGACGAACCAGAAGCAACAGACCGAGAGAAAGTATTATGGTCTCTCGGTTTTTTGAATTGTGCCTTTCAATTAATTAGCACAGGCTTAAAAAAACCATATCCTATGATTCTAACATCTATCGAACAACATGCAAATATGACATGCATGACCAATATTCGCAAAAATGTTATGAATGAGTATCAAAAAGCCAATAGGTTTATGAGACATGAATCATCACAGCATGTATTCCCTGGTGATAAGATTTTACACGGAATGATGCTTTATGCATTTTCATATAATGACGATCATATGAAAAGGAAAATTGCAAAAGTTGATGAAGATTATTTGAATTATATTATGGGTGCACAATATGCATCTGAGAAAGTTCCTGCATGGAAAAGAAGTTACACCATACAAGCGTAAAGTATCAGAACGGAGAAATAATATGGCATTAATTAATCAAAATGACACTCATATTATCTATGAAAACTTAGAGCTTATAGCAGATCTAAAACAAGATATTTTAGAATTTGGAAATGACTATATTGTAGCAGTTTGGTACAAAGAGATTGACGGAGTAACAGTTTACACAAATTACGACTTCATTAATGAAGATTCTCCAATAGACCAATCAGAACTTCAAAATGGAGAAAAGATCAAACCAATGACAATGGGTGCATTATTAGTAGCACTCGAACAACAGAACTCAATGTTCTAAAATCGTAAAAAAATAGGGTACACCAGAAATTAATCTGATGTACCCTTTGAATTTTTATTCTGCTCATATTTACCCTCTCCACAGCAGAGAGTAACACTTCTTTATCACTAACAAACAAAACTAATAAAGAAAATACCGACTGATCGCCAGATCAATCATAACTGTTTCTTGTTAACCCCTTAATCAACTTCTTAATAAATTTCTTTAGCATTTCTTTGTATAAGACAGTTTAATCCAACCATCTTTAGTTTTACCCCAACCATTCTTAATGGCTTTGATTGTAGCTGTTGAGCCTTTCTTATAGGCATCTCTGGCAATAGCAGCCGTTGTAGATGGAGACTTACGTATATTAAGAGCAGAAGCAGTTACTTTCACTTTGTATGATTTAAACTTAGAAGATGCTTTTGGTTTTACTGTTACTTTTTTAGAATCAATAGATTTGCCAATGATACCTTCAGCAATCACTTTACCAATCTTGTCATAACCAATTTTCTTATAAACCTTCTTAGAGTCTACATCGTCAACAAATTCCACCTCAATTAATATCGCCTTTGCGTTTGTGTGATTTAAGTAATATAAATTCCTTGTCGTCTTATATGGATCGCCATGTGTATTCATACCTAATTTCTTTAAATTGGCTATAATTCTTTTAGAAGCTTCTTTCTTAATTCCTGTATAATTAGTTGCCCAAATCTCAAATCCACCTGGTTTTCCATTGCTTTTATGTTTGTTTCTTCCAGAGTTGAAATGAATTGAAACATCTAAAGTTACGTTATGTGTATTACATTTCGCACAAATTTTTTGAAGCACATCACGCTGCCCTGTTCCATTGTTAACAGTACAATTATAAGCAGTATGACCAGCTGCTTTTAAATATTTGATTACAGATTTACAAACAAGTCTATCTTCAACTGATTCGTCTAATAGATCGGCAGCACCACATGCAATTTTATTTGCTGGGTTATGTCCACCATGTACGTTATATTTTGCCATAAATATCAAACTTCCTTTCTTTTATCTAAAAAGAGCAGTCACTATAACAGCAACTGCCCATTAACTAATTATTCAATTACTAATTACTCACTTAGTAAATTACCCAACAATGTCGTCAGACTCTTTACCTTCTGCGACATCATCTAATTCTTTCTCAAATAAATCTTTATCAACTTTTACAATTACGTCTTTTTGACCAATCTTATTCTTGATTTCCTCAGCCTCTTCAAGAGTTAGTCTACCGTCTCTCAGAGCATAAGCAACTTCATCTGCAAACTGAGCTGTCCATGTAAAACTATGATTTTTCCAATCTCCATACAGAGATGTTCCAACTACAAAAGCAATACCAACTACTTGGTTAATCACATCTTCATGTACGTCAATCACTGGTTTGCCTGCCGCAGTTAATCCCATATTGATCCAAGCTAACACCTGTAAAATCAAGCTCACAACAGTATGTGGTTTAACTTCACTCCAATTAATACTTGCTAAAAATTCTTTAAATTTGTTCATAATGCAATCCTCCTTTGCAATAAAAAAGACCTACAAGAATGACTCTTCATCCTTAATAGGCAATGCTTTAATTTCTTTGTACATTTTTTCTCCAACGCCATTTTGATGTAATTGGTCATGGTATACCTTATAAATAGCATTGATGTTTTCAAGTCCCGTAGGGGAAATACAACCTTTTTGCTTGTAATACCTGTGGGCTTGTTTGATTCTGTCTCTTAACATTGCAGCAACACCTTCAGATAAAACAACGTCTATTACGCACGCATCATCTAATTTTTTAGCCAGTTCAGCTGTATGTGCAAATAGTCGTTCCATGCCTACCTTTTGGTCTGTTAATAATGTGGCTTGCTCTCTCATCATGTTTTTGATAACTTGAATATCTTTATTCTGATTACTCAAAATCTGTGTTAGTTTATCCAAAGTTTCTGTATGCTTATCGATCATTAAGCGTTGTTGTTCAATCACTTCTTTTTGATGTTTCTTTTCTAATGAGGCACGTGTCTCAAAACCAAACTTTTCGTTTAATTTGGAAGTGACATCAAAAATTTTATCTGCAAACAAAAGAACCGCAAAGACAAACACTATCAATGCAGCCCCATGCTGAGATAAAAAATTAATTATAATATTCCAATTTTCTATCATGTAATTACCTCGATTATTTTATAAAAAATCACTCCTTTAAGTCTTTACCAAACATATTCTGGTTTTTCTTCTCCAAATAATAAATATCTCAACCAATCATCCACAACAATGCATACTGCACTCAGTAAAATCCATAAAATTGTATAAGGTAAGCAAATCTGCCCACACAGATTAAAAGGCATCTGAGAGTAATCCCAAATGCCTAAACCTAACCATAAATTTAAAATACAACCTGCTATGAATTCCATTACAGTAACAATCAATCCTCCGAGAACCATCTGCTCACGAAAGGGCATAAGATGGTAGAAGAAGCGACTGTTATTGATTAGTCCAATAAGAATGAAGCAAGTACCACCTAACACTCCCATTGTCCAATGTGTATATCCTCGCCAGATGATTTCAATTCCACAATAAGCAAATGCTCCGATAAGGAATAAGATAAGATATTTACATGATTTCTTTACATGCAGCATTTATTCACCTTCTTTTTGCTCTTCGTCTTTGCAGATAAGTTGTAATGTCATAATGTCCCCAGAGAGACTTCCCTCGTAGTTCTCAAGAACATCACATAACTCATCAAACGTCATTCTGATCTTATGTAATTCCACACCAGAATCTTCTACGCTAAGAGGAGTAAACTCTGCTAAGAACTTCTGACCATTCTCGGTTCCATTAATCTGGGCATCGGAAGTGATTTCATATTTCTGTAAGAGCCTCTGTTTTTCTTCAAAATACTCTTTGAGTTCGCCCTGCATTTTTCTAATATTCTTGGCAAGTCCCACTGTAAGCACACATGGAGCTGGTTCACTGTTCTTTGTTAACGATGCATAAATTGTATTCAACTGTCCTAAGATCATATCTGCCTGCATATTTGTCATTTCCATATTAAAATTCTCCTTTTCTCTGTTAAACTAATTATTCTTCAGTCGTAGCTGAATCTTTTCCTGTTTCATCTGTCTTATCAGTCGTAGTTGAATCTTTTCCATCTGAAGGAGTAGTAGATTCTGTTGACTGCACAGGAATTACTTCATATTTAATTTCAATCTTGTCCAATTCTTCTCTGCTAGTAGAACTGAAAATCTGTTGTTTGATGACATTCATCTGCTGAAAGTAAGGATAGACAAATGCCTTGATCATTGCTGTTAACTGCACAAATTCCTCAGCAGTGAATGTTTCACACGCACTCTTCTTACTATGCCATTCAAGAGTTACTTGCTGACCAGTAGTAGTAAGAGCCTGATACTGCATAAAGTTCAGAGCCATTTCATTCTGATCTTCTTCGCTGACTCCATAAGGCTTGCCATTGAATTCCACACTCTGACTTGCTAAGAACCCAGCAAGAGCAGCTTTGTTTTTCTCCTGTAGATAGTTCTTGTACTCATCAAGGCTTAGTGTGTTAACGTCAACGATCTGATTAACTTTTTCATCAAGTCGCTGCACCTGTTCTACAATATTTGCTCTTGTAAGAGATACGATCAGCGCATCTTCCCATTCTCCATTAGAATTGTTATATAATCCCTGTTGTAAAGAGATTTCTTTATAATTGTTAAAACATGTGTAAGTTGCAATCTGCACATCATCTCTGTAGATGTCTAATGTTTTAAAGTTTGTAAATGCTGTTTTAACTTCTTTTAGATCATCTGTGCAAACGACAAGTTTACATTCCATGTCAAAAGTCATAGAATCAAACTGCATAAGATTAAATACTTTGTCGTCAGAGCCATCTAATTTAACTGTGTATACCATATGTATTTCACCTTTCTTTCTGTTTTTGAGCATACAAAAAGAGCAGTCCGAAAACTGCTCTAATCTGTGTAGTAGTTATTTAATTTTTGTTACATATTTATTTTTTCCACGATTGTTTTAAGCATATCTTTAAGTTCAGCGTTTTCTTTTTGAAGTTCGGCTAATTCTCTACGAGTTTTCTGAACCATGTGAGTATTCAAAGTAATTAGATTTGTGTAGTCTAATCCGTGTTCTTCATCAAAGTCTACGTCATATCCGATTCTTTCTTTAATATCTTCATGGTCAATTCCAAACTTGTTAAACATTGCATAATCATCAGGGTTTTCGCCCATGTCTTCAAATAATTGTTCTGTTGGCTGTGCTTTTAATCCAAAATATCTGTCTTCAGATTTATCATAGCCATCAATATATTTGAAGCTTACTGGCTGCAATTGCATATATAAGTCTTCAAATTTATCTAAAGATTGGAAATCTTGTTTTAGACGAACATCAGAAGTGGAAACAGCTTTATTTGCCCATACAGATGATCCATAGATTCGTGTTTGATAACTGTTGTTACCGATAGCTGTTGATTTGGTTGAACCTGCAATATAGTATCTAGCGACATAATTGCTCATTTCTTGTGAATATAATCCAATTTGTCCAGGAACAGATATTCCACGTTCGGTAATGTAAACAGATTGAGTTTCATTGCTCCAGTTGCCTTCATTGTTTACTCTGAATGAATAGTAACCATTTGAATGAAAATAAATATTTGTTGTATCGTTAACTTCAAGGCATTCTACATAGTTTAAAGAATTTCCTGTATACACGAATTTATTTGCAGCGAAATTACCAGAATATTTTGCACTAGAATACCCTATATCAAAAGAATTAAATTTATCTCCTTGAGACGCCATAAAAGACGCACCATCAGCAGAAAAACAAACATGCAAGTATTTGTCGGTAGTCTGATTAACAGGGGTAGTGTAATAGAAATTAGAAGCGCCGCTTGATAACGAAACTTCATTAGCTTCGCTACTATAGCTATCAGAATTGTCGTTAACTTGCAAGATTTGTAATCCACCTGCGCCCAACATACCTATTTCTTCTCCGTCTGTAAAAGAAATTTCATCAGGTAAGACACTTACCTTATAGGAGTAAACATCGTCCTCGTCTGAATATTTAACTGTTGAATCAATAGTTAATCCCTTACCAAACAGTTTTGTAATATAGTTGGTTGTAATGGTAGAGGTTACTGTACCATCATCATCTTCGGTATAAGGTTCACTATAACTTCCAGTGCCTGTCAGTATTCCATCCTTTAGTGTTAAATCACCGATCTTGCCAGTCGTAGCGGTTATATCACCTGAAATAGTAGCACCATTAGCATATAATTTGCCATTATAGCCAACTCGGAAAGGAGCATCATTGGAACTACTACTTCCTGCCCAGAAAGCCTGATTTCCACCAAAACCACTCGCAGTAGAACCAGAACCAGTAATTAACCATTGATCAGTAATAGTGTATTTACCAATCTTACCTTTCGTAGCTGTAATCTCACCACTTAAGTTGGCATTCTTGGCAATCAAATTACCATTTAAATCCCAACTCAAATTAGGAGCTGTAAAGCTACCATCACTCATATTCAAAAATGACCCTTGTGTACCACCAGAAGAGATGTAGTTACGAGATTTAATGGCATCTGTTGCGATTTTGCCTGCCGTGATGGCATTAGCTACAATCTTGTCTGCTGTAATGGCATCTGTTGCGATTTTGTCTGCTGTAATAGAATTAGCCGCAATCTTATCAGCCGTGATAGAGCCAGTGTAAATCTTACCGCCATCAATCCATGTAGTATTAGTTGTCCAATTTGACACCAAACTAGCTTGTGGAAGATAGTCTTCAGGAGCAGGCGTCCAATCGGTGGCTTTGTTTCCTGCTTCAATCTTATATCTTCGTGTTTTGCATTCTATTGCAGTAACTCTTATATACTTTGTATTGCTTTTCAGTTCTATAATAACGCTACTTTTTTGCCTTGGATTATAATCAATAGTACTTATACAGTTTTTATCAGCGTCATACTCACAATATCTTCCTGAATTATTAGTGTTTGTAAAATCTTCATATAGAGTAATTGTTATATATTTATTTCCCGAAACATCTATCCAATCACTAGTTTGATCTCCACCGCCAGAATTAATAAAACTTCCTTTACCATCTGTAGTCAAATAGCCTTGTGTGATGTTTTTTTGAACTAATAAATTCCTGCCACCGACCTCTAAACCATCAACTTTACTCTGTGCTACTTTTCCAATCTCATTTTTGGCATCTATATTTAAACCACTAAAAGTAACTAACCCCTTGAAGTTAATCCTCTCAGCAACAAGGTCAGCAACACGATCAGTCAAAGTAAAATTACTAGAACTATCTCCGCCCTTAACAATCCATTCAAACTTCTTAGCGGTCTGATTAGCAATAGTCTCTACATTCACGATCTTCCCGTTAACGTCCTCAGGCGCTGGAGTCCAATCTGTGAATTTATTGCCTTTTTCAAGCTTAAAATTTCTTACATATAAATCAGATTGATAATTACCGTGGATTGCTAACCACATATGATTTTTAGTCAAACCTGTTGGGGTAGTTATTGTCACAGAAACTCTTTGCCAATCTTTAGTAATATTTACATTGGTATTCTTTTGTACAACATCCGATCCATACCAATTATTATCTGAGATGTGAATACTTACAAACGGAGCATGTGAATCACTCGTTCCTTTTATATCACAGCTAAAAGTTATTGTATCTCCACCATTAATTCCTAGTATTGTAAAATTATCAAAACTAAATGCAATTCCGTTATTTGCATCGCCTTCAGTTGGCGTTATGATATGAAATCCCTCGTTTGTATATTCTTTCGTATCACAGTTATTACATCCAAAATAATTATCACATACAAGTTTTTCGCCAATCATAGAAGAACGTTTCAGTAAATTCCTTCCGCCAATCTCAAGTCCATTAAAATCATCCTTAGTCACATAAGTTTGACCAACAGTCGTTTTAAATCCATTCATTGTCTGCTTAAAATCACTGTAGTCATTCTTAAAGTCAGTAAAATTCTTACCGTCCTCACCAATTACGCTCGTGACCTTACTGACTTTCGTACTAATACCCTTAATATTAGTCGTGTTTTCCACCAGCTGATTCGTAATATGTGACTGTCTAGCAACAGGAGTACCATAGTAACAATTCATGAGTTGACATTCTGAGATAGCAGAAATAGTAGTGCCTAATCCAATATATTCACCACCAGATTTTTCATTTAAAACTACCTCAAGACAATTCCAACCTTGGATAAAACTAAGCGTTAATGATTTCCCACTACCAGTATTACATGTATCATCTCCGCCAATTAATTTGCCATTTAAGTACAAATGTGCTCCATCGTCATGCTTAAATGTAATCGCAACACTTTTAGCAGCAGAGAACTTCACAAAAGTAAGAGCGTAGCCAATATAGTTATCTCCGTAAGCCCAGCTTTTCCCAAAATACGTATCATTAATCAACACACTCTGGCTAGGTGTAAGATTTGTATTCTTAGCAAATACATCCATTGTACTCTTGTCTTGATATTCACTTGCAAACAAACTCTTAGGATAAATCTCATATCTCCACTTATTCAGTCCTTCATTCGCTTTGCTAATATCTCCCTTGACCAATGTTAAATCTTGCTGATAAGTAGTCTTTTCCACTCTTTGCTCAATGGCTTGCTTGTTTTTATCTACCTTTAAACTCACGTCAGATATCTCTGATTTGGTAGATAAAATCGCTGTTTGGACATCTTCGGGAGCAGCTGACCATCCTGACGCAGATTGTCCTTTTTCTAGTTTAATGTCCCATAACCTAATTGTGTAAGAATTAGTACCATCTGAATACTGATTAACTCTAAGTTTATATTTAGTTGTTTTAGGGACAGTAAAAACAGCATATCCTTTTGACATATCCAAAAAAGTATTAGTGTCGTCACTTACAAGCCACAACCCCACCAATTTTTCTGATGGAGTATGTCCCCCCGTGTCATGTTTTGTTGCCCAATTACTATCAGTTTTTGCTTGTAAAGTATATTTTTGATTTACACTCAGATCAATAGAGGTAATGATTTTAGGATATGTTGACCAATCATCTGTTTTCAAACCAGTACGCTCCAGCGGATTTGATTCTCTATAAGAAGATGTGTTCAACAATAAATTCCTACCATCACCAATATCATTCACGTCATAAATTTTAGCAATACTACAAGTATCATAAAAGCTACTATCACTAGCCACAGCTCTGAAAGTAACCATAGTAACAGCATCACTGTATAAACTACTATCTTTGCTAACAGCCAACACATTATTACTGACCGTCAAACCTTTCTGTCCACTCACGACATCAGCGAAGCTAACTCCGCCATCAATACTGTATTGCCATTTACCAAAGTTGATTTCTCCTTGGATAGTAGGTTTGATTGTGATTGTGTTTGGTGCAAATGTTTTACCACCATCTGTGCTTTTGAAATATTGAGATGAAGGCGTGATAGAGAGGTTTTTTGCATTTTGACCCTTATCTCCATATACACCAATAACCTTAGGTGTGCTGATAGGTTCACTCGTGCCATCACTATATTTTGTCTGATAACAGTTCCATAAATACTTTTTATCAGCAGTTAGTTTTTGAGTTGTAATGTCTGTACTCCAACCAGAAGTAGAAGAAGTTACTCCAGAGGCTTGAGATGTTGCTAAGTAGTATTGAACTGTTTCTACAACGCCTTTTCCTTCGATATCTGATTGAGATGGACTCCAAGGAGTGTCGATATCTCCTTCAACTAGTTTGAGATTTTTGATGATAGAATAACCTACTTTACTTAAAGCATTTCTGCCTAGATATAGAATTTCGTTTGTAGGTGTTGTTTTTAAATCGTTCGTAGTTAAAACTACTGAGATGTGTTGCCACGTTTCATTCCCAATTATATTGTTTACAACGACAGTATTAGTGCAAAAATTACTTACATCTCCTTTACATATAGAGTGACTTATAGCTCCTGATCTGTTTGCTTTAATATCGTAACTTAATGTATATTTTGTAGATGGTTTCAGTTGTTTCAACATCTTAATATCTTTAAATGAAACATAAGACCAATTTGATGTAGATATAGCCTCAGTACAAATTAGTTTTACAGCATCGATATTATCTTCTGTAATAAAATCTTCAACAGAATATTTTCCGCCAGAAGACTCTGTTCCCCAATGTTTTTTACCACAATTTGTTTCACTTAACATATTCCAAGCAAAACTATTCCCATCATTACCCTGAACACCCTGAGGTCCCTGTTTTCCACAACTCCAAGAAAACTGTTTTTTAACAGTCTGTCCATCAAGTGTAATAGGGATCTCAATAACTCCTGTATCGGCACCAATAGTAGTGTCAGCACTCACACTAAATGTAACTCTTTTACTACTCTTACTGACAGTGATTCCACTGCCAGAAGTAATATTTCCAATCGTGTAATCAGTCCGTTCCTGACTACCACGAATAACAATAATGTCTGTATAGTAACTTTGTGCGGAAGTTACTTTTCTATTTGAATCTGTGGCGAATTGCTGTGCTTCATTTGTCAACATGACTGTGAAAGGTTCTGTCACGTTGACAAATGTACCTTCCGCCCAAGCAATAGTTTTACTCACGTATAATTTCCTCCTTTATTTAAACACAGAATCTTAAAAGCAATGGTATGTGTTTAAACACAGAGTCATTGCTTTTAAGATTCTGAAATTTCTATATCAAAACTTATTGTTCCTTGAATTACAGAACTATCTACAAAGATAGCTTTCCCTGTTGCATAAGGAGTTGTTGTATCAAGTGATTCTCCTTGTGCATTTTTTCTATACCACTTATATGTTAATGTTGCCTGATCACTAGATGGAGCGGCTGCCCATTTAGAACCATCGTATTTCATTAAAGTTACAGTTTTTGCAGACGTATTTACCGCATAATAAAAATCTCCGCTTGTAGGACTGCTAGGTGCTTTTGTTAAGAAATCAGTTGATTTAGGAGCATCAATTTCTACACCATTTCTTAACACCTGAATCCATGCTCCACCAGCTCCCTGTCCATTTTTAATTGTCATAGGGATAGAACTTCTTAATGTAGCTGTACATGGGTCTGTTTTATCCTGAACCACACTATATGCGTTATAAGTTTTTCCACCATAGACTGCGGAAACTCTAAAGGACGCAAATGAATCAACCATATCTGGCGTTACTGTCAATGTAGGTTGTGTTTTACCCTCAAGATTTGTATATCCCTTTCCTGTAAATTTTGCCCATTGATAACTCGAAGCAGTTACAGCGGTTGTTCCATTTTGTAATAAAGTTTGTAGGACAACATTATTGTTACCATTATAAATTAACCCATCTCCCTGAGGGTAAGCCTGTAACAATACAGCACTTGTACCATTTAGTGCCTGTACAGATTTAGACCATGAAAATTTAAAAGTTCTTGTTACTGAAGCAGCTGTAATTGTAATTGTAATTTCTCCTGAGTTGGCTGTACTAGATAGTACTGCGCCCTTTGCAACAGTTAGTACAATTGCCCCATCAGCAGAAGCCGTAGCTGCTGTATTTGTTTTTAGTGTTACTCCACTAGGTAATGTTCCAACAGTTGCTGTTCCTGCAACTCTGACTCCACCTTTATTACATTCAAATGGAATTGTAATATCTCTAGCTTCCTTAGATTTTCCACCTGTATCGCAAGGGATACTATCATGAAAGTTTCCTAAGTTTACTGCAACCGCATCCTTACCAGCTGCACCAGTTTCACCTTTATGACCATCAGGGACAACAGCAACAGTCTGACTATCTAAAAGTTGTGTTGTATTTCCAGATACATAAAGTTCTGCTTTAATGATTTTCACAGATGTTGAAGATGGAGTATATGTAATAGCAGTTTGATCAGATGAAGAAGTGTATTTTAGGTTATATTGTGTTCCATCTGTTGTTTCGTATACTTTAAATCTACCAGAATATGCTGCCGCAACCGTAGCATTTCCAACTCTTTTTGTTCCAGAGAACTTAACACTTGTTGGAACATAGACATCAGAAGCATTTAATTTCATAACCGCAACATCAGATGAAATTTCGAAGATTTGTGCATCTTTTCCATCGGCTCCAGATGTATCTTTATGTATATTGAATCGTCTTGTGATAGTAGCACATCCGGTTTTTGTTGCAATAAATTCAACGTATCCTGACATTACTGTTAAGCCTGTAACAGTATATTTGTGTGTGTCAGAATCAAAAGATCCTGTTACACCTGTACTAGGAGTAGCTGTGATATTCCAGTTTGCGGTATCGTCGTTACCACCTTTCCAGATAGCCATTGCAGAATCACATCCTGTGAAGGCACCTGTTTTTGGAGTGCCTGAAGAAGTACAAGAAACAGAAAATACATCATTAGTCATTTGACAAGTATAAGTATCGCTACCTGCGGCACCATCTCGCACATTTTGAATCTGATGAATATCAATTAGCCCGTCCATGTTTGTAACGAGTTTAATTGTTGCAACTTCATTGAAGAATACAGCATCAGTGTTTTTGACAGTTAATGTAGTGCTTGTCCCAGAGTTTGGATAAACCGCATAAGACCCATCTGCTTTTTTATATTGCCATTGTTTTAATGTACAATTTGTTAAGTTGGCTGTTAATGCAATAGAAGAAGCAGATACTAATTTTCCAGAACCATTATATTTAAATGAAGTTTCACCTGTAATAGAACATTCTGAAAGCTCCAATGCATTCTTATTAAGACTGAATGTGATCTGCTGTTGTGTTTCTGCTACAAGTTTTGTATCTGGATCTGTATAAGTAATTGTACAAATATACGATAAAAGCTCCACAGATCCAGCAACCATCATATTTTTACTTACATTTAACACACCAGAAGAAACAGTCTCGCCTGTTACCAAATTTGTAGCCGATCCAGAACCCACTCTACGTTGCCAAATGATTGACATTCCATTTGCGTTTGGTGCAACTCTTTCATTGTCCACAAGAATTACTGGTGTGATAGTTAATTTATTTGTTCCCCAGTCTGGTGCATAGTTCTGAGCTTGGTTCGGATCGTATTGTATTGTCAATGGCTGATTATAATTTAAATAAGCCTGAATCTGCTTTCCATCTGTTAAATCGACAAAGGTACCCTCTGTCCATGCTAGTATTTTTCCCATATAGGTTATTTCCTCCTTTAATTAATTTGTTGATGCGACAGTTTCTCCATCAACCACAAAAAGTAGCTTAATAGCTGCTCCAAAATATATATCGTCTCTAGTTATGGTTATTTGTTTTTTTCCTTTATGAGCTTCATTCCAATAAGAATCTCCACTCGTATCTCTCGATTCTCTTTTCCATGCAAAATGAGATTCATCCCATTCGTCTGTAACATCTTGTCCATCTTTAGTTAAATGAGCAGTTGCTACTGTTTCATTAATTCCTCTACCAAGTGTTCTGCCAGCAGAAGTGGTCATGAAGATTTCATATCCCATTTCATCCATCTTAGTATCCCAGTCATCCAATGTGCTATTTACACTTTCCTTAAATGTCGTATACTCAACTCCCCACAAACCGCCTTTGCCATCATAAATCTGTGTAATATCAACTCCGCCTTGTGCGTTCGCTTCAACGATAGGGAAGTTTAGCTTATCCTTAGATATAGATTTATCTCCAAGCATATTATTTACAATCAATCCATCAGCAATCGCATCCTTAGTAATTCCTTGACTTGTCATGATCGTTGCACCTTTATCGTCCTTGATAATAATGCTAGGATTCTTGTTTGTATCATAACCAATCTGGATTCCAACATTACCTTCCGTATCTAAGAATTGCATGGCAGAACCGTTCATAATAAAGTTTCCGTTCTCGGATAAGATACGCATTGTATCAGAGATTGTAATATCACCTGCGGCTAAGTCACCGATCGTCATTTTCCCTGCGATACCATTGATGATCCACGCAGAATCAAACTTAGCATTTGCTGAGGAAAGGTTGAATACGATACCTGTTTCTGTTGAAGAAGTGCCAATGATTGCAGAGTTAATATTGGCAACGTCTGTGTTTAACTTTTTAATATCAGCCGAATTAGCAGCAATATATTCTGAGTTAATATATTTGCTAAACAACTCATTAAACTCAGCTTTGTTACCTGTGATGTTCCCGACATTAATTACTTTATAATTCAGATAATCTCCAAACAGTTTATTAATTGTTCCTTGATCGCTTAATACATTTTGTACACTATTGTTCACTGCATTTCCAAACAAAGAACTGTTCGTCATTCTCTGAAGCATGTTAGTCATATACTCAACAGAATCTTTAGAGTCGCCCGTTCCGACAGAAATACTATTTTTCTGAGAAGCAGCAGTATCGTCAAATAGATAAGAGAAATCATCCCTACCTGTTAGACTCGTGATCATGTTAGTATACGTCACACTAATTTCCGAACTTTTTGTGCAAGGATTGTATGCAATTGTCAATAATCTCAATTTAACTGCATAATCATCACGCACACCAACTCGAATAAAGTTACCGACCGTAAACTGATTATGCCAACCTTGTTTATTATCTGAATTTACGTCTGCATATTCATTTAATGAAAGAATGTTATCGAGAGAAGTTTCAATCTGATATTGTGGTTGAGAAGTTTCAGAGATACGTTTTAATCCATCTTGATATAATTCTTCGCAATGCTCGTAAGATGTTACTGCGTCATCAAGAGAAGTAGTAAAGATATTATTGTTTGTATAATCTCCCATACGAACAATATTCATGACAGCGGTATATTCTTTATCTGTCAATCCAAATTGCGGATCATTAAGTTCAGAATGAGTATTCATATCTGTCATTACATCGTCATATGGTTTCTTCTGAGTTTCAAGTTCATCGACCTGTGCATTTAACTCTTTTAATTTATATAGAAGTGAACCTTCTGCGTTTTCATCGCCAAGCCAATTTTTGTACTTAATAAAATTCTTATGGAATACATTATAGGTTTTTTCATCCTTTACACCAGCTTTGCTAATCTCTTCATCAGTAAGGTCTTTCCATTCTTTTTGATATGCAGCAAGAATATCTAAAATCTGTTTTTTGTATTCGTCACGTTTGCCTTCAAGTTCTTTGATTCCATATAAATCCCAGTTTGATTCAAATTCATCATTATAATCAATCTTCTTATCATCTGCTAAATGCAAATTTTGAATTGCCACCTTGATATTCGGGATAATATAATCTCTTAATTCTTGATATGTATAATATCCTTTATTGCTTTCTTTTAACAAAGCAAGATATTTCTCGTGATCAACTTCGCCAGAAGAAGTAATCCAAGGTTTATAGACACGATTCTGAATATCGTCTGGCTTATCCCATTTGGTATAATTTCCGTTTGAATCTTTCTCATGATCATCTCTTGTATCAACACTGACTTGGATTGTAGTAAGCATCTGCTCATACATTTTTAGAGTTTTTTCAAGAGTTTCTTGATCCATTGTTTTATATTGAGCAATCTGAATACCATCATTTGGTACACGATAGTAAATTTCATCTATCTTTGCCTGATATTCCGCAGACTTCTTTCCGTTCTCAATATATTTAGCGTGGTTATCAATTTGCCACTTTTGCCATATTTTGATCTTATCAATAGTTTCTTGAGGAAAGTAGTTTGTAGTCAAATAGTAGTCAAGATTATAGATATAACTTCGACCATAATTGACTCTCGTAATATCTAACTCTTCATCGCCTTGAATGGTCAGAGCATTATACATTGTATCTGCCTGTGGAGTCATTTTAAGCATATTAAGTGCGTTACGCCATCCAATGAAGATATTCGTGTCTTTTCCTATGTTTTCTTTGGCATACGCACTTACCGTTCTATTGATTGTATCGAAATAAAATACGCATTTTACAACATTAGCTACAGTCGTGTTAAGGAATGCGTAAGCATTGGTATTATCTGCCTCAAACGAATATTTTTCATTCTTTATTGTAGGATCAATATAACCAACACTCCATCCTGGAACTCTGTCTAATACCAAATGCATCAATGATAATTCATGGTTTCTGTCGTTGCAAAACGTGATGTATTCTTTCGCATAACCCATATCGTCTACGTTATTTGTAGCCAACATTTCCATAGAGTCTTTTGTACCTTTGTTGAAAGATAAACCTTTCATATCCTTATCTTCAAAGGTTTTCTCATCAGAATACGCTTCACATGCTTTGTACTCATATCTACCATTATCATTTTGCAGAGAAGGTTCTTGAAGTTGAAAATAATCAAGTCCTTCAAGATAAATTGTCATATGATCTTTTAGCTTCTCATAGCCAGCAGATTCAACGTATTCGCCATCAATATCTATATACCTGTCTACATTAAATGTAAGACGATTGAAATCCTTTAATTGCTGTTCGTATTCAACGCTCTTAATTTGTACTCCATTTAAGGCGCAAATAACAGTTCTATCAGGACGACATAAATCAATTTTTGCATTGTGTTTAATCATAACAGATCACCGATCCGTTTCTGTGGCACATCGAACTCGATTTTATAAGTACACGCACCTGTAATGTTTATAACATTATATCCATCATGCAGTTTAAGCCACGAAATATTTCCAACATCAGCCCATCCAATGTCTTCAAAATTAGTCAACCCTGTTACAGTTCCATCTGTTACCATACAATGTTTACAATCAATACATACTGGTAAAGCAGGTTTACACAGTACTGACATAGAGTTTTCATCACGAACCTCGATTGTTACTGTTTGACTTGTCTTAGAAGTGATCGTTACCTTTGGATAAATCTCATACTCCACATCGTCGCTATCTACAAAGATGTTTGTTGAGAATTTATTACTTGTTGCGACTTCGCCAGAAATCTCATAGTGTTTCCATATAAAAGGGGTATCACAAACGAAACTGCATTGAACTGCATCAAGTTGCCCAAGTTTGCATGTGATCATTTTCCATCCGATATTCTGAAAGATTCCTTTGTAAATAACAGTCTCTTTATCATCTGCAATTCCCGTCAATGGTTTTACAAGAGTAGGAGAAGTCAACCATTTATTGATTTTTCTTTGCTCTGAATTTGTGAACCCATGCCCATTTTCTTTTACAAGGTAAAATTCATATGTGCTCTCATCAGAATACATTGCACCATAATGATTTGTCTCCTGACGTAACATTGTTTTTTCACCTTTAACAATCTCTCGTGAAAATCCTGTGATGTCATTTGTCACATCAAACTGTACGACCATTAGAGGCGTATCTAAGATTGTTTTTGTAGATTGTCCGTTATATTCAAATGACAACATATATGTGGTCTCCTTTCTGTATAAAATTTTGCATAAAAATAACAGGCAAGAGTGCGTATTTCTACGCACCACTCAACCTGTTTCTTCCTTATTATATAAGGTTTTAAACTGGACGTTTACGACCAACGATTTTAGCCATGTCACGAGTAACTTTCTGAGAAGTATATTTATAGGATTCATTAACGATTCTTTGAAGCTCTTCTTCAGATACTCCAGAAGGAACATTAATTGCACCAATAGCTTCGCCAAAGTTGACATTAATTTCCGTTGTTCCAATTCCATCCATAGTCATTCCGTTCAGTGTATGTCCATTTGCTAAGGCATTTAATACCTTATCTTGTCTTATTTTGTTTGCCAAATTAACAACATCAACAGTGGCAACTTCCTCACCAACTGCGAGAGAAGCGAGACCATCATCTCCGTTCTTATGCACAGATTTAACTAATCCACCTTGAGCATAACCTGTCACTTTACTGTCTGTCAGTCCAAGATCACTTGGCTTAACGCCATAATGTCCTAAGATAGTAGTAATCGTACTATCAATTTTTGTACCCTCTGAACTGATTGTTCCAGATAAAGATGTGAATGTTTTTTCAATCTTATCAACAGAAGAAGATAACTCTTTACAGTATTTCTCATAATCGTCATTCAGCTGTGTACTTAACTTATCAAGTCCGTCAATCTGAAGATTATAAATATGATCTTTTACTGTATCATCAAGTGCATCTTGTTTCTCTTGGAGTTCTGCTTCAAGGCGTGCTTTCTTCGCACGGCTGGCTGCATCGCTCACCCCATTAAGTGCATTTATCTGTGATCTTAGTATCTGAATATCTTTGTTAGAGGATTTCAATTGCTTGTCATATGTATAATAGTCATTAGATTTTTTTATAGCTTCAGAATATGCTGAAATAGTCTTGTTAATCGCATCCAATTTCTGTTTTGCGTTATTCTTCAGAATAGTTGTCACACTATCTTCGGCAGACTTAATACTCTTAACAGCATCTGCAATGTCTTGATCGCTCTTTTGAATTGCGTCAGCCCATTCTGTGTCAGAATATTCATCACGATGTTCAGCCATTTTAGCACGTTCTTGCATCAATTGATTCAATTCTTCTTTTTCAGATTTGACATTAGCAATATTTGTTGCAATAGCAGCAGTACCATAATCAGTCAGATTTCCGTCATCATCAAACATTGCATCTTCATCGATCAAAGAAGATATTGTTGTAAGTGAATTTTGTAAATTCTGAGCCGCTTTGATAGCACGTTCAAAGCCACGATAATAAATATCGTCACGCATACTATTTTTAAGTTCTTCATTTGTGGTACGGAGATCATTGGCGCTGCTCGTACAAGCATCAATTTCTCCTTGCATCTGCATCCACTCTTGAGAACCTTTCTTGATATCACCAGCTTTTACTTTCTCATCAAGATTTAATTGCATTGTCTTAGCAGACTCTTCATATAACTGAGCCTGTTTTTCATTAGAATCAATCTGCTTCTGATAATCCTCAGTAATCAAATCTTCTCCTTTAACCTGTTTTAACTTAGCAGCAGAAGAAGCGTTGTTTCCTTGGGTTGATTCATAATTTTGTTTGGCATCATAATATGCTTTAATATTAGCCTGAGACTGCATTGCTGCATTAACTTTTTCTTGTGCCAATTCAGCAGCCGCTTGTTTAGCGTTGTTATCGGCAGTTGTCAATGCATTTTGTGCATCACGTTCTTTAATAGAAGCAGATGTCACTTTCTTTGATGCGGCAACTTCAGCCTTTTTAGCCTTATTCTTTGCCCCAACAGCTTTATTGTAGTCTTTAAGTTGTCGTAATAATTTCTTATTATTAATACCTTTTGTACTAACTTTTTTGCCAGATTTAATCTGTTTCTTTTGAGTACCTGTTAGCTTTTTAGCAGATTTCCTTGATAAGATCTTCTTACCTTTTTTCTTTACAGTATTTGACTTATCTTTTGTCTTTTTTTGAGCTTTTGTTTTAGCAGATTTAGCACTATTGAGTTCTTTCTGATATTTATCATGATTTTTTTGAGCAGTTTTCTGGGCTTCTCTCTGATTTTTATAATCAGCTTCTTTGAGCTCTACCTGCTTTTTCAAAATATCATTCTGGTAAGAGTATGCTGGAAGATCGGCTTTTGCAACAGTCACCGCCTCATTTTGCAATGCCTGGGCAGCTTTATATTCTGATTTAGCTTTATTAAGATTAGATTGTGCGGTCTTCAGATTCTTAGAAGTTTTATTCTTCGTACTCTGTTTTGACTTTACATTTTTATCTGCTTTCTTTTTAGCATCGACTGAAGCATTATACTGTTGTGCTTTTTTCTTAGTCTTTCCTTTAAGACCTTTTGTTGAAATTTTCTGACCTTTAGAAATTTTAGAATTTAAAGATTTCTTCTTAGACCGAGATAATCCCTTCTGAGATTTAATTGCTTTCTTTGCAGATTTAGCCTTGCTAGTCTTAGTCTTTTTAGCTTTCGTCTGCGTAGATTTAGCTTTTTTCAGATTTTTATTCGCAGCATCGTCTGACCTCTTTGCCTTGTCACGAGTAGAAGTTTTACTCTTGACATTTTTCTCATTTGCCTCAATCTCATCACCATATACACCTCTTAAAGCATTTACACCAGATCCACCAGTTGAAGCAGCAGAACCACGAGCATTGTAGTAATTGTAAATGTTTGCACGATTATCAATTGCTTTTTGTGCTTTTTCAATTGGCATATTTAACCATTGATTAAATAACTCACGTTGAGTATTCTTGAGCTGTTGAGCAGCCTGAGTGCATGACAGATACTTCTCATATAATTCTTGATAGTGCTCTACAGCAGAGCGCATATTATCATTTGAGATAGTATTAATATTTATGCTACCACTACGAACTCTAGCGAAGTATTTCTTTAACTTTGCTTGATTCTTTTTCTTTGATGTACTTTTAGTTTTAGGAGCTTTCTTGATTGCTTTACTAGCAAAAGAACTGGCTTCAGATTTATATTTAGATGCAGCCTTTTTGTTTGTAGAGATTTCTGTGCCAACAGATTTATATTGATTCCATAACGCTTTGGTTTTTGTATCGGACTTCACATAATCATTGATCATATTAGCAAACTTTTCTGTAGCAGCAGAAGCACGATCTAATTTAATTGCAATGAAGTCGAATTGTTTACCAACAGAATCAATAAGTTTTGCTAATGCTAATTTCTTTTTAGTATTCTTGTTGGTTGCCTTAGTGTTTTTCTTCTTGGAAGAAGTGTTCTTGTCAGTTGCTTTTGTATTGCGCTTTGTGGAAGATGTATGTTTCTTGGTAGAAGAACTTCTTGATTTCTTGGCAATTCCTCCACGCCATCCACCAGAAGCTGTCGCAGACTGACCAGAAGAAAGAGCCTTGAAAGATGTTCCATGAGCAAAAGCAGACATTCCACCTTGTACTTTTGCACGAGTAGAAGTATGTCCATTTGCTAACAAATCGGCTGTCTGTTGATGATTAAAGACAATATCTCCAGAATGGATATCTGCAAATTCGGGACCCGTTGTGCCAAGTAAAAACATTCTTTGTGAATTCTTGGGAATAATAGCTTCTACACCCAATTCTCCAACAAGTGTTTTTCCTGAAGTTTTGGCACCAATATTTCCGCCTGCGAGTGCATTTGCTGTGCCTCTCGCATAAGCAGTTGACCATGCCATTGTTCCACGAGCAAATGTACCATAGGCTTTACTTGGTTTTCCACTTTGACTATAATTTACAGATACATTAACAGATTTATCATGTAAGCCATTGATCGCTGATTTTGCAGCTTCAACGGCAGGTAATCCACTTGTACTGATAGTAACTTTTGGAGTCGGATGCATCTTACCTAATGCATTCAGTTTTCCTTTAATGCTACTAATTTTATGTGAAGCACTGTCTTTTACTTTGGCTGTAATTGTCTTGTTTTTCAGTTTCTTTAAAGCACTGGCAATCTTTTTAATGACAGAAGACGCATTTCCTTTTGCTTTGATAGAAATGCTCTTAGATTTTAATTTCTTAAGAGATTTAGAAATAGAAGAAATTGTTTTCTTTGCATTTCCTTTAACCTTAATAGAAATGCTTTTGGATTTCATGCTAGATAAAGATTTCTTGATAGAATTAATTGCCTTTTTAGCATTTCCTTTAACATTTACTTTAACATCTGACTTAGATGACTGCTTTTTACTAGCATTTTGACTAGCAGAAGCAGAAGACTTTGAACCACCAAATAATCCTTTTATCCCGCTTCCAATACTTCCAAGAATACTTTTGGCACCACTTAAAGCAGAAGAACCAATGTTCTTTGCACCAGAGACAACATCTCCACCAAACTTTTTAGCACTTGACACGGCTTTATTATATTTAGTGTTATCTGTTTGCCAACTTTGAGTTCCTTGAACTTTTGGTTTCTGATATGAAACAGAAGGCTGTTTCGTCTGTGCGTTTTTGAATAGTCCATTTAGATTAGAAGGAATACTCTTAAACCATGATTTTACAGATTCATACTTTTTATCTGTATCACCAGTCTTTTTACCAGAACCTTCGGCAGGTTTCTTATAATCACCTTTGGTTTCTTTGGTTTGACTACCCTTAATCCAATTATTAAATTTGTCTAACAGAGAAGGAGATTTATTTCCTTTTTCAGATGATTCAGGCTTTTCTTGTTTCTTAGGCTTTTCACTCTTAGTAGAAGAATCATCTTTTGTCTTTTTTGTAGAGCTTTCAGATTTTTCATCTTTCTTAGGTGCTTTTCCATCAGCCCAAGTAACTTTGATTTCACTACCTTTATGATTCTTATTGTAGGAATCAATAATGGTTTGGATATCTTTTTTGTTGTCTTTTCCTGCTGTGACATTACCATCTTTGTCGACAGTTGCACCATTACGTTTTAACTCTTTGTTTACTTCGTTACGATTTTTAAACTGAGTTTTAACATAATATTTTTCGTCAGTCGCACCTTTACCAATTAAATCATTACGATCTTGGACAGTCTTCTGATAAGCGTCCATATCTTTAGCAGAACCAGATTCTTTCGCTTTTGTTAATGCATTTTGGACTTTTTTATCAGCCTTATCTCGTTCAGTTTTATATTTTTGATTAGTCTTTAACCAATCTTCTTTTAAAGTAGCTTTTTGGGCTTTTTCGGCTTTAGTAGTTGCGCTTGATCCATCATCAAAAATTTCTTGACGAGCCTTTTTTGCTTCACTAGATTTAGCCCAACTGTCACCATTATCTTTAAGTTTCTGCTTGTAATCATCAACAGCATTGGTAAGTTTTGTTGTGGCTTCGGCAGCATTAACTTTAATAGTAAGAGTCTTCTCCCAATTATCAGGTAATTTTTCACCTTCTTTTCGGAACTCTTCAAGTTTCTGCTTATAATTCTCAATTTCTTTACCTTGAGAATCGCCCAATGATCCACCGTTTTTCTCCCAAATCTGTGACCATTCATTCAGTTTTGTGCTTGCATCATCCCATTGTTCTGTTAAAGAAGAATAATCTACTTTCCAACCATATGTTTTTAGGTTATCTAACATAGACTCAAATGGAACAAGCCCCATACCCATTTTCTTGGCGGCTTTGGCTGTATTATCAATATTGACTTTATAATCACCAGTCTTTTTGTCTAATGTTGCCATAGCTTCACCAGAAGCATTAGTCATGTTCTGTAACTGACTAACAAACGCTTTAGGACCTGAATCATCAGAAGTAAAATACTTCATGATATGATCATAGTTTTCCTTAAAGTTCTTATCATCCGTCTTTCCAGTAGGAGAGATAAGACCTGCCATTTGCTTGAATTGGTCGGTTCCGACTTTACCTTTATCCAATTCGTCTTTAGCACTCTTTAATCCAGATACAAAAGTATTGTAATTAGCATCATCGTCAGCAGATTTTGTAGCTTGAGTGTATGAATCAAGAGTATAAGATAATCCACTGTCTTTGTATTTTGCAACATTGTCAAGACGTTGTTTTAACTGATCGAGAGAACCTGTGAAAATTTCATTCTTATCAGTAATTAAGTCATAGGCTTCAGATAATTGGTCAAGACTAAGATTTTCAAAATATCCTTTACCAAAGATTTTATCAAAGTCTACAGAAGAGTTGAGTTTTTCACCTAATTTGGCGTAGTCTCCACCCTGTTTAATCATGTAATCCTTAATTTTTTGTAAAGATTCAGCTTCTTCAGTATATCCGTTTTCATTGTTTTTATGGAAATCTTCTGTCTTTTTATTTGCTTCATCTACAGAATTTGCCACACCTTCAATGACATTTTTTACCTTCTGTCCGTCAATTTCCAGACCTTTAGAATCAAGTTTTAGTAACTCTTCTTTACTTGATGCTTTTGATGTGATTTGTGTAATATATTCCTGCATCGTTTTCTCATCAAGTTTCTTTCCAGAACTTGCCAACACAGGAGTGTACATAATTTCTTTACCTTCAAATTTACTTCCATCAGCACCAGCCATAGAAGAAGAAAGTAATGTACTATATGATTTGTCTTTGTTTAATAATACTGGTCTACCATTAAGATCTACATTGCCTTGTTTAGATGATCCACTGGATAATCTATTAGCATGTTGTTTCCTATATGTAGAAACCATATCGCTCAAAGTATCTTTTTTAATAAGATCTATTAAGCCTTTTTGGTTTTTGGTAATATCAGAAGAGAAACTATTATTTAGTTTCTTAATCATCTTTTGTACATTCTGTCCATCAGATGTCACTACGTCACTGCCAGACAAACTTACTCCTAATGCTCCAGACAATTCTTTGTTAGACATTCCTGTTTTTTGCTTAAGTGTTTTAAACTGTTTATTTATTGAGTTTTGCCAATCTGTAGCGTTTTTAGACGTATCACTCTTTAAATCTGTAAAATTCTTATAAGCATCTTTAAAAGAACTATCAGTTGCCAGTTTACTTGTAAAACTACGAACTTTCTGTTCTTGTTCCTCAAGATATTTTGTTGCACCTTCACCAGACATCTTATCAGAACTTAGATCCATATTACTTACATAATTCTTGGCAAATTCCTGTGATGTCTTATCCAATGTTGCAAATCCCTGTGACGCTTCAAGTGTGTTCTCAAGGGTAGTAGACTTAAACTCTTTGAGCTGATCTTGAACTTCTTTCAGATTGCTCTTTGTTGCTTCAACATATTTGCTCATAGTGTTGTCTTTAACACCGAGTCCACCACTTTCAAAGTTTGCATTGTTTAATAATGTAGATAACTGTTGATCTGTTAAGTTATCAAGGTCTGCATTTTTACCAAGAATACTCTTAGCTTCTTTCTTATAAGCTTTTGTGTTCTTGATCATGCTAATCAGGTTAGACTTATTAGAGTTTAATCCATCACTTTGAATAGATTTCTTACTTGCAAATATGCTGTGAATAGCACCAGAATCTTTTGTACCGAGCAATAATTGTCCACCTAAATTTGCTGCCGCCTGTACACCGTTTCCAATAACAGCACCAATAGCTGTACCTGCACCAGGAGCAATCAGTGTACCAATTGCGCCACCAATTAAAGCTCCGCCAATACCAACACCTTTCTTTCCGCCAGTCAGTAGTCGTCCGACATTACCAGCAAGGCTTCTGTCTCCAACTCGATTACCTTCAGTGGTTTTATTCATATTTAGTGCGGCAGCTTTGTTCTGGATAGCTAAATTCTTTTTGCTTGCAATTGCCTGTTTATTTTTCTGAATTTGACGTTCATATTTCTTAATAGATTTGTCAATTGCAGAGTTGTTATCAATAATAGCATTTCCTTCGCTATCCATTGATTTAACAAGATCTTTATTTGTCTTAACAAGTTGTTTCTTTAATTCAAGATAACGACTGTAATCAGATTCAGACAGTCCTACATTTTGATTAGTTGTATTATCAACACCTTTGGCAAGTCTATTGAATTCTGCCTTGATGTTATTTACTGAGTCGAGTTTAGATTGACTCTTATTGATTTTTTTGTTGTATTTGTCGAGGTTCTTTGTGCCAGCGTTTAATGCTTTGCTACGAATATTGTTAGCTAATGCATTGACACCAGCGGCAGCAGCAGTACCAGCAGCAAGTAATACGGCAGGAAGATTAGCTACCATAGTTTCTTTTAAACCAGTGCCTATATTACTAAGTGATGTCTTTAATTCTCCAAGCTTGGCTTTTGTTTTTGTTATACCATTTGAGAATTTGGTATGAACTTTTTCAACCCCACCTCCAACATGCGTCTTAAACTTGCTCGCAAAACTTGTTGTTGATTTTTCTGCTTTTTCAAGATTAGCATTGTTATTAAATCGTTTCATTGCTTCAGTAGCAGAGTCAGCAGAATTATTTATTGATTCAAAAGAAGCAGAGATGTCGTGTTTCCGTAATGCTTCAGATACTTCATTTCCTTTATTTTCAAAGGATGATTCTGGCTGATTAACAGCCAAAGTCATTGCATCGTTAATCACTGCTGGATTTAATTTGGATCTTTGCATTTTATTGATTTGTTCATCAATGGACAATCCATCTTTATTTTTTGCAATTTCCGTAACCAATCCGCCAAACAGATCATTTTTCATATTCCTTTGATCTGAAGATAAATTATTTAAATCCTTAATATCTTTAATGGCACTACCTATTTTTTCAAATGACAAAAGCGTTAGGCATGGCATTTTATATATAAGTTGCGTTCATATATATAAAATGGTACAATTAAAAATATAAATAAGTTAATGCGGAGGTAATAAAAAATGTCGTTAATTAAATGTCCCGAATGTGGACAAGATGTATCAGACAAAGCCGAAAATTGTATTCATTGCGGATATCCTATTAAACAATATCTCGAATCTAACAAAATCCAAAATTTAAAAGAAAATCAAGTATGTCATATCAATCATAATCCCGTTGATTTCTCTGACATCACGCCATATCTTAAAGAGTCTTGTGATACTGACATAATGATCAAAATTCTGTTAAAACTCAGAGATATGGAGCAACGAATCGGCTTGCTAGATGAACTTGAGCTGACAAAATATATTATGACGCAACATGTTATTCCTAAAGAATATACGGCAGACACTTACGATCAATTTCTTGAAAAACTAGCAAATAAATTACAAAATAATACTCACTGTTTAATTCATAAAACAACCACATATGACTTATCTCCTGTAAAAGAATATCTCAAAACACATAGCGGATGTAACTTTAAACTTATGGGAATGATCAAGAAAATTCCAGAGTTAACAAAAAGAGATGCTACATATTTAATAGATTTTATTAATAAAAATCATATTATTCCAATATGTTATCCCGAAAAATACGATGATGTTGTTATAGAAGAATATGTTAAAGAGATTGATCAATATTGGATACAAAAACATAATCCATGTCAAGCGATAGACCCTCAAATTCAGATGTCAACCAACAAACCTTCATGCCCTAACTGCGGCTCAACAAATATCAAAAAGATAACTGCTAGTTCCCGTATTGTTAGCGGATTAGTGCTAGGAATATTGAGTTCAAACATTGGGAAAACATATCAATGCAATAATTGCAAGTACAAATGGTAGATAACAAAGGAGAGTTATAAAATGGCTATAATTAAATGTCCTGAATGTAACAATGAGATTTTTGACAAAACCATAACATGCCCTTATTGTGGATTCTCGGTTGAAAAATACTATGAAAATTTAAAAATGCAACAAAATAATACACATTGTAGTTTTCGAGGCAATGTGGTTGATTTTTCGGACATTGTTCCAAGATTTAAAGATAAATATTCTTTCGATGTATTTAATGATTTATGTGCAAAATTTGAAGAATATAAAATTGATATTGCTTATGGGAGTATAATGAGTTTTGTAATAGCAGTTATGACAACTCATATAATACCAGAAAAATATGATAATTATGACACACAGACTGATTTTGAAAAATTTAGAAATGCACGATTAAGAAAAAACACTAAATGCGTTATTAAACATAATGATGTGCCCTATGATTTTTACCATGTAAAACGAATACTAAAAGAACACTATCATTGTACAAAAGAAGTAATTGACTATATCAAACAAATTCCAGAGCTTTCAGAAGAGGAACGAAGACAATTTATAAATGAATTAAATTATTTTAATCTGATTCCATTTACTTTCCCGTACGATGAGAAGAAAGTCATGCAAGTAGATGCAATAAATCGTATTACAAATTATTGGGGAAGAGATACAGAAAGTAAACCTCATCCAAAATACCAAACACCTTCTTGCAAAGTTTCTTGCCCTAATTGCGGTGGAAATAATATTAATAAAATCAAACCAACTTTATATTCTCCCACATTGTGTAATGTTGGATTGTTACGAAATAGTTTTATGAAAATACGACAATGCAATAATTGTGGATATAAATGGTAAGAAAGAGAGGACTATCAATCCTCTCTCTTTAACACGGTTACAATATCTTCAAAGCCGTTATTATATACTTCAAGATAATCAATATCACTAATCTTCAAAACGATATTCGCATTTTCCTGCCCTTCAGCTCCTGCATAAGTAGCCAGCACACTACCGTTTTGCGAAAATTTTGTGAAAGCATTTAACACAATATATTGTTTGTCTTTTCCTTCATCTGTTAACCGTAAGTTGCCCATAAAGAAATAATCTTTATCTTTTAGACGAGCAATTACACAGCTACCATTTGTGTAATCAAACACATCGTCAAGAACATTGTTGTTTGTTGTGATGTGAAATTGATCAGCGATCCAGTTCTTAACATTGTCATTAGATAACACAAGAGATAATAATAATGCTACTATAATACATAAAAGAATAGAAATTCCATTATTGATCCAAGATGTATCTTTTAAATGTTTTAAGATATTTAATCGTAATAATGCGATTGTTGCTAACGACACATAACTAATAATGCAGCTTCCAACATTAAATGCAAATCCTGAAAGTTTTTTAGAAATTGTTAACTGAAATACAAACAAGAAACATGCGCCTGGTATGTAATATTGTAATATATTTGGCACAGCTTCAATTATTAAACTAAGTTCTTTGATAAATTATCACTCCTTTGACTTATTATTATTCTGAGTTTGTTGGTGTTGAATAATTTTATCCAACATTCGTTCTTGGTTTGTCATGCTATTTATTTGCTGACTATTTGTTTCAATAATATGTACATTTCCGTCTTTGTCTGTTACTTGTCTACTCATAATTATACTCTCCTTTGTATATATAAATTAATAGTTATAATTTATTATACAACAGAAGTTATTAAAATGAAAGAAGACGATAATTAGATTGTAAAAGATTAGCATGACTAGGAAAGCGGTTGGATTCCTTGCAGTTGGTTTCTTGAGTTCAAGTGTGAGAAACACTTACAGATGTAAGAATTGCGGATATAAGTGGTAGGGTAGAAGAGAGGACTAAATCCCTTTTTGGACACGCAGTTTTTTTAATTCATTTTCACTTAAGCTATCTTGGTAATCTTCGTCAGACATTCCATAATAGGTTGCACTATATTGCGCAATGTCAAAAAGGTTTGAAACATCATTGTCAAGTGTTAGCTCAAATTTTCTGACGTGTTCTAATGGTTTTCCGTCAATTTCAATAATATATGGCATATTAGTAGAAGAAGGGCGACAACTTTCTTTAAACCCTTCGTCCGAAGTTCTTTGTCTAATAGTTATAGTTTTCATTTAATCACCTACTTTCTGAAAGGAGTATAAATTTATGAAGTTAAATCACGATTGTATAAGAGATATACTCTTATATGTAGAAAAACATTGTATTTACGAGGAAAACGATAGAGGATATACCAGCATGCATTTAGTTACAGATAACGAATTGTATGATGCTCCAGAGTTATCTTCTAAATATGACGAAGATACAATCACATATACAGTTGTGCAGTTATTCCTAGATAACATGATTATTGGCACACATAGAGAACGTGGAACAATTTTTCATATGGCTGACTGCAATATTGAAGCATTGTCTCCGAGAGGACACGAATTTTTAGACAATATCAAAGATGATACAGTCTGGAAGAAAGCCAAGAAATTTGTTGGAGAGCATCTTACAAGTACATCATTTTCGATTATAGCCAATGTCGCAAGCAAACTAGCAATAGAAGCGCTAGCAAGTGGAGCAACACCTAAATAATTTTGTACATAACAAAAGAGAGTGCAAATAACACTCTCTTTTTACTTATATGTAATTATTCAAGATTATCTATAATTTCCAAAATATCAACATCGAGCAAATTGAAAAATTCCATAAATTCATTGAATACATCTTGATTCATTTGTCCAATTACTTTATATGAAATTTTATTCTTATCAAAATAATATAACTGTTCGGCTTTAACATATCCATCTTTGTCATTATGCGGATTTGTTTCAGTATCATCATGTGATATTGGAAAATTACCAGGATATGATAGCTTATGCTTTTTATGGTCTTCGTTTTTAAAGGACGATAATACGTTACAAATCAAATCATAAGAATATCCTTGAATTTCTCCGCCATCGTCGTCTACAACAACAAAAGAATGTTTGTTTATTTGCTTACCATTGTGTTTATACTTGTCTACTAAAATAATATCTCCAACACAGCACATTATAATATTTACCTACCTATTGTTACTTTTTTTCTTCCGTTAATTACATCGTCAGACCATTTGATAGGAACAATATCTTTCAGTGCTTCATTACTAGATATAATACGACGTTTTTTATTTTGCAATATATTCCTATCTAGTTTTTTATAACCTTCTTTCATATTAATCCCTCCTTTTCTATCTTTTGATGCCTATAAATTATTAGTTTCTATATACATTATAGTAGAAAAATAGTAGGAAATCAATAGAATAGCATTTATTATTTCTATTTGATTAATATTTCTATTTATGCAACAAATCAGCTTTCCACGACTAATTATTGACAAAATAACATTTCTGTAGTAATATGACAATATCTCATATAACTTATTTTTCGTCAAGTTATATGGTTAAGTTTACAAGAAATGCAACGAGTTATCTTCCAAGTTCGTCATTGCATTTCCAAAGGATTTACAGTCTATTAGTTACCGCAAGTTATTTCTGATAGACTGTTTTTTTGTTATGGATATTTATTCCATTGTATGATATAATTTTGTTGCTGAATGATCATGTTTTATGATTTGCACGCCATTCAGTGCCTTACGGCAGATGCGGAACGGAGGTGACAAATGCTCCAAAGCGTCATTCACTTATTACAGAATATTGACTGGCAGAGTGTTTCTAAAACACTCAATATTGCAAGTTTGATTATTCAGTTATTGCTTGCAATATTTAGATAAGACTTGAATTAACAATGCAAACAGTATTTTAATGTGTAAAAATATCGTATTATCTATCTACCACAAAAGATAACCGTTTAAGTAAAAAGTATCATTGTATGATTGGGCTACATATTAGAAATACTTGCATTTTATTAGAAAATATTCTATAATACAAGTGTAATAAGAAATGATACAAAAGCATTTGTACCAACAAACCGTAATTAAGGGTGGTAGCTTAATTACAAAACATCAATAGAAAGAATACAAAAGGGCATCCGTGTGGGTGCCTTTTTGTATTGTATTAATATATTAAGCTATTCCACAATATTTATACCAAGTTAAAAATAACTTCGATTCATATGTACTAATAGAAGTACAATTTATAAAAATGCCAATTGTCAAAAATCTTTATAAAATAAGGACTTTTTGATAGTCGTTTTTTACATAAAATTTGAATTTTAAATTTCCTGCTTAGAGATACAATATCTCTGTACGCAAACGATGATAGCAGGTAAAACATCGACATTAATTTACACTTTTGGGCTATACATTACCAGACAATGATCATAAGGTTGTCATTATCTGTCAGGATCGGTAGTCTCTGGACATCCATTCTTATTAAAATATCTTAGCTACTGTACTTTATCCCGAAGCACGTTTCTTATGCGGTAGTTTACCGATACTTTCCTATATGGTAAGAATGTGTGCGGCTGATTAGATACAATCGTATAATACGATATGAATATCAAATTCTTAAACTATTCCGTCTATTGTTACCAATTACGTTTCAGTTTCGATATTCTTTTTCGTTCCAGCAATTACTCCTGATACGTGTATTTTAAAACCCCGTATCCTATATATTTGTTCGAAACACCATTTCTGTTTCTTCCTTATATATAGTAGGCTCACTGTCACCCTAATGATTTTGAGATAGGGTCAACCTAGGTTTTTGAAAAGTTTAATGCCAGCAAAGCCAGCGACAGCAGTTTTCAATAATCCAAAACTACTTACTAATTTATTAACTACATTTAGAACATTTGATAATAAGGTAATTCCACCACCAAGGATGTTTTTATCAGCAAATGTTGTTGAGATAGATTGGAATGAGTTTTTGAGATCTTCTGTTCGTCCTTCCAAACTATCCTCATAAACTTTGTACTTTTTATCTGTAGATCCAGCAGAATTTTCGGATACTTTCTCGTATTCTTGAGCTTTACCGTAATTGGTCATAAGGGTAATGAACTCATTCATATGATGTGTGCCAGCGAAAGACTGTGCGATTGCACGTTGAGACACGTCACTATAATTATTCCAATTGCCAGCAACTTCATCAAGAACATCACCAAAATTACGGAACTGATCTGTTTTATCTCGCAGATTAATACCTTCTCCACGCAAAACAGTTTCCACGTTACTAAGATCCTCTCCATTATTCTGGTAATCTTTTAATCTTGATAATTTAATATTACCCATACGTGCAAAAACAGCATTTAATCCAGTACCAACAGAACCCATACCTTCCTGAGTTACTTCACCGATTGTGGCTAAATACCCAAGCAATTTATCCATTGAGATTCCCGCAATTTTTGCTGTATTTGCAACTTCGGACATACCTTCTGCCAAACCACCGACATCAGTAGCAGAAGCCATATCTACAGAACTTAATTTATCTACGATTTTCAAGGTATCTTCTGCACTTGTAACACCATAACCTTTTCTTGCAGAAGTTAAATACTTTGTAGCATCTTCAGATGATAATCCACTAACCTTGCTCAGTTTAATAGAACTTTCGGCAAGTTTATTAGACTTTTCAACACTTTGTCCCTGTTTCATCCACTCAGTAGAAGAAGCAGCAACATCTGTACCAGTAGCCTTTAATTGATGCCCCATATCTGAATATGTTTTCATCAAATCTTTGGCTTTATCATTGGATACACCAGTAGCCATCTGAAGCTGAGTCATGGCACTATCTACATCATATGTATTTTGCACCATTTCCTGTGCTTTGTTCATACCAGATTGCAAGATACCATATGTTCCTACAAACTGAGAAATCTGACTAAATCCACGCTTAACTTCTGAAAACGTTGAATTTCCAGTAAGTCCTTTCGCAGAAATTTCAGACTGCATTTGCTTAAACTGTTGGTTAATGCTTTGAGCTTCGCCTTTAGTTGTGGCATTCTCGGATTGTTTCGCAAGATTCTCTAATGCAGTCCCATATTCCTTAGCAGCTTTAGTATTATTCTCCATATAAGTTCTGATCTTATTTGCTTGAATATTACCTTCACCAGGATTAAGTGCCTTGCTCTGAGTTGCATCGAGAATTTTCATCTCATTGTTTAATTTTTCATATGATTGGATTACTTTCTCATTCTGCTTAATGATCGCATCCTGATTAGCAGTTGAAGGATTTGCTTGGTATTGAGTATGTAATTCCTGCAAGCCTTTTACATTCTTTTTATATTCTTCAAAAGACTTATTCGCATTTTTGTATTCTTCGCTACCACTGTAATACTCACTAAGTTTCTTTTGTTGTGCTGCTAAATTAGCATCATATGATTTATTTCCAAGATTCTTAGAAACATTTTGCACATAAGAATCTTTTTGTTCTTGTTCTTTAAGAGCTTGATTAAGCTGATTACTATACTGCTTCTCGTGCTCTTTGTAATGTTTTTCTTGTTGTTTTTTTACATCGCTTGTCAAAATTGAGTTAGGTGATGTTTTTAATAAAGACAAATTATTACTAGCTAATTTATCATATTGATCGAGTTTTTGATATGCTTCGACTAACGCATTTTTATTTTCAAATGTGTGATTTTCTTGCAAATTACTAAACGCTTTATTTAATTCGTTGCGTTGTTTATCATAATTTCTTAAACTATTCGCAAAATCACTATATTCTTTACTTCCGTTGTCAACGTATTGTGAAAGCTGTTGTTGATATTTACTTGACTTTGATGCAAATTTTTTGGTTTGAATATTAGATACAATCTCAGAAACTTGATTTTCTAATAATTGCTGCTGAGATTGTTTTTTCTTTTTATTTTCTTTTTGATCTTTTTGTATTTTTTTAATCTGTTTATCAACATCACTCTTTAATACTTTATTAGGTGAAGAGTTTAATAAAGATAAACTATTTGTAGCATTTTTATCATATTGTTCAAGTTTTGCATATGCGTCAATTAAAAAATCTCGATTTTCTGTAGTTCGATTCTTTTTAAAATTCCCATACATTCTATTGACTTCTTTACGTTGTTTTTCATAGTCAAGAACATCACTACCAAAGGCATTGTATTCTTTGCTATTATTATCAACATAGCCAGAAAATTGTTTTTGATACTTTCCAGATTTAGAAGCAAATCTCTTCGCTTGAATATCAGATTCAATCTTAGCAGCTTTCTCATTTAGTTTTTTCTGTTCTGCTTGATATTTTTTATCGGCTTGAGCCTGATCCTTTAATGCTTTGTTCCTTGCTTTCTCTTGCTCTTTGAGAGCTTTGTTTGCATATTGATAAGCAGTATCTGTTGAAACATCTTCTTCTTTTGCGATCTGCTTTGTAACATTAGCCATTTCTTTGGCTTGGTCTTTTGCACGTTTAACAAGACCTTTATCAATAGATGTTTCCCCACTAGTATAGAATGTCCCAGAAGCATGTTTCATCTGTTTTTGAATTGCAGATTTACTATATTGTACATATGATTTTGCCTGAGCATTTGCTTGTCTTTTAATTTGGTTATTAAGTGTTGTATTTGTTGATCCGCTTGTTCCGACAGTAGGATTAATATGTACGTCCCTGTCTTTCACAAGATCAGCCAACTGAGATTCAACATTGCCCTTATTCAATATTGCGTTAATGACAGCTTGAAAATCCATTTACTCACCTCTTTCATAATTTTGTGCATAATAAAAAGAGTCTATACAAAATAGACTCTTTTAGTTCCAGTATATAATTAACAGACGGTCAGGGAATCGAACCCCGATCTCTGGTTTTGGAGACCAGTATAATTCCATTATACCAACCGCCCGTGAGAGCAATGATCAATTACTTGTTACTTGTTGTTTAACTAATTGCTGTCAAACATGGCTTAAGTACCCATGTACCAGTAGGGAAGTCATAAAGATGTGATAAAACATATTCATGTGCTTCGATAACTGAACCAACATTTACCTCTGTATGTATAACTATTCCTCCGCCATACATACTCCATCCAGCACAAATAAGTGTATAGTAATTTTTTCTATTCTCTATCATCATAACATCATCTCCTACTATATAAGTGGTGTTACGTCATAGATTTTGTTGTGTAATTGATCATTGCGAGTTTGAGTATATCATAGTAATATATTGTATGTATACAGGTATATTTTTCCAATACTATAAATCAGACAAAGAACCTTGTTTTCCTTCTTTAATACCGTCTTTTGTAAAGTATTTTCCGAAGTCATCTTCTGCGGATGAATCGTTGTAAATACCAACCAATTCCGTAGAAGACCATCCAAAGAATTCTTTGATAACATCAATCGGAATATTCTTCTTTGCGAAAGCAGTACAAGTATAATGTCTCATACAATGGTAGTAGAAGTCTACGTCCAACATCTTTGAAAATTCAGCTGTCCATTTGTCAAGATTGGATCTACGATGCCAACCATTTTTATCTTTCGTTACAAAGATATCATCAATGTCAACGCCAAGTTCTTTACGTTGTTTATCCCATAAATCAATGTATTTTTTAACATCAACAAGGATAAATTTGTTTAACTGCTTACCTAATTTACCACGACCCTTGGTGCGAATCTTTGGCGTTTTATATAAAGCACCATCAAATTCAAGAGCATCTTCAGTAAAATAAGACATCTTCATCTGAATGATTTCAGATTTTCTCATTCCAGAATAAGCAGCAATAGCGATAGCACACGCTTTTTCATATTTCTCTTGTTCGACAAGAGTTTTTAATAAGTCATCAACTTTTTCATTTGGCAGAATCGTTTTCTCACGCACTGCCTCATTTGCAGGATTCTCAATCTTATTTACAATTTTTCTGAATCCTTCAAATTCTTCTTCCTCATCTAACATATTTTCGATATAATCAGATAAAGAAGAAAGACATGATTTAACACGTCTTGTTCGTTTAGGACTCCACCCCCATACGTTAATTGCATGATTTTGAAATTTAGCAATGTCACGTTTGGTTAATTTAGCAAAGTCCTTATTTTTATTATGTTCCAGATTCCAACACCAGAAAATATCTAAGTCATTGCGATAACCTTTGATCGTACTCTGCGCACGATCAACAGAAGCAAGGTAATCTAACCACTCATTGCCTAAATCTTTGTTATCTTTATTGACCAATGCTAGTTTTTCTGGAGATGTAATCTTGTTATATACCGTAAATCTAGCCAACGGTAAAACCTCCTATGTGTAAAATAAATACAACCACAATATATAGTGGTATTCGTAAAAATGAATCATATATATTGTGGTTGATAAGCATATAAAATCTTGGTTTTATTTTTGTGAAATTTACATCAGATTTGATGTGAAAAGAATAAAAGATATATTACCTGCTCTTAGATGATGTATATTTTTTCAAAACATCGCTTTGATATTTTTCAGGAATATCAATTCCATAGTAAATGTTTTCAATGACGGCAGAGTCTGTTTCTGCTTTAATCCACATGTTTAAAGAATTACAATATGTAGTATTATATGAAACAAGTGTCATGGCAGCAGTAATTAATTTCTGAATATCTTCTACAGAATAGTATTTACATGGTTGTCCATCAGCATGATATTCTAAAGCAGTTTGCCCTGCTGAAATTTTTGCCTGTAATCCAAACATATTAAGTTGGTCTTTTTCGGTTAAGCTGAAATGATGAACACCATCAGTCATTTCAACATCTACACCAGCATAAATCGTCTCTTCACATTTATCGGAAATCTCTTTTAGCTTTAAAGATTTTATATTTTCTAAAGCATCAGGATTCAGATAATTTAAATACTTTGATGGATTCGATTTCACATCTTCAATGTTAATGTTTGTCTCAGATTCTACGATCTCTGTATAATCATATTCAAAATATTCTTCAGGCTCTCCTTGTTCATAACTCTGATCTGTTTTCTTTTCTTCGTTTAAACAAATAAAAATATAGTATTTGTCTGCAATTTTAGAGAATTTAACAGATGGCTGCTGATCCGAAAATCGTGCTTTTGTCATAATTTCTCACCGCTTTCTTACATATACTCATTACTTTAGTTACTTTGTATTTACGAATAATTCCAAAACTGTTAGTGTGTTTTAAAATACCCCAGTATGACAAGCATTTTCTCGCTTGCTCAATAGGAATCATTTTATGAGATTTCCACCGACGCAATAAACGCAAACAACATCTTCGAATCCGCTTAAATACATATTTGCGGATTGTCATATGCCACCTATAAATGCGAAATCCCATCATATCAACAAAATCATTATCATGAGCTTTATTCCCAAACTTGCATGTTGCAATAACCCACGATTTTTTAATAGTTAAACCTAATTTATTTTTGCAATATTTAATAATTAATTTCATTACTCTATGCAAATCTTTTGTATTTGTACCAGTAATAAAAATATCATCCATATAAATTAATACATGTGACGTGAGGTTAACTCTTTGCATAGTACCGTCTCTTTTCTTGCGAATACGATACATGTTTTCTGATATTTCATGATACAATTGTGACATATACAGATTGCATAAATATTGCGACAAATAAGATCCAATAGACAACCCTTGTTCAAATGTATCAATCAAAGTTTGTATTAACCATAACAAATCATCATTTTTAATACGTTTGTTAAGAAAATTCATTAATAATCCATGATTAATACTAGGGAAGCATTTCTTTATGTCTGCTTTACCAATACATCTTAGATTTTTATTTCTCATCCATCTACTAATCCTTTTGGCTCCAGCTAATTGTCCACGTCCTTTGATAGAGGCGTATTGATGTTCTCCAATGCGTCTTAATATGTCGCTTAGTCCTTCAACAGCAATATAGTCATAAATTTGCTGTTTGACGTTTTGTATTCCAATTCGTCTTAACTTACCGTTTGAGGCATCAATTTTATCTCGATACCATATTGGTATAAATTTTAAGTTTCGATCAAATAATTCAATTCTGATTTGATCAATCAACAACTCAACAAATCTAAAAATAGCTTTAATTGAAAATTTCTTCATTATATAATACAACTGATTTGGTGGTAGTCCACTGACAGTTGACAACAACTGCAATGTATCATTGCGATAATATTTCCCACGTAAACAGTTATAAGTTGCACGAGATATCAACTCTCTGTCGGTGATATCTACGTTTTTACAATATCGTTTAATGTTTTAGACCCCCGTTTCAAATTTTAACATCGATTGTCTTTAAGAGGGCTTTCGGTTTTTCTACTAACCCCAGCTATGGTCAACTGCATCATAACTCCGTCCCTGTTTTGCTATACGATTGCTCGTAAGATACTAAAGTTTCGACTGGTCTCTAAAAAGAATTTTTGCTATCTAGCAAGGTGTAGTTGCAAAAGCGACTACAATAATTTTTGCAATTACGAAACATGGCACAAATATAAATATAATGATTAACATATCCGCAGCGCAGAAATCCCAGTTCGTCCTGTCAAGCCTGTTCCTGCAATTCAAGTAAGCAAAGCCTGCATTCGAACCAGACCAGAGAGAACCGCTTGTACCATGAGACCCTATGTTTCATTTAAAATTATATTTTTATATCGAACGGTCGTCATAAAGGGTGCGCCCCTCTTCCCTCTAAAGAGGGAATTCACCCCCTAGACGACCTATTTTAATCGGCAGCGCAGAAATCCCAGCACGTCCCGTCAAGCCAGTTCCAGCAAAGCAAGGAAGCAAAGCCAGCAAGCGAACCAGACCAGAGAGAACCGCCTTGGCAATATTCTCTTGTACCAGATGTTGAGGCTCCTCCTGAATACACTCGATCTCCAATTCCTTGTTGATCACTACTTCCTTGTGAAGTAGGATACCATGCACCAGTGTCTACGTTAACATTGATATCTCCAATCCAATAGTCATTTCCTTTTCCGTCAGAACTAGCAGGAATATTCCCAATTAATGTATAATTTTTCTTAATATCTGCTTCGGTTGTAGTATGTTTTACTCCATGAGGAGCAACATATACATCTTTACTGTAATCGGCTTTGAATACCATTACTGCATCAGAAGCAACCATATAACCTCCGTTAGAGTATTCCCTACCTTGAACACGATATGGGTATTTTGCGTTTGTATTCGATACCATAGAACCATCGTGCTTCCCAATGACTTTATCTGTAGTACCTGAATACCATTCCATTGTTGATAAATATATAGGGGAAGTTACAGTATCTGATAGTGTAACTTGAGTAGTTGTAAATCCTTGGTCTTCAGAAATATCTAAATATACAGCTTTATTATTGTCGTCTAACGAGTCAATTCTTGTAATTTTTGCCTTATTGACATATTTGTGTATATTAGACTGTCCACGATCTACATTGGCGGCTCCATTACTTAATCCTGCATATCCAATAGATACTGTTGATCCAATGATCAAATTATTCGCTTGTGCATTTGTAACAGGGAAATAAGTTGCCTTTTCAGATCTTTCAGCAGAAGCACTATATTGAAAAGAGTAGCTCGTACACCCAGTAAATAATTTTTGTGAATTTTTAGTTGCTCCTTTAATCATAATAAAAATCATCTGAAAAGTATTTCTTTCTACTCCAGCACCCCAATACCCAGTACCTTTTTTCTGATAATTAGTAATCATATTTTGATAACTTTGAAAGTTTTCTGGTTTTCCGTCTGGTAATGAATGTAGTAAACCATCGTCACCTAAGCTTGAAACATATTTACTTCCAACACACCAAGGAAGTACCGTGCCGTCAGCTTGGACACATTCGCTCCAAGGGTGTAACACAATATCTGTTCTCAGTGGATGGGGCATATCTGAGATTGTTACATCAATATATCCCTCTTCGGTATTTGTCTCAAAATTATAATAGAAACTTGGCTGAATAACGCCAACATCGACATTACCTGTTGTTGTATATCCGTCCTCTCCCTCGATAGCAGTAGGATAAGCAGTACCGTCTGCATTTCTTTTATAATTGCAGTTGTACCATTCAAAAAGAGAGTGCTCTCCGTTTAAATAATCATCTTTTCCTTCAACTGTATCTGTGCTTGGTTCGTATTGTAATCCTGTGTTATCTAATAATTTTGTACCTTCACAAGTAGGATTCTTGGCAAATGTATAAAATCTGGTTCTATAAATCTTTCCAGTTCTACGCAAGTCAAAGAAATCCCCAACAGTGTCTGCGTGTGGAGTATTATGTAACACATCATATAATACGGATTTGTCTACTTTATTTTTTTCAGATTTTTTTAAGATCGTTTGAAGTTGGTCAATTAATGATTTGTTGTTTTTTATATAAGTAACCAATTCGCTAAATTGATCTAAAGTCTCATCGTCACTATCAGCAATATTATTTAATTTTGTTTGAAGATCATTAATTAACTTATTTAATGAATTATATTTAGTCGTTGCATCACTTGTAGTTTCTGCACCAATGGATGATGCTGTAACTGGATTATCCTGTAAGTATTTTTTAATGATGGCATTTACATCTGAACTAGATGCACCACCATATTTAGAAATCATTTTTCTAATCACAGCAATGGTAGTTGTATCTATCATAATTCACCTCCTACCCATTTGTGATTTTCTTCATCATAAAAAAACACATCCAATGTATCAATACATGTGAACGTGCTTCCATTTTTTATAGATATGCCATCTGATGTTTCCTTAATTGGTTTTTTATCAGTTGACAAACCTTCTAATTGTACTTTAATTAAATTTGGTCGATCACCAATATGTGAAGTAGTTACCATTTAACACCTCGTCTAGTAAATAAAAGTAAAATTTGATTGTTACAATACAGATCATATTGATCTGATAAATTTATTTAAATCTTTTTGCAAATGCCTGTTCAGCATATTGTTGAGCTTTTTGCTCTGTACGTTGCCAGAATCCAGAAGTTAATACAATACCAGATCCACCAGATTCCGCTTCCGAGAAGACGTGTGGAGTAGAATAAGTTCCAGTATTATAATTGTATCCTTGATCAAGATACACAGTGGCACTAACAGAATCTCCGCCACCAACAACGCCAGTTGTTCTTGCAGAGTTTTTCATCTGATATGTTCTCTTATATCCACCTTGCTCTGGCGGTATTGGCTCCCCACCTGCATAAGAAGCAGTAAGTTCTTGGTTGGCGGTTAAGAATGTTTTGCTCTCAGCTTCACTTACGGCATCACGCATTTCATTCTGAATTTGTCTCCATAATCCAGCCATTGCACTCATGTTCCCCATGAGATCACCTTACTTTCTGTCAATAGAAACTACATTATTATTGACTGCATCAGCAGCACCCTGTTTAATTGCTTCCAGTGTATCAATTCTATTTTTCTGGAAATCATCAGATTCAACGACAGCTTTTGTAATATCTTCGGCAGTAAAGTCAAAACCATGCTCTGCAAAATACTGCATCATCTTCTGAGTTACCTCTGGATCAGCCTTTGCAAACACTTCATCGATATATTCAAGAGCAGGTGCTAAAGCCACAACAGATTCTACTAAATCGTCAACACCTTCAACCTTAAAATTCACATCTTTACTGTCAAGTTTAATATCGACTGCACTTGCAATTAACTGCTGTTTAATGTAATCGCATTTTTCATCAATTGCAGCTAACATATCTTTAAACTGTACTTTGTTAATAACATTTTCATCAACAAATTCGTCAACATCAATATCCGATGCAAGTGCATATAATTCATCAATACCAATGCTTTCTAAATCAACGTTTCCATAAAATTTAATAATATTCATCTTGATTCCCATAAGTTTACTCAGTGGATCATAGTCCATACTAGATATTCCGTTCTCGTCCTGAGTTACAGGAAAAGCAGAAGCGACAACGGCTTCAACGAAATCATTTGCTTCAAATCTATTTAAAGACCCATCTTTATAATGTCTTGTTTCAAAAGCAATTTTACCCATAAAATTATCTCTCCATTTCTCCATTTAACTTTTCAATCAATTCAGATACATGATATCTATAATTGACTTTCAGCTTTCGACTATTAACAATGATTGGATTAAATTTTTCCAAATCATTTTCATTGAATGATTTTTTATCTATAGAAGCAATCATTCTGTCAAAATCATTGATATGCTGAAAATATGTAGTTTCTGTGTCATCTTTCTTTCTAAAATTAAATAAAAACCCTGCGACCATATTTCTGTAACCAACAAATTCTCTTAAACCTTTAATCTGATGATAATGGATTACACCTTTCTCTTCTTTGGTACGTTCAAAAGAAATAGAAGAAGTGCCAACACTTTTCAATTCCAATGCGTACATATAAGGAGAGGAAAATAAGAAACAATCACAAGGATTCTTACTTGAAAATCTTAAATTACTACAACCACCAAAAGATTGTGCTTGATCTTTTAAACGATAGTAGAATATGTCTGAAGGAATACTGGCTTTCCAATTTTCTTCAAATCTCTTACCAACATTCTTTGCCAACCTATTCACCTACCTGATATTTATCGTTAATATATTTTCTATAATCAACATATAGCCTGTATGTATCTTTTTTGGGATACCAGAACGCCATAATATCTGCACGTTCAGATGGATAGACCAGAAGTGGTTGTACGCCATGTTCCACATAGAACTTAACCTGTGCCAAACTTGTAACAGGAATGAGTTTTGTATCTTTATAGGCTTCCTGCAACTGCTCAGGCGTTATAATTTCTGAATTCAATAAATACACCCTTTCTTTTAAAATCGTAAAAAATAGGGAAGAAAACAAAAAAATCATATAATCCAATTTGTGAACCATATTAAAGTTTTGTTCTCTTCCCTATCTTCTAACTAAAATGTAAAACTATAATATGATTACTGCAATATTTTTTCATGTTCAATATTCCAAGTTAATACACTACTGATTAGTATAAACTAACCAGTAGTGATAAATAATATCCTTAAATTAAGCTAAAGACTTGATCTGATAAATATCTACAAATTCATCATCTGCATCTGTCATCAGGTCAAATGTGATCTTCAGTGTAATAGGATCTCCCTCTGCTGCGAAAGCTAATTCGATATTTCTCTGAGGAGTAGCTTTGTAGCAAGTGATATGTAATGGTGTTACAACTCCTTGCTCAGATTTCTGATAGATTTCTGCGTCAACTCTGAAATCAGCTAATTCCTGATTATCGTTAATCTTAACTAACTGAAGTGTAGAGTCATTTACGATATAAGATACATCGTATTTCTTACCAACAACGATATCGCTATCTGTTGTAGCTGTGAATACTTTTGCTGCTGCACTTCCTTCGATCTGTGTTCCACCAACATCACCTTTTTCGTAAACGAATAAAGCTCCTGCTTTTGGATCGTCTGGTAATGTAAGTTTTCCTGCTTCTGTAGCAGTGATCGTCTTCATTTCTGCACGATCTCCACCTTCTGTAATTGTACCGTTACCAAAGATAGAGAATAACTCAAATGGATATACCTGAATTTCTGCTTCAAGTGTTCCTTCCATTGGGTTAGCAAATGTTACAGCATCTCTACCTCTCTTTTTAGCTTTTACAGAATCTGCTGTAATATTTAATGTTACTGTATTTGCATAATCAACTCTTAAAGCCTTTTTGCTTGTAGCTAAGTTAGTTAACTCAAATACACCGCTGTCACGGCTTGCATATTTCTTACTAGCTGCCATTTTGTCACATCCTTTCATTAGAATTTTTAAATTTTAGTATTAAAAAAAGACCTATAAAGATAGGTCTTATTTTTCCTCGTTAAGGTTTTTCAAATATGAATCTTCTTTAAAGTCACTACCTTCAGTTCCCCAGACACTGGCATTAAGAGCCATGATTTGATAATTTCTATCAATTAAAATTCTTTGAAAGTTATCATATAATTGAGGAATTGTTAATTGCCCTACGTTAGTAAAATTAATACTTGGGTGATACGCACATACAACAGAGATAATATTTCCGATATCATATTTAGGATCTTGTTTATCTAAGTTTTTGCCACGAGTACGTTTAGCTTTTGCCTTATCACGTCTACGCTGCATTTGGATAACAACAGGATCTTTTTGCTTTGATAATTCTTCGGACACTGTGCGTTCATTGTTGATATTTGAAATTTGCATCAAGATATGTAATACATCATCGAAGATTTCTCGATCTATAACTCCAATGATCTGAGACTCAGTTTCTCCAGTCTCTTCATTTTTATACTTTCTTAAGATTTCAAATCTTTTTTCTTTCAGTTTATAGACAACGTCCTCGACAAAGTAAAAGCAGAACGCCTGAACATATGTCTGTAAAACGTCTACATTTTCTGAAACCAGATCGAATAATTTAACTTCCATACGTTCTTCATAAGGTAGTGCTAAAAAAGCATCATATTTATCTGGCAGGAGAGCAGAGTAGTAGCTGTCCACTGTCAACGACATATAACTCGCATATTGCATCCATAATCCTTCACCAATTCTCATGCGATCACTGATTTTTGGAGGATTAATATGTCCAATTCCAATAGGTATTGGATCACTTGACAGTAACTGTAAATAAGTAAGATTTACATCACTCATTTACACAATAACTCCATATTTATATCATCAATCCGATACACCATTGTCCTGCCATAAAAGTTAGTGTTCGGCTTAAAAGACTGTAATTGGCTTGTACGAGTATCTAATCTCATAGCCCCGATACCAAATGAGTCTTTTATTGATTCGTCAGTTAAGGCAAGATTGATTGCCTGACAAATCATATCTAAACGATTGCCAGCGTATCCTTTTTCACGCCATTCTGACTTTTCATCATCATCTAGTTTGATAACATCTCTATGACATATGACATTGATAACCAATGTGTAATCAATAATAGATGTTGATATACTAGCAGGATATGTTTCCATTAAGATAATAGATCGTGTATCTGTAATGGTTTCATCCATATATGGGACATCTTTGCAATGTCCTAATAAACGATTGTCTTTCACTTGCCCATGTATATTTTCGCCAATTTTGCATCCAAACCAATTATCCTCGAAAGAATAATCCTCATCATCAAGATATGGCATGGCAAGAGCGCTAACATCATCATTTGTCATTAAAATATTTCCTACGGCTTCTTTGATCAATCCAAGCGAAACCAGAGGATTTTCCATCATTTTTTCTGTTTTCGTCATTGAATTTCACCTATGTAAGACTTTCTATAGTTATTTCAATAGAAGCAGTAGAAGAAGTTCCATCTTTTGCAGATAATTTCAAGATGATTTTCTGACCAACTAATGCAGAATTTGACACAGAGATTCCAATGTTTGAACCAGTTTCTTCTATATTAATAGAGTCTTTTAATTCACATTCAAGATCCCATTGGGGATCTTTTGTAACTGTGTTTCCATCTAAGTCTTTAAAAGAAGCGGTAAATGTAGATTTCTTGCCTACAAAAACTTTCTTGTATCTATACTTAATAGTAGCAGTACATGTCTGTTCTACAGTTGGAACATCTGGCTGTTCTGGTTTCTCTGGCTGCGTTGGTTCAGGATCTTTTTTGGGCTCAAAGTAATCACATAATCGCAAGTCTTTTCTGTCTTTCGCTGGGTTAAATTCATCTTTATCAACGATAAAAGATAATACACCACCATGTTCAGTACCAAAATGATATAAAACATTATCATCACGAGTGAATGTAAATACGTCATTTGGAACTTCCCGAATATCAAAAAATACTCTTTTTCCATCAAGCCCAAGAGTATCATCGTCTTGCGGTACAATTACCGTATAGTTATTTGATCCAACAAATATAATATTGTTACCTGTTTTACCAACATCATATTTAGATGCCGATTGATAATAAGCCCATCTTTCATGGATATTACCGTCTGCATCTTGCCATTTTACAGTAGACTGACACAACTTTATTGTTGTTTTTTCAAACACACCGCATTGCCCAGGTCTTCCGTCTATGATCCAGTAATTATTTTCAAAATATACATACATTCCTGCTTTGGAAGTGTTACATGGAAATAGTACAGTTCTCTGCATAGTTTTTAATGAGGTATCAGAATCATTATCTTGAACTACACATCGGATAGTCGTTCTTTCTGATAAATCAGAGTTACATAATTCAACCGTAGAAGCAATGTCTGTATCTAGAATTTCTGCAAATTCATCATCTTTATAATCGTTATATGCATCATTTTCATAACCGCCTGTTAAGTTAGGTCGTGTATTAGGTGTTATTAAATACCAATCTTGCATTTATCGCACCTCCTATGTATAAGCGGTAGGTTTCTGATTGTTTGTCATTTTTTCAGCATTATATTTAATAGCATCAAGCTCATTCTTTGCTGAAGTTTTTGACCCATTATTTCCATCAATACTTAATTCTTTTGTTACAATACTCACTCGTTTATTTACAAGAGAGTAGTAACGCTCCTGATAATATTGATGCATATATTCTGCCATTGTATCTATGACATATTGATCAAGATCTTCTGAAAATTCTTTTGTTTCTACGTCAAATGTAAGATCATCAATTTCCATAGAATATCTTGCAATTGCCTTTTTTAGCCATTGAAAAACTAAAGAGTCTGGCAGAGGCGTTTTATCTGCAAATGTAGATTCAAAACTTTGAATTACATCATCTGCGGTTGTCATTATAATCACCTACGTCCTATTTCATTTTGTGTCCTGTATAGTTTTCAATGAATCGAATTTTTTCGTAATCGTTATAATTACCTTTTTTAATCATCATCATGACAGCTGATTTTTCAGCACTTGTAACAATATACTCAGAAACTTTGTCCTTAAATGTTTTTGATATACCTTTATATGCAAATAATTTTGCTACTAATTTAGGCGTTAAAATTTTCTGAACTTTCTTTTCTTCTTTATTGTCAAAGTCTAACTCTTCACGAGTATCAGCGTCTTCAATATATAATGTTGCATGAGAGCCAACACCATCAATTCCAGTAAAAAGCATATTCCCGTTCTGCACCTGTGAGATTACTTCTCCACGAGATAAACGAGTAGTACCATTTGGTGTGATTGTTACATCTCCTGTGGATTCAATTCGCTGAAATCCTGTTGTCCAATTGGCAAGGCTGCGTACTGTAATTTTTGTTTCCATGCTTAACTCTTTTACAACTTTTGTATTTTCCATCTCTTTCAATTATTTATCCTTTCACAACTAATTATCGTTTACTTGAATTTGTATTTTACAGAATTATACAATTCAATCTTTTCATCTAAATCTTTCGACTTTTGGAATGTCCAATAACGTACACCAGTATTTTTGTTGATGTTAGAAGAAATATAACTTTCGCCTAACCCAATTAAAAAATAGTGTAGTTTTTTGGAATAGCAAAAGTAAATATCGTTCATGGTCTATGTCCTCTATTTAACTAATTAATTGCAAAGATATACAGAATGACCATATATCTTTGCAAACAAAAAAGACCCATAAGGTCTACATTTCTTCAACTATTTACGAATTCTAGTAAGTACCAAGTTCTGTTGACAGTTTCTTGTCTCCAAGTAAACCAATCATATATTCTCTTCCTGGCGCAACTAAAGCACCAACTTCAAGGTCATATCTTGTGATTAACTGACCTGTTGATACGTCTGTTCCAGAAATAGATGTTAATCCGCCTCTTGTTACTGTATAGATTGGAGACTGTCCACCAGCAGGAATTACATATCCGAGTCCCTGTGGTAATACTGTCTGAAAGTCTGTTCCAGCTGCATTCATCAGAGAAGTATCATATGGGTTTGGTAATTCAGAAACAACTGCACCATTGTACATTCCCATTAATCCTGTATCGTGGATTTCTTTCATAACAGCTTCAGAGATACCTGTAACAGCAGGTGTTGTTCCCTGATATCCTGCGAATGCATTAAGCTGAGAAACTAAAGCATAATCACCAGTGATAGTTGGTTTTCCAAAACGTCTTACAGGTGTGATAACTCCATCAACACCAGTTTTTGTTAATCCGTCTCCCTCGAAGAAGTATTTAACTCCATCTGCATGTTTGATTGCTTTGTAGATTGTTTCTACAACATAAGCAGCAGCTTTGTTTCTGATCTGAATAGCGATCTGATTCTTTAACTCGTTTTCATCGCTCATGTCACCAATAGCAGCTTTTCTATAATCTACTGCATAACCAGCAGAAATAGCTACTGTAGCGATAGGTGTTCTTTTCTTTCTGATCACTGGGAAGTTAACATCCTGACCTAAAGCCTGTTTACTTGCTGGGTTTCCAACAAATTCTGGGATTTCAACTTCACAAGAATCGTTATATCCGATTGCTTTGTAATTTCCATAGATGCTTAATAATTTAGCTTCCTGAAGAATCTGAGGTTCCATTGCGAAACGTCTAATCTCGTTTAATTCAGAAACTGCGGATAAATCCCCAGCAGAAGCTTTACTATTTAACTCTTTAATATAGTTAGCAGCCTGATCTGCTTTTTTCCCGAAACGTTTTAAGTCTTTTCCATCTCTCATTGCAGAGAAAATTTCTACTACAGGAGATTTTGTAGACACACGACCGCTCGCAAAGTTCGCATCCTTACGTTCGTTGTTTAATTCAAATGTATGCATTTATACTATCCTCCTTTTAAATTAACTATTTTCCTGTTGACTGTGTAGCTGGAGTAGAAGCAACAACCCCTACAACAATGCCTTTGTGATTTCCAATAATTTCAGTTACTTCTACATATGGTGCGGCAGTAGCTCCTTTAACTAGATCTCCTGTTGCTGTAGATTTTAACTTATCACCTTTAGCTACCCCAGTAGGAATCTGTTTTCCATAAATTTCAAGTTCCTGTCCGTCTAATTTATCAAGATCTAAGACTCTTAAATCTGATCCTTTTGCGATAAGGTATTTATCTAAACCTTCATCGTCGCCAACTTCAACATTCATTACTACCTGTTTAGCATTAGCAGCTAAAGCGAATGTACCTTCTGTTACTGTTCCAAAATCACCATTATAAACATCTGTTCCTGCAACAGCTTTTACAAATGGATATAATTTCTCAACCTGAGAGATATTGCGGAATTTAATCATTTTTATCTATCCTCCTTATTAAAAAATACTTACATCTTCGTCATCATCAACAACTTCGATAGATTCACATACCTCAGAAAAGATATCTTCAACTTTTTCTGAATTTGTTTCTGCTGTAGGCTCTGCGGCAGATGCCTGCTTCTCAGCTGCTTTCTGCTGTGCTACAATATTCATGCAAATCTTAGATTTGATAGAGTTAACTTCAGAAGCAATTTCATTTAATTCGTCAATATTTTCGCAAGAGTTAATATCAGATTTTAATTTGTCGATATCTTCTTTTGCAACTGCTTTTTCGTCTTCATTGAACTCGCTTAAAGCTTCGTCAACTTCACCTAATTTTTCTGCAACTTTAGCTTTTGCAATTTCTTTTCTAAGAATTTCGATTTCTTCCCATGCTGTTTCTTGCTCTTTCTTTGTATCATCAAGAGCTTTCTGTAACTGCTCAACACTTGCATTAAGTTCGGAAATCTTTGCATCCTTTTCTGCGATAACAGAATCTTTCTGTTCAATCACGGAATTCTGCTCAGAAATTTTCTCTTCTAATGCAGATTCTTTGGAATTGATTTCAGAAATTGTTTCTTTGATAGCAGAAGTGATTTCTTTCATATCAATTGTTCCGTCCATTTTCTGTTTGTCCTCCTTGTTTTGATTTTCGTTTAATTCCAATACAATAGAAGAAGTATCAGCTGGATTCATTACCATGTCCCAACCAGAGTGAATGAATTCCACAGGGATTCTCCCTGTTTCTCTCCATCCATTCATATAAACAATTCCTGTATTACCTTTTGCTTTGAAAATTTCTACGCTACCTTCTACGGCAACGCCATTGTTAAGGTCTTTTTCAAGATTTGCAACGAATTCTGGATAACACATTTCATCAAGATATCCTTCACCGCATACACATCTCTTTGTTTCGCCCTCATAATCAATGTCGTCAATATAGCCTTTTGTAAAATGTCCAACAACACTTGCATTTCTAAATGTTATTAAACCATCTTCGTTGACACCAGTTTCTCCGTGACCGCAGATTATTGTTCTGTTTTCATCCAAAAATTCAACACGAACACTCATGTCTGTGATACTGCCGAGTTGTGGCGCACAATATTCCTCTAAAAAGGTAATTCCATTTTTGTTGTATTTTGTTCCGATACCATTTTCTACTGATTCAGGAGGCTGTAATTCGTACAATACGGCTTTAAATGGTCTGCGCCCATTTTTGTATTTCTTTTCAGATAACTCTACGATTGCCATGTTGTATCCTCCTTTAAAAAGTTTTGTATAACAAAAAAGCCGATTACATAAAATCGACCTTTCATTATTGATATTTATTTAGAGTCACTTGGACTTGGGATATTGTTCCCATTATTATTTCTACTTCGAATTGTATTTTCTGTAGGGTTGTCCGTAGTTGGACGACCGCCTTGATCATTTGTATTATTTGAAGAATTTGTATAGGCTGTCATATGAGGTAAATATTTTTGATATATACCATCTTCAATTTCTTCATCTAACACATTAAAATATGCTTCTGGATTTATTCCTGCACTAGCGACAAGATAAGATAAGGAACCGCTTGCCTCTGAATATAATGTTTTACACATATCAAAGAATGCTTTGCGGTTTACAAAAGAAGTAGGGAAGTAGTAAACTTCCACTGGATTGTTTTGATCTTTAATGACATTTTTGTTAATAACATAATTTAATTCTTTTTGCCATTCATAAACCCATGTATATACTTGGGCTGTGATCATTTCGAGGTTATTCGCTCCAGCTCCAAAATTACCTGATTCCATTGCTCCAAGTAAAGAAGCACAAATACCTAGATCCAAAGAGATTTGATTACTAAGATTTGATTCATTTTTATCATTAAAAATATCTGTAGAAACATCTAAAGAATTGATTTTTGTTCCTGCGGCAACGCTAAAGAAACTTAGCCCGCCTTTATTATTTTTGTTAACTACAGCGGTTTTAACGTCATTATGTTGAGCTTGCTGTTGCTTTTTGGTTAAAGCACAAAGTCCTTTTTCTTTTCCTTCTGGGAATGTCTGGTAGACAACTTTATTGTTCAATTCATCCAAAACATTTCGTTTTGTGTCTGTAAAATAGTCTTTATATAATACATCTTCAAGCGCAGCAATAACCAGTGATCTTCCCCAAGGTTCTGAATCTTTACACTTGATTTTTCTGCACATTGTTTTATCCGAATTTAATATTAACCAATTACCGTTTATGCCATTATTTTTCTTGCGATCGTGATATCCTTTTCTGATTTCTTCTGGATACTTTTTGAGCTTTCTTTCTAAAGTATCATCTGCAAAATCATCAAAATATCTCAAGTCAAAACCAACAACAAATCGCCCGTTTTTCTTACCAACAATTTTACAATACTGCCAGGGCAAAGAAATGATAGAGACGTTGACACCAATGTCATTGATTTCCATAATACGTTCAACATCAAAATCATTCATATATTTTGTGTTATCAATGTCGGATGGTCTTACTTTAGTTTCAAAATAAAAAAATGCAATTCCGTCTAACATCTCAGTATGTAATGCATCTCTGATAAAATGCTTATCGTCAATTGTCTCAAGAGTAGAGCGCATTAAGCGTTTATTATTTTTCGCTTTGTTGTTGTTTTTCTTTTTTGCTTTTGATTTATTAATTAATATACTATCCAAACATGGCAACGCAACCATATAGTCAATAGAGTTTGCAACAACTCCGTTTTTTGTATACACAAAATTTGATAACTTAATGGCGGTTTCATGGTTCTCAATTGGATTTCTTAAAACATTCGATATATCTTTTTTGTTAAAATAATCATAAACACCACACTGAAAAATAGCATTAAATATATCATTTGCTGTATATTGATAACTGTTGTATTCATATGTAGTGTCTTGTTTTACATTTTCTTCCATCATACCTCCTTCCATTAATTGATAAATGTTGCGTATCCGTATTCTTCATCTGTAGTTGCCATATCTAATTCCAGCTGGTCTATAAAATACGATCCGTAGCTACATGAAGAATATCTATCTTTTCGGTTGTTTCCACGTTCCTTAATTCGGATACCACCTGTAGTTAATTTTTCATATTGTAATTCTGCACATTCGCTTACAAGTGCCTGAGTCTCTAAGAATGGTCGCTCAAAGTCAAATACATCATCGACTTCAATAGCCTGTCTGTACTCTTTATTCTTTGAAAGAATTTCTTCTTTTGCAGTTTCAAAGTTAACAAGAAAATCAATTTTTCCTTCAACCAGATTCTTTCTGAAATTCATTGCAATATCACTATTCAGGTTTTGTGTACCATTGATAGCATAGATGCATGGTTTTGCGTCTGGATCTTGACACAATCTACCGTATTCATCGTTGTTCATACATTTTAATGGGGCGTATTCAACACTACGATCTTCATCGTATAGAACTTTTTGTAAAGAATACAAAATTTGCAAGCCTCCGTTTCGCACATCAATTACTATATAATCAGCGTTAAAATCTTCATATAGCTGGCGTATTCTAATTGCCTGTTTCGTTGTGTCACCTATCTGGTTAGACTCAATATAAGGGAATTGTCTACGATATCCTTGTTCCATTTGCTTATCGCCATACGTCATTGTTTCTGGGATAGCACGAATACAAGAATAAACTGAATTGTCGTTCTGAGAACCTGCTACGAATGCAATATCGCCTGCGATAACTCTTACTTCATTGTCACGTTTAGGGATTGCATAGCGGTTTTTTTTATTGATTTGAATATCCAAATTATTTCTTGGATAAAAGACTTGTTTTGAAATTTGCCGATTCATCAGCATAGAATATGTAAAATATGCAGAATCAGATTCTTTGATTCTAAGGTTTAAGAACTCTACCTTCCAACTGGTAGGATCTTGCTTTTTCTTTTCTTTGATCAACTGTTGTCTTGTTTTGAATCCATGTTTTAGGCATATGCTTTCGTCGAATGCTAATAGCATACCTTTTCCGTGTTTCAGCATTAATTCATAGTTCATGTCTACAATTGTCCACATCCAATGTGTAGGGTCTTGCCAAGATGAGCTAATATAGATATCAACGGGATCTTCTTGCAAGATTTTCGCCAAAACTGGATTATCTTTATATTGTGGAAGTTGTATATAACCTGGCTGACGTACCATCTGAAATGGGGAAATGACATTATCTTCAATATTTTTCTTGATCTGTCTAAATTCTTCCCTAATAGCAACATTTGAACGAATACCACGGGCGTTATCATTTGCTGTAAACACTTTAATTGTAGATCCGTTATAAAATTTTACAACAACGTCTTGTCCATTAGTCTTAACATATTCAATTTCTGCTCTTAAAACAGCCGATTTTACCATTAATTCACCTTGAATTTTTTCGGTAATAATCAATTTACTCTGTCCACGAGTAGCAGAACCAATAACAACTTTTGATCCTGGATAAAGAATAGCTCTAGAACATGCATATAGGGCAATTAAGAATGATTTTGCATCATTACGTGCTGCAACAATACAAATTGAGTTGGAAACACCCATATAATATAGTGCCAATTGTTGATATGTATATATTGGAATTTCTAAGTAATCTTGCACAAATCTGTGTAAATTTTTCCTAAAAAACGTACACCATGCCAATGTATGCATAACATTTGTTGGATTGCTTAAATAGTGCGTAGATGGGAATTTTTTATACAAATCCTTTTGATATTTATCGGCAGGGAACTGTTCAATCATTTTACTAAGACGTCTGGCAGCAGTCTTTTTACTTACTTGTTTATTCATCGTCTAAATCCTCATCATCAGGAATAAAATATTCCTTATCTCTATCAGAAGATCCATATTGTAAATTTCTTAATGGACGTAACATAAATCTGTCCACATAGTCTGCCAAGTCATCATAGTCTTCATATAATGGTTTATCTTTGTAAAATTCTTCGGGCGTATATTTTGATATAGTAGCCAATGTTACTCCAAGAGTGGTGTTCTGACTTTCATCTTTTTCTTCGACTGTTTTTAGACCTGCATCGTTGAATGTTTTAGAATACTGACTACTAAGATCAATATATTTTTTTGAATCACCTGCCTGTAGAGCACGTATTTGTAGCATGTATAAATTACATAACGATTTTACGAAGATTTCTTGATTCTGATCAATGTTTGGATTGTTGTCTTTCAGCATATTATAATGCTCGTCAAGATTTTTATAATCTGCTTGTGTAAATCCAGCACCCCATCTCTTAGTAGCTGAACCAGAAATAGATATGTTATCATCATTTACAGCTTGTTCTGCACTCATAACATGATCATATCCATCTTCATAAAATTTCGTCTTCATTCCATCAAGATATGTATTACCAACCTTTGTTGTCTGATGAAGATTACGCTTTGAAAGATATTGTGAAAATGTAATTGGTTGATTTTCAACCTTTGCATTTTTGTATGCGTCAACATGAAACACTACATCAAATTGCTGACACACATGCTTAATTGCGTGGACTTCATTTCCATTATAGTAATTAATCAACTTCTGTAAATATAAGTCCATACAATCATTACAAATATTAATATATCCATCATTACTCTGGTATAAAGGAGAAGGAGATTTAGCAAAATGGTTTCTCTGATTATCCCAACTCTTACCACAGCATGTGCATTTATATTTTTTATCTACCTTAGTAGACCGTCTTGGCATCTCAAACTGTACTTCTCTATTGATGTACATTGGGGCTTTTGCCAATTCTTCTGGCGTTAATTCTCTTGCCATATGTCCCTCCTTTCCTTATATAATAGAAGAGCAGTAGATGATATGGTTCACCTACTGCATATAATTCATAACATTATAATTTCCAAAGATCCTTTAATAGGCACTCGAAAGGTAACATAGTTGGCAAAACTTCAAAATGTTTATCTTCCATAATTCTAGCAACGATATCTAAATCAGATACATCTTCCTTGCTGATCGGAACATCGTCTTCATCTTCATATCCAAAAAGCCAGATATCAGAATCAGAGTAGAAGTTCAATACAAAATCTACAATATCCTGAGTAACCTCTTCTTGATATAAATAAATGGAAGTTCCCTGTAAAGAATCATTATATTTATCATATAAGAAAACTCTCAAACTTCCATCATCAAACATTTCAAGACAATATGTGGCATCGTCTTTTTCCATATTAATCTTATGTGGAGCATAGTCAAGTTCTGACATTGCAATGGATAACATATAACGAATTGTCTCAGCGCTTGCAATGATATCTACACAATTATCTCCATCGACCAACTGATCGTTAACTGTAAATAAAAGCTCAATTTGGTCTTCGAAATCTGTAATATTCAGATCCTCATATTTGTTATATTTATCTTTATAAGAAATAACAATCACTCCAATCTTATTTGTTTACCGCATCTTTTAATGAAGCCGAAATTTTGAATTTTGGAGCTTTCTTAGCAGGAACATTGATTGTTTCACCTGTTCTTGGATTTCTTGCAACATGAGCTGGTTTATCTTCAACAGTAAATGTTCCAAGCCCCATTAAGCGAACACCTTCTCCAGACACAATGGCATCAACGATACATTCAACAACTCTATCTAATTCTTCTTTTGCCTCGATCTGAGTTACTTTGCGTCCTTCTGTTTCTGTTTTCTTTGTTGCGATTGATTTTACTAATTCTTTTGTTGTAATCATAGTTCGATTCTCCTTTTTGTAATTAATGTTTTATTTTCGACTAATTTCTACGGCTACCCACTTTTGAGTACCCGTAAATCATTTATAGAAGTGGAGCAGAAGAAGTAGCATCCTCTGCTCATAATAGGCAGTCTGTCCGACCTGTTTTGAGAGATTGATCCTAAAAAGACTGCCGAAATGTTAATTTAATTGCATCTTGAACGATGCTGTATGCCCATCATGTTCTGTGAACTCAAATAGTTTGCAAGAACTCTTTGACCCTTTAAAAATACTGTCTGCATAAGGATCGCTACCTACAAAGCTTGGACACACTAAAATTTCTTTATCACATGTGATACCTTCGCTAAGAGATTTTTCAAGCATTCCGTGGTAATGACCAACTAACAAGAAATCAATATCTTCGTTATAGATAGACTCCATATTTTGAATGGCGCTATCAATTCCTCTTAAGGTATGCCCATGCATTGCAACAATATTAAAGCCAGCGACAGGAACGTGAATACAATCAGATTCCAGATCAAGATGTACTTCAACACGATCATTGTTTGCCAAACATTCGTTGATATAATTTCCAATAATATATTCAAAGTCTTCCGCACATAATTCAGAAGCTCTTGTTCCTATAGGTCGTGTTTGGCTATGGTTGCTTCGACCTACGCAATAATATTCAATTTCAACATATTTGGATAATTCATTTAAGAAATGTGAAATGATTTTTGAGATATCAACAACTGCCTTAACAACGGCAGAGTCATTGAGCTTAACGTCAGTAAGACGTAAGATACCTTGAATATCATCACCTAATGTGACGACTTTGAGTTTAGAAATGCCAAGTCTATGTATCAGCACAATGGTCTTAGATAATAATTTTTGAAATCTTTCAATGCAAATTTCTGGAGAGTATTCGTTGTTAACACTCTTAAATACTGCATTATAATGAATATCTGCAATAGAAAGCACATATCCTTTAGATTTATCTTCAACTCTCAGAGGCTTAAAGTCTGGGTTTGGTAGCATCTGAATTGCTTCAGCCACATATTCATTGAACAACTCAAAACGACTTTCTTGGCGAGAAATACGATTTCTCTCTAAATTAACTGTCTGTAATTTCTGTCGTTCCTTACGAATTCTTTCATATAATAACTGATCTTCAGACTTTTCATCATTACCAGATTTTTGTTTGCTGCGAAAATAAGCATCTCTAAATCTACCACCAAATGGAGTAGAAGAGGACTTACGAATTGTATCGCTTGCACATTGTATATGATATTTTTCTTTAATTTCCTGCCAGTCGATATCAACTACACCGTCAAGTTTTGAATCAATATCTGCACAGACAGCCTCATATGTTTCTGGAGTTAATCCGATTTTTGCTAATTCTTGTTCAAAATTAATACTGATAAATCTTCACTCCAATCTATTCTTCATCAGAAGGTACGTTTAATTCCAGATCTTCGTCAGTCTTTTCTTTCATCTGAAATTCACCATATTTTCCATCAAAGTCTTTTAATAAATCTTTGAAAGATACATTTCCTTCTTCTGTTTCAATAACTCCTTTTTCGATATCTACATAACCTGCCGCCTTAACTGTAACAGTAGTAGATTTTTTATAAGATAAAGCTTTAGCCATATTTATCCTCCTTTAAACTAATGTGAATTTTTTTAATTATTTGTGAAATACCTCTACACACTTGATTAAAAATGTGGTATAGTGTAAATAGAGGGAGTTTAAGCATTTTTATGAATAAAAAATTAAATGATTTCGTCTACAATTCCAAGGCGAAGCATTTCATCTGCATCAAGCCATAATTCCTGACGATATACTTTTTCGTACATTTCTTCATCAATATTAGAATGTGAAAGTACATACTGTTTAATTTTCTCTTCGTATTTCTGTGAAAAATTAAATAAATCTCTTACAGCATGAGCTGTTCCGCTAACAGATTCTGATCCACTATGAAGTAAACCTACGCTAAATGGATGGCATACGGTTTTTACGTTTGGATTATTATGCCCTGCCATAGCAATATGTAGCCCCATACTGGCTGCCATACTCATAATGTGAATTGTAAGTGGAGTTTTAATCTTTTCAATAACATCAACAAGATTAAATCCTCTATATACATCGCCACCAGGTGAATCAAGAATAATTGTAATAGGTTCTCCAGAGCCATCATTATCCATCTCAATAAGTGGTAAAACAGCGCTTTCAAGGATAGTATCGCAAATGGCTTCATTCACAATAATTTTGCGCTGCTGTAAATTTACATAATACTGATAATCTACTACATCTGGCAGTCCACCGCCAAATTGTTTTAGTAAATCTTTAATTGGAAGTTCGAATTCTATATTCAACAGTCCTTTCTATAATGAAATTTTCAAACTTGAATTTGCAATAATAACTCGTGTACTTTTGCATTTCTTTTCAAGTTCAGAAGTTAATTTCTCTTTTAATGTTAACTTTGCTTTTTCTGATCCATGATGTAATACAATTCGATTTGTGTTAATAGAAGAGTAGTAATCAAGAAGTTGGCAGAATGGAGCATGTCCGCTAAGAGATTTGAGTGAGAAACTTGCACATCTGCAAATATATTGTTTATTATCTATAGAGATAGATTTAACATTTTTGTCTTTAAGTAATGCAGCTAAACTTCCTGGCGTACTGAATCCTACAAATAAAACAGTAGCGTTAGGATTTGGAACTGCCTTTTTCAAATGGTGTCTAATTCTACCATTATTACACATACCAGATGTAGATAATATTACACATGGCTCATTACTATGTACCAATGCTTTACTAGATTCTGGGTCACGTACAAACACTAAGTTATCCCAATTTAAGACCTTATCAAACAATTCTAATTCGTCACCAGATAAGATTTTTCGATATTCATTGAAAATATCAATCCCTAACGGTGTATCAATGTACACTTTATAAGGAAAATCATAGTCTTTCATGACCTGATAAATCATTGTTGTGAGAAATTGAAGTCTGTGATTTGCGAAAGTTGGTATAATTACCTGTCCATGCATTTCACATACCTGTTGCGTGATAATAGAAAATAATTTTTCGATATCATTATTTCTTTCTTTTTGCCCAGTTTTTAAATCAGGACGATCTCCATAAGTTGATTCTCCAATAACTAAATTTGCATGATCAACAGGAGTAAACTTATTGACATAATAATTATGAACTTTGGAATTTCCAATATCTCCTGTAGCAAGAAGTGTTTTTTCTACATTGTTTTGCTTTAAATAAAGCAGAACTTGTACACTGCCAGGTAGATGTCCGTTTGGAATAAGTTTAAATGCTAAAGTCTCATCAACAACAACCTTTTCCATAACTGGATATTCGGACATATGTCTTATAGATGTTTCTACGTCATCAATCGTATACAGAGGTTCATAATTTTTACCATGTTGGTTATTGATTAATTCAACATCCCTATCAATAATAAATGCAGAATCCTGAAGCATTCTATGCATAATTTGTTTATTGTTTTCTGCAACAATAATTTTCGCAGAACAACCCTCTTTATATAATCTGGGAATTATCCCCAAATGATCTTGGTGACTGTGGTCTACAAAAATATAATCAATGTCTTTTGGCTTAAATTCTTTAAATCTTCTCTTATTTACAAGAAAATCATCGTATTTACTATTTGACTGATGTAAGCCAGCATCAATCAAAATATTGTGAGTATCTGTTTTTACATAAACCATAGAACCAGTAACATCCATAGCAGCAGGTTCATCTACAAATGACACCCTGATATTATTTTGTTTTTTCTTCATAGAGAACACCTATCTTTCTCTATACTTCTTTAGAGCTTTCATTACGCTTCTTTTCTCACTTGCATAGTAAGTAGGATGTCCAGAATACGTCTGATGAATATCAGATTTATCCTTGAATCCTTTTGAGCGAAGATAGAAAGCTTCATTTTTGGTGATCTTAATTATAGAAGATCCCTCCATTCTTAAAATATTTCCAGTGATGCTTGACGCTGCATATAGCAGTCGTCGTACATATATACTGGATAGGAAAGCTTCTAGTAGGATTCGAACCTACACTCTAAGTCTTAGAAGGGCTTTGCTTTTCCGTTAAGCTATAGAAGCAGAAGTGTTCGGACTGGATTTGAACCAGCTCTCTCGTATTAAAAGTACGTGCTTTTACCAGACTTGAAGCTACCGAACACAGAAAGGAGTGGCAGATGAATATGATTAACCCATCTGCCGAATGCTAACAATGAGAAAAAATCTTTGTTGAAAAAGAACTGCCAGTCAAAACAGCTCTTTGATTGCACGGGTAGGATTTGAACCTACGATCCCCTGAACCAAAATCAGGTGCGATAGCCAAACTACGCCACTGCGCAATGTTGGTAAGGACATTTACGTCCCTACCAATGAAAGATACTATATGAAAATAAAATGAAACCTAGAAAAATAGCAGAAGGTGGATTTGAACCACCGATCTTCAGGGCATGAACCTGACGAGATAACCAAACTTCTCCATTCTGCATTATTTTTATAAATTTAATTTAAATTGTAAGTTTTTTTGATATCACTGCGTTTATATGGCAACCCATAAGATTTACACCATTTACATATTGTCTTATCTGACACACCATATATTTTTCCAATTTGTACAAAAGGTTTTGTAATAATTAAATTCCGTAGTGTATCTTTATCAGGTCTTTCGGTTCTTCTTAAAAGCTTATGAGCACATTCAACACAGCGTGTGGCACCATTACTAATTTCTTTCCCACAATCTTTACAAATATGTTTCTTCTTTAATGGATGATTCCTAACATTTTTGAAATTTTTACCAGCATATGTATCCAACTGTCGATCACAATTAGGACACACCCATCTTAAATTTTCTAAACGATTGTCGTGATGTTGCCCATTGATATGGTCTAAAGTTAATACTAATGGTTTATTATTCCATACATGGTCAAGACCGCAAATCGCACATTTATAAGGAGTAATATTATTTTTCTTATATCGTGTACGCAAAGCATTTTGAGAAACATTAGAATTATTACAAAATATTTCTTCATCTGATAAAACACGCTTATGTTTTTGATACCCTGTTGGTTGTGGTAAATTTAATTTTTCTAAATATTTTTTGACGGTGGTAAAATTAGATCCAGTATGTGTAGCATATCCTAATTTTTGTATCAATTCCCTCATACAGGTTGAATTTTCAATTAAAATCATCAATTCTTCTTTTGTGTATTGTGATACTAAAGATCCTATTGTAAAAACACTCCTTTATTGTATATAAATTTTAAAAACAGGGATAACTGGATTTGAACCAGTGAAAATACGGCAGTCAAAGTGCCGTGCCTTAACCACTTGGCGATATCCCTATGAGTATTTTAATTTTAAAGCGGATCTTCATCCTACAATCATTAATAAAATAGTTTATTCTGCAACACAGCTGATGAGTCTGAGCTTCGAGGAGCTACCTCTAACTTCTCACCAGAGTCTCAAAGACCAAAATCTGCGACATGATCAATACATGTAACATCAACCCACCGTTCAGATTTAATAAAGAATGTTTTAACCTTTTTAATATTCTTCTATTAGAACTTACCTAAACTGACTTGAGCGACATACCAGCGACTTTTCTTATACACCATCTTTTAAACGGCTTCATATCAAACTACATTATTTGGCTTTTCCACCTTTTACGTACCTGCCAGAGTACGCATTGAAGTGGATTATTCTCCACAGGAGCGTCTATTGTTGTAGCGAAAAGTTCTGTGCGTTAACCAGACCAAAATGCTGCACAATATCCATTTGCTTGAGAGTTTCTCTCTTGTCCATATTGGATCACTCCAACATAAAAAGAGACACAAAGAACGTATCCGTACGATGTATCTCTCCAATTCGGCATATGTGCCTAGAATATCTTTCGGACTCATGGCATTGAGTTTTATAACCGAGTTGCTTATGTTTTAAAATACAAACACCCTAAGCTGGATTTGAACCAGCACGAACGGTTTTGGAGACCGTCATTCTACCAACTAAATTATTAGGGCGATATTACTGACATGACAGGACTCGAACCTGCAACACCAACGTCCGTAGCGTTGTGCTCTATCCAATTGAGCTACATGTCAATACAACATTTACCGCATCTCATACGTACACACTGGCGACACAGTATAATGCTGATCATTAAAATTCTTGTGTGTAAGAAGAATTTTAAATTCGACCTCAATCCACGTAGGAGTTTGAGATACTTTCAAGGCGAATAGAAGTGATGAACTTCCTCAGAATATCAGTAGAGGTATACGTTTCTGATATTCACTAGCCATCAGGGCGTTCGCATATTCTTTGATTTGCGCATCGTATGCATTTCAGATCTAATCGTCCGTGTTGAGGGAATCGAACCCACTCGTGACCGAAGCCGTCTGATTTACAGTCAGATCCGCCTCCTTAGCGGGATAAACACGGATATTAGCCAACAAGTCCGAAGGACATTGTAGGACAACCTAACGCTGCGACTCAGACTCGAACTGAGACATCGTATCACTACGATTACTGGTAGTTTTCAAGACTACTGCCTTACCAATTAGGCTTATCGCAGCAAAAGCGTACAGGATGGGCTACGACCCCACGTTACATGTACTCGCATGTAAGCCAGATTAGCAATCTGGTGCATTAAACCAACTCTGCCATCTGTACTGATTATATAGGCTCGGTAATTATCTGAGAAAATGTCCACAGTCGGTAGACACTACCTTGTGTGTCCATGAGTCACCGACTTGTCATTTATGATTTTGTATGTTCATCGAAAGGCGTCCAACATATTCGGAAGTAGGTGCTAGCACCTTCTTTAAGTCCTATGATGCATGAATTCATACAGGCTCACAACAACCTTTGACTCTAAACGTATGAGTCTTCGCATCCCTATGTTTAGCATGGCGTCCCATGCACCGCATACTAATTAATGCCCTATAGGCGATATTTCTTACGTGTGATAAAATTAGCTTTTTGTTACTTTACCACATACACTTTACGGTACTTTTTGCCGAATCTCTTGACCTGTGAGTGAGAAGAGAAGTACATGTCAATATGTTTTCCTCTTACGCCCCCGCCAACGTCTTCCGCTATAAAAGTCTTACCATTAATTCTAACTTTAGTACCTAATTTAATTTTTCTCCTATCAACAGAAATGGTTCTGCCTTGTTTTGCTCTGCGACCTGAAGCAGTTCGGTTTCCCCAACCGCCAGAACATGACCGACAACCGCAGTATGCAGTAATCTTGTATGTTCCCAAACATTTGACTTTTTTATTTTTCGCAGAGACAGCAGTAGAAGTAGTGAATCCACCGACTGCCAGTAACATTGCCATAACTAATGTGATAATTGAAATTTTCTTCTTCATGATTTCTCCTTTGGTTGCTTTTCAGTTTCCTCTGGAGGTCTACTATATTAATAGAACAGTTGCAAGTCTCGGATACCATCTCTGATTTTTTGTTTTTGATGACATAGACCTCGGAACTCACGGTGTGAAATTTCTTTAGCTGCAAACAGCGTGAGCATTTACACAAAGTGTAAATTGGTATTTTGAGAGTTTATCTGTTCTGATTAATCTTTTCTTTCATGTTCTTCCTATATGTCCACGAAGCACAAACCCAGAACACCGCATAAACACTGGGTTTGAGCGGTGTTGAAAAATAAAAGGGGGAACTTTTTTGCCACTTTTTTACTAAAAAGTTTTTATAAACTCAATTCCATACAATAACACATCGCAACCAGAACAATCAGAAGATCGTTTTCGCTGTAACTGAGAATTTTTAACCACGTTATATTTTTTTTGAACATAGGTTAATAACATTGAGTGGTAAAATAAAAATTCAAATAAATATTTTTTTTCTTTAATTTTATCTTTGTCTATATATTTGACCAATCTATACATTGTGTGTTCTGTAATTTTATACTTCTTCATTTTTTTATAAATCTTATTTTTTTCATCTTCTAACATATTCATTTTAACTTCATGAGAATATGTATATGTATCCAACTTCATAATTTTTCCTCTAGTTAAAAATAAATTATTTAAACCATCTAAAATTAAATCAATTTGCTTCTTATTAACTTGTTCTTTATTATAATTTTGTGGCTTTAATAAATCAGAAAGATATGTTTTTGTTTTCATATATCTTGAAATAATAAAATTATCAATGATATCTTCAAGATAATCCATAGATGTATCACAAGGCTTGTAAACAATATTTTTCTTTTCATCATATCCTTTAATTTTAGAAATTACTCCTAAAAAATAAGCTTGTTGTTTTAAACCTGTTTTGGCATCCAATTTAATATGTTTATTTTGTATACGTTTAATTTCTGCTTTCGAATCAACATCGAACTCTTTTTTTGCTTTATCGATTTCAATACAAGACATTACATCTAATTGACAAATATCAAAATAAAGTTTTCGAAACTCTTCATCTGTATCATATAAAATCCGAATATCTTTATGGCTATTGTTTGCTTTATCCCACAATTGACTATTTAATTGTTGAGAAAGATTGATTATTTCACCAATTAAATTATTACTCGTTCTTATATCGAGATCTGACTGGTCTTCCGAAGTATATTTTCGCCGCACTTTTCTTGCATGAACATTAGATGTTGGCACTTTGAACACGCCATAATTTCGTTTTGCAGCATCAAGTAAAATTTTATTATCAGTGATCAACATTTGATCAGAATCAAAATCGCAACCACTTAATCGCTCAAGAATATTGTCATTTATGGAATTTAAACAAACAATTTCGTCTGTTAGATTGAAATATAAATCAATATTTTTTACATATTTATTTTTTGATATTAAAATATTTCCAATTGTTACATGGGGACTTCTACAACATAATAAATCTTGATTGTTTTTAAACCTAGTATTGTATACCTCACCTTGTTGCAAAGTAGAAATAGTTGGATTAAAAATGCCAATTGCTGATTGTAACATCTCTAATGGATTTCCGAATAACACAGAGTAATTACCATTGATAAGTACGTGTCCTTTTTTCAAATTTTTTCGGTATGCCTTAATCAAAGATTTTTTGAAATTATTAAACATTTCCGTATGTTGAAAGTCTGGGCATATATTTAACATCGTATAAATAATATCATTCATATTCTGCGGGTTGATATCTTCTAATATTTTGCATTTAATATGATATTTAAACACATCAATATCTGTGTTTAATTTGTTCATATAATCAAAAGATGGCTGTAAAAATTTTTCAATATCATTCCTTGACAACTGAAGAGTATTTAATAATTGATAGTGGCATTGTACCATTTGTCCGTCAAAAAAATGCGTTTTTTTCTCATGTTTTACAACCCCGAACATACTTGGTAAATTGTTTAGCCATTGCTCCATTGATCCGAATTTTAAATATTTTACACTATTTGGAGTTGTAATCATCTTAATTTCAGATACATCTGTTGCAAGTGTAAAACCATTCAATTGTGAAATATCTGTAATATTGTTATCTTCAAACCATTTTTGAATATTTGTATTAAAGCAACATGATTTAAAAAATTTATTTCTTAAAAGAAGCATTCCGTAACAAGAATATTCTCCCATAACAGATTTATCAATCAAACTCTGTCCATCCCAAATTGAGTTATGTATTTCAATAGTTTTTTCATCTGTATGAAGCCAACCGTCATCGCCAATCGTTGTCTCAATCACAGTATCATTAAAAACACTTTCATAATCATCAATGATTAAAATTGATTTTGGATCGATTTCAATAACATCAATGATACTACTTGTTGGAAGAGCAATATATGCTTCAAGGGCTGCGAGATCAATTTCTTCTCCATCTTTTACTTCAAGTCCACACAGTCCCCATTTTTGCATATGTTTTGATAAATTCTTTTCAATAAATAAACACTTGCCAACACGGCTACTTCCTGACGATCTTTTAAATCTTACATAATCTCTACTATCACATTTAAATCCATCTTTATATAAAATATTTCTTAAAGCTGCAACATCAACAATTGTTTTGTTGGTAGAAGTTTTTAGAATATAAATAATTTTATGAACAGAAGTTTCTTCGTCAATTTTCTCTTGATAGCAAAATTGTGGCGGTAAATTATCACATATGAGTCTCTTATCAATCCACCGATTTGTTCTGACCCCTATAATCTCTCCAGTTGAAGTATCTTTACAAATACAATTTTTAAATTCATTTTTAGATAATTCGTATCCAAATTTCATATATGTATCAACTTTGATTCTGTTAAATTCTTTTACGCTATAGTTAAATGTAACATTTATTACCATATTGCTGTATTCTTTGGTATTGTCATGTTCATCGAAAAATGAAAAAACCTTTTTACCAATTCCAAAATTTTTCCCGTTACTGGCAACATAGTTTCTTAATTCAATTAAATCTAAGCTGAAGTCATATGTGTTAATATATTTTCTCAAATTCGGTTTAAATCCATGATCTGTCTTTCTTAGAAGAGAGTACCCTTTCGCACTCTCTTCATTCTCAGAAATTTGATGATTTGAAATATACAAATCTTTTGCATCAATGCTTGGGATTTGCAATGGATTAGCATTAATATTTTTTGTCATTCATAACTCTCCTTTGTATTCTTTTCGATGAATCGGATTGGCATCTCATCGGATGTGTTAATTTTTTCGATTATACAATTTGACAGTTCGTTTGCAACGTATTGCTTCCAATTGGTATTAGGTAAAGGTTGTTTCCATTGATATAAAAAAGTATTTGTAATTTTCGATAACCCATCTGGATTAAACAAATCACTGGAAATCAAAGGAATGTCTGTATGAAAAGTCATTTCGTTGCTAATATTCTGAATCTGTGTATCAATTTCATACCATGGTAAATATGGTTTCTGCGTTTTGATATCATAAATACAGTCATGGAGCACATTATGTTTTACTTCAACATGCAAATAAACCATAAATGGCTCGACTACAATATTTGCTGTCCACAAATTATTTGCCGATTTATTCAAATAATTCACGAGTTCTTCAAAAACACTATATATATTGTTTTCCATTAGATATAAAAATCTACCTTTGAAAATTTCCCATGCCTCATAAATTGAATCCCGAAATTCTTCCATATCTACAATATGATTTTCTAAACGAATTTTACTTATAATAAATTTTTTGTATGTAAAAGAAATATTCACGCCTCTTGTTGAAAATTCATCAATGCTAAGTTGCAATGAATATGGTTTGCAATTAAATTTATTTTCATATACACGTAGTGCCTCAACGATATTTTTTACCGAAACAAGCAATTCCTCATCTTTACTTATATCTTTTTTTAGTTTTGATAATGATTTCCAAACACCATATCTTTGATCAATATCGTCAAGGCGTTGCAGTGTATATTCTATATGTTTTGTAATACGCACACGATCTGTACGAATGATTCTTGTGTCAATTAAGTCAGATGTGATTAACATATAGTCATTATTTTTATCAAAAAAAGACGTCTTTAATGATGCTGTAAAATTCCAATTAGAAACTCGTATAATACGAGGAAATTCGAACGTACACTTGATAAATTTACATTGATGGTTTTTTAATGTTTGTAAACTTTCAAAAACTTCGCCATAAAAAACTTTAATCTGAGATAAATATTCAATATCTCTTGAAGATAATTTCATCTTGTCTCTTGACGGATTATCATTATCATAATTTTGAAATTTTAAAATTGTTGGGAAGTAGAATGAAGTATCATTTACTTTAATTAACATACTAAGAGATGTTATTAATTGATTTACTTCATTTTGAGTAATAACAACATTAACATCTTGAAACATCTCATCAATCTGATCGGTTATTTTATCTGCCAATTCAATATTTTTATCTTGATGCACAATTAAAATTGGTACATATCCTGTGTTTGCCATTCTACTCATCATCCTCACTTTCTTCAAAAATCATGTCTGTCATACGTTCCATTTCAGTTCTTGGTTTTCTGAAAGCGTCCTTATGTAAACTTTCTGCTTTGATCTGGCAATAAATATCTTCCGTAATCATTTCTCTGGTAACAGCAGAACGACACATTCCTGCGCAAAACAGTACGGCACCGCCAATCAGAATCGTAGATAAAACTATCATTCTACTGCACCTCCACTGTATTTGACTTACCGCTTAGGTAATCACCTGCACATTCAAGAAGCTTGTAGATAGCATCAGCAGATTCAATATGTATATCAAGATCGCCAGCTGTTTCAAGCTCAACTACCTTAGCCATCAGAGCTGTTCTAAGAGAATATCTCTTTGCCGTGATCTGTAAATCATCTTCAAACTGATGCCAAATTGGGAAATCTCCTGTCTCTTTGGCAATTGAAAGAGTCACGGTAAATGTTTCGTCCTCTTTACCTTTCTCATCATTATGTCGGGCAGTAACTAAAATTTTATGCTTTTTGTGATTAATCGGAATTTCAATGGTTGTCCCAAGGCTTTTGTAGCTGCGCTGTGGACGATTCTTTTTTTTCATTGCCTTTTGTTCTGCATACTTTTCTTTATTAAATTTTCTGGATTTCATTAAAAGTCTCCTTATTTATGTATTTGTTTAGTTTGATTATTAATTTGTGTTTGTTATGTATTTCAGCAACTCATTCTTACTGTTCTGGTATAATATTCTTCTCAATCTTTCGCCAATCGTTGGGAAGAGATACCTTAAAATAAATGTCACGAGCACTCATGCTTTCTCTGACCATTTTGCATATTAACGTGTGTTTATGAAACCGCAACAATTCTTTCACTTGATACCATTTGAAACAATAATCAGTGCCACCTGATCGAATATTACTTAAGATATCGTTGATAAAAATGCGATAATACTGGTCATGCGTTGGCTTATAGACTACGGCATCTGTTGTACTATCTCTTGCTCGAATACCATCATTTCTTTTTAATCTTTTCTTTGAAGAAGGAGTAGTGCGTAGTCTCTGTGCTGCAAGTTTTACTGCAAACTGTTCTTGTGTCATGTTCTCAAATGAGATACGATCAGAAGTAGCCAATAAGTCTTTGAGTTCTGTATTTAATTGTGTTGTCATGAAAATTTGTTAGATCCTTTCGTTATGTATATTATTGTTTAGTTAATTTTTAATTTGTGTTTACTTGATTACTCACAATGCTGCCAACAAAGTGATTAATCAAGGTTTGAGTCAGAAGAAGTAGTACGCCCATATTCTCCATAAGGTTTTAGCTGACGTTTAATTTCTTCAACCTCTTTCTTGTAATCATAGTTTGAATCTAATCTGTATTCCTGGAATCCATCATATTTATATCTGTTTGCAAAAACTGTTCTCCCATTCAGGATAACATCTGTTTCTGGAATGACACGGACAAGATTCTCATGGTAGATAATACCAATTTCGTCAAGTGCCTCTATACATTTTGCTACAGTAGTTTTATGCATTCCAAGTTCTTCTGCCATAATGTATTCTGTAGTCACATAAGTTTCTGGTCTTTTTTTTCTGTTCTTTTTGGAATTATAATCTTCTGCTGGTCTGGAAATAATATGTTGTCTAATATATGCAAGAACCAATAACAGATTCCAAATTTTAACATTATTTGGCATTTTCTTGTTTTTCTGTAAACGAAGCAGATGTAAAAATTCAAAATTGTAGATAATACCATAATTTGAAGTAGGATAAAATAAATTGTTTTTGTTCCCATCAGTTAGCATGTACAATTTCAATGATTTATTTGCACCGCAATCAAGTAATCTAACATAATTCTTACTTTCAATCATGTTAACAAAATCGTTTAATTGTTTTATCATACCATCATTGTTGTAATTTGCTTTAAAGTTCATAAGTCGTAGCAACATTAATGGATTGTATAGGATAGGACCTCTGGTATCATCCCATTGCGAAATACTGTTGCGTAATGCCATTTGAAACATTATTCGTTTTTTCCCGTAGTTCTGTCCATAAATTAAAAGTTCTGGGATAGTGTGATAATCTTGTCTACTCTGTTCTGGTGTGATTTGTACTTTCATGTAGTTCCTCCTGATTGTGTGATTATTTATTGATAGGGTCGATTACATCGTAGTAAAAAATCATGTTTCAAAATATTAGATACGAGTTGTATATAATGTTTACTTTTAAAACAATGATTTTTAGCCGTAGAAAAACCGAACGATTTAACATCTAAACTGTTAACATCTAAACTGTTAACATCTAAACACGGGAATATAAATATTCCCTACCTATTTTTTGTTTCGGTCGCTGACGCTTACTCAACGAAAAAATTCCGTGTTCGCTGACGCTCATCTCTTTTCTCTTTTGATCTTTCATCTGTCTTTTATTTTTATCCGTGTTATCTGTCTTGATAATTGTATTGATCATCTTTCCATTTCTCCTTTCTTTGTTTTGTTCATCATGTAGATCATATATGATAATTGTTTTATATTTTCTTCCTGCAATGTCCGTAATCTTTTTCTTGCTATCTCATTGTAGTACAACCACATATATGATCTTGAAGATCTTGGATATAATATCTCAGAATGATCTTTCCAGTAATCATGAATCTTCGTTGCAATTTCTTTTCTGGTATCTGCCAGCATATATTCTCTGAGAGAATCTTTACACAGATTACCATAATTGATTATCTGGCATATCATATTTGATGTAATGCCTGATGGCAAAGTAAAAGAAAATTTTGTCTCTTCATTGTGATTACTTGTAAAATCATTTGTATTCTTCACAGTATATATCCTTTCTTTCTTTGTTTTCTTTTTAAGCATATTGGTATTTTAGCATATCTTTAACTGCTTGTCAATAGCACTTAAAGGTAAGATGTGTGAAGATGATGTTTGTCTACTGCGGCATGTTTCCTTATATTAGATTCTGTATATTTAGAAGAGTTTTTCATGGTAAATTTCCATTCTATGGGCAAATTGGTATTGTTGGTAGGGAAGAGGTGTTAAATGGATTTATGATCTCTCAGGTGTATTTTTTCATAGGAAATATCCTTGTACTTTTTCACATGTAATATATACTGGCGCAGATAATGATCTTTTCAATGTAAAGTGTCCCCCTATGTGGTATGAGTGTGCGATATGGATCATGTGTAAAATTGTTAAGGGTACTTTTGCAATGTTTAGATGAGAAATCGGATACTAATTTCCATTTTATATGTTCTGGTGATAACTTGTTAGGGTACGATAATAGCATTGAAATTTGCTCTCTCAGAGTACATTTTTTAAGGGTATAATGAAGAGATATTTTGTCCTGGATCTAAGATGAGTTGTGGCAGATGTCTAATTTGGGAATTTGCTACATGATGGTGTGTGCTGATTATTTGCCATGACAATGGCTGCTGATTATATGTGATTCTTAATGTTTAGAAGAGTATATTCGTCAAATATGGATTTTGTGGTATATCATGGAGAGTTGTTAGGGTAGATAGGTAAAATGGATTTATAATCCGTAGAATGCTATTTTTTATAGTGTTGTATAAGAGATAATTTTTTGCATAAAAATAATCCCTGCTTGCAAGGTTAAGTATCTGATTGATAGATTTCTTGTGTTCGCTATCTGTTACAAATCTGGTTGATAGTTCAAGGGGTTCCATCCTATAAAATGTTTTGCCTTACGAGGGATTATTTTTATTGATACATGGAATACATTGAATGTCTTGTTCAATGCCATATACACGATTATATCATATAAGATATTTTATTGCAATGAGAGATTGTTAATTGTAAAAAAATATGCCCAGAGAAATTTCCCTGAGCATAAATTCAGATAATGCATTTGCAGATACATTATCTGGGGGTTTCAACTTGAATCCCACTAATATCATCTTTTTGTGTCCGTTTTGGCGTAGATGCCAAGGGTTGCCCAATCCCTTAATGGAAGTATAACATGATTTGCTGAGAAATGGAAGAGGCATATTTTGATTGTAAAGTGTTTACCTGCGGTAGCAATGTCGAGAAGGAACGCTGATGTTTATTCTGTCTCTCCTAAACTGCGCAATAAATTGCTTGTTTGCTTGTGATAAGAGAGAAGAGGTAGTTATTGTTTTCTTTAGTGTTTATATGTGGTTTCTTGTAATTTATATATTTTTATGCATGTCTTTGTTGAGAACCTTCGATATAGGGTGACACCAATTTCGTACGCAAAATGGTTAAAATTGTAGTGGTTATAAAGGGAAAGTGACGATTATTTTGTGCGATTGATTGTGGAGATAAAATCGGTTTCGGGCATGATTGATCGAATTTATACATTTTTCTGGGAGTAATTTTGTGCAAAGGTTGAGAGGTAATTTGTGTAGGGATTTACTGAGATTTGTGATTGTGTCGATGGTCAAAATCGTGCTTCGAGAAGAGCCAAAAATCATGTTTCGATAAATTGTGCGAAACTGTGTAAAATCTGATGTAAAAAATATAAAGAATTACTTAGGTTTTGGAGGACAAAACTTGCATAAAATGGTGTAAAAACAAAAACGTGTCTCGAGAGAATTGGGGAAAATAAAGGGGAAAATGGGGTTGATTTTTTGGAAAAGTGCGATTTTTGAAAGAAGTGGTTCTGAGAGCGTTGAAAAAAGAGTAGTAAAATAAACGATTCGCTCGACGACGCCTCCGAAGACATGTTTTCGATTAGCAGAAAGTGTTTATCTAGGAAAGTGTAGGAAATTGCTTGTGAAAGTGGGAATTTTGTGGCAGGGGGTCGAAAAATTTTTGTTGACACGGTGATTGAACACGTCCTGCTAAAATGGTAATAGTTTCCAATTTTGTAAATGTAAACCTACCCCCGCTTTTTGATCTGGTGGTATAAAAATTACATGATTAAAATTGTAAAAATCTATTTGAAATACTATAATTTTATCAAATAGATTTTGTAAATTATTGTAAATAATTTATAGGCAGATCAGGATCAGGAGTGCAGATAATTTCCAACTATTTCCACATAGTATATGATACTACGTGATAGGGTACTGGATACCGCAACTATAGTTGTTCGGCATAATGCACAAACTGTACAATATATTGTACGTGTCGTTATAGTCCGATATCGGACTACCAATAAACGACTATTTACACAACAAGTGTTGTTTATCATACACTTGTCTATTATCAAACACTTTTACATAATATGTTGGATAACCTATCCGCACCATCAACACAAAATAAAACTTCACACTACACCACACAAACAAAACAATATTTTCTCTATCTAACAAAATCACAAACAATTAAAACAGATCACATTTTATCATTGTTAACCACCAAACTTTATACAAGTTAACATTCTACCACATATAACTCCAACCTATACCAAACCACCCACCCATAACTTTTGGCTATATCACTTGACAGCACAATAAAACAGTGCTACACTACTAAGCAAACAAGTGTTCGATGTTTGGCAGACTTCCAGCACTTGCAACAAATACACAAATTAAAATACAAACTAAACAAATTAATATATAGCAATCACACAAGATCAAATTATCAGATATAAATAAATGCATATACAAACATAATGTAATAGTATATCTCATACTACAACATTAAACTAGATCCAAACAATTACAACTATACAAGTGTATATAGTAGTATAAGCTAATGCTATATACCACATATATCAAAGACATAACATACAAGTATACTAATATAACATAATACTATATAATAGTACACTCACAGCATACGCAAACAATATACACAATACTATAATACATATACTAATACACTATATTCATAATGACGTGCTGTATGAATTCTTTCTATATAATATACGTTATACTTGCATACTCACGTTATAACACGTTTAAACGGCTGTAAATACGTTATAGAGTACATGGGCAGAGTACAAGCGGTATAAGATAGTTTAATTGTCTTTGCTGTCTACACTGGTATGATCTGATACTATGTTAATATCTAAGGATAAGTTACAAGCGTCAAGATATTTAAAAAGAGTATCTAATTTAATACTGTGATTATTATTATTTAATGTTCTTGCAATGTTTGGTTGAGATGCTCCAACACGTCTTGCAAGTTCACTGTTACTTATATTATTATTTTTCATTTGCATTTTTAACAATGTGATAATATCACTTTGATTTTTAACAATCATATTTATATAATTCCTTTTCTTTCTATATAATAAGGTAATTTTCTTTTTTGTAATATATTTGTATTATAACACAAAAAACGTATTGACAACATATATCAAATATGATATAGTATAAGTATTTTAAAGATAAGGCATTAAAACAAAAGCCTTTGATTTAAAAACAAAAAAAGAGTTTAAAAACTCTTGACATGGTATATCAAATATGATATACTTAAAACAAGTTAAGAGAGAAGCATAAAAAGAGTGGTGATAACAACCGATACTTGAAACACCAGCTTTCAAGCTAATCAATTAACAACAACTTATAAACAGTCTTAAAAAAGGAGAGTCAAACAAAAGTAAATCTTAAAAAATAAAAATGGTTGTACATGATGAAATGTACATAAGGATAATGAAAAAGGCTTTTAAATGCTGGTAACATTCAAAAGCCCATTAAGTATAAAATACTTAGTTATAGACAATCTAAGTATAACATATCTTAAAAAGTTTTGTCAATTCTGACAAACAAATTTCATTTTTTGAACGGCAAGCAACTGAATAGTTTGTCTTGCATGATGATATAATTCAAACCCCAGATAATATCAGGGTAGTGCCTGAAGGGTTTGAATAAAGCAATAGCCAACGTGGTAAGTAATAGACGAGTGTCAGAGTAGGGAATAAACCGTGACCATAGGGAACACTTGCAAGGAACAACAAACAAAACTTATATATTTGTAATATATAAGGGCAAACATAACAACGAACGGAGCTAAACTTAAGAGTATCATTTTTTGATACTCTGTTTTTTTGAATAAAACATCAAAGACAAAGATTAACAATGATTCAACCAGTGATCCGCTGGTTAAGATACCATAATTCTTTTGTAGGTCGATGATGGACTATAAATAACACTTTGCTTAGTATGCTCGCTTTACGCTATGCCACTGTCTAAGACACCGTTGTTTATAGTCATTCATGAACTTATACAAGAATAAATTTTCAGACATAACAATTTTTGTTGTGTCTTTTTTATTGCAACTATAAAATCCCGCTTTTATAACTTAATGTAAGTCGGGTAACTAAAGAAAGAAGGTATTATCATGAACACGAACACAAATACAAATGGTTTTACAGCATGGGTTACAAACTTAGGAAAATACAATGAAGGAGAAATCATGGATAAAGCTGTAAATTTTCCACTTATTGATGAAGATGAAATTAAAAACATCTTAAAAGAAATAGGTATTGGTGCAGAGTATGAAGAATATTTTGTTGCTGATTATGATGCAGAGTTTGATACAACGGAGTTGGGAGAATACACACCACTTTCAAGGCTTCAAGAAATCGGAGAACGCTATGCAGAACTTTCAGGTGAAGAAAGAACTGTATTTAATGAAATTAGTTCAGAAACGTCAAGCTTAGATGAAGCGTTTGCCATTGTAGAAAATGGTAATTATATTATCTATGCAGATTGTAACAGTATGAAAGATTTAGCTTATCGTTATGTAGAAGATACTGGACTACTTGAAAATATTCCAACAAACGTATCAGATTATTTTGATTATGAAAAATATGGACGTGAAATGAATATGTATGGTTGGTATGTTGATTCTAAAGCATTCAACGGCTACATTTCAATTTTAAATTAAATAAAAGGAGTGTTTTAAAATGAAACAATATTTATATATAGATATATACGACGATAACACAATCAAAGTGCTGACGGTTGGCAAACTGTTAGCACTTTTTAATAAAGAAGTAGACAGACAAAAGAAAAACGCAGAGTTCTTCAATAAATCCGTTAAAATCCCGGCACTTGAAGAATTCATCGAAACTTTTGATTCTTTCAATCCATCGGCAGAAGGTATTAAAGCGGTATGCAATTTAAGTCCTTTAGCCCGTAAATGGTGCTTACAGCAAGCGGTAAAGTGTTTTGAAGATATGCCGTGGGTAGACACATTCAACGAACTAAAAAACGTATACTATGAAAAAGTTGACAATTTAAATGATACTATTGATTTTTCAGAATTTTATTAAGAAAGTATTAAGCATGAAACATTGGAAAATTTAGCCAAAATTATTAACCTACAACAATTTTTATAAGAAGGGGAGAAAACCGATGAACAACAAGACAATCAAAAACAAAAAAGTAGTAACTATCGTAGCCGTAGCATTTTTAATTGCTATGGCTTTTTTAATCTTAACAAGCCCCACAAAGCAAGTTGATGCAAGCACCAGTGGGAAATATCGTACAATTAACGGATTTTTCAATACTGACGGCACAGTTGATACTACAGATGGCATGGCATGGAAAGTCCGAAAAGCTTCTTACGCTTACCCTAACGCAACAAAAGTGATAGTTAAATTTGACACTTGCGGAACAAAAAATAAACTTGATGACAAAATTGTATCTATCAAGGCACAAAGCAAAAATTTACAGCTCATTAACAATTACTTAGTAAAAAATTACGACCTTAGAGCGTTCAGGGTTAAATATATTAAAAGTAATAAGTTAACGGAAAAAATGATTGCTAATCGTGCCATAAACCACACAATCTATATAGAAATTATCAAAAGTGTTTCTAAAGGCGGAAAACGTGGGCTGATTGATGGAAAATACACGATTGCTTATAACAAATCTGTTAAAAAAGGCAAAAAGGTCACATCTTATAACATCTGGAATCCAGACAATGCCTATGTTGACGATGTAATTGCGGTAGTTGACAACAGAAAAATCAGATAGTTTTATAAGTCGAATATTATAGACAAGTCAAAAACATGGCTTGTCTATTTTATTGAACTTATAAATCGAATAAAGTCCCGTAAAGGGCAGAAAGTGAGTGGAAGAAGAATGAAAAACAAAACACAATTACATAAACCGACATTAACAGACATAGTTGTTGTATTCGTAGGAATTGCAATGGCTATTGTTACGTTTATAAGAATCCCGTTTGCATTTATCTTAGGCTTTATCATACTAATGTTGGTAGCGACTTATCTATTAGCTTGTATGGGATTATTTGATGATGAAACGGAAACAGACAACGGAAAAATCAGATAGAAAGAAGGTGAAAGAAATGAATCATCGTGTAACGTATCTTATCTATTATGAAGATAAGAATGGGTATAGGGATAGCTATGAAGTTTACGGGTATGAACAACTTAGAGAAGCTATGAAGTGGTTACATAGTGATGAGATTAAAGCAACTGATATATCAATCTATAAGCATGGAAAGGATTTTGAAAATAATTCTGATGACATTATAGAAGTATATAAAAATTGGTGGAAATAACCAGGAGGAACGATAGAATGGAAATTTTAAAGATGACAGAACGCAAAACAGTAGTAATTCAGACAATTGAGAAGGAAGAACGAAATACTTTTGATATTGGAAAAATCAAAGTATCTGCCTTGCCACCGATTGCAAAACGTGATCTTATCGCAGAACTTAAATGCAAGGGCTTCTGCGATGGAATGATTCACACGGCATTGCAATGTAGACTGGAAGATCTAAAGGACTATGTGAACGTATGGAAGTATGTGGCGTACATCTTAGCGGTAGAACTGATGGAAAGATTATAAGAAGGGAGTTGGAAATTATGATAACAAGAAATACATATCCTGACGGTAGAACGGAAATTTTCTGTAACACGCCTGATGAGTATAACGACTTATGTTGTAAATACGATCTTGAAGATTGCGGTAACAGTGGAAAATACGTTGGATCTAGTTGGAGCCGTGATGATAAGAACAACGTAGATGTTTATTTTAAATATAAAGAAGAATAGAAAGTAGGTGGAAAGAATGAGTCGCAGAACGACAATGACAGCACTTGTGTGCCACGTAGAACGCAAGTATAACACGTTATACTTTACGGAAAATCCGCCAAACGCTGGAATTGACGATGATTTGTTTGGCTACAAATATTTCTTGCTATTCAAGAACACGTTCGGAATTTTTCGGAAATACAGAACGCAAGAAGAAGCAGTCAACGACATGACGGAAATTTTAAAAGAAGATCCAGCTAATCTATTCAACTTCTCTGTATGCCGTACATAGTTTATTACATAGCCAATTAAAGGCTTTTACTGTCTGTAATGAAGCAGACTACACCATAACGGAAAGACTCGACTATTGAAGCTAATAGTTACTTTATATGAACGGAAAGACTGTACTACTGGTTGATGGTAGTGACGTATTGGAACGGAAAAACGGTGGCGTATGGTAATTTGTGATAGGTTCGATTCCTATCCCGTCACTTTATGGAAAATATAAATCAAAAGAATAAAGAAAGAAGGTACTTAATTATGGGAAATCGTGCAATTATTAAAGGAAAGAACCATGCGTTAGGCGTATATGTGCATTGGAATGGTGGTTATGATTCTGTAAATGCTTTTTGTACATATTGTAAATTAAAAGGATACAGAAGTCCAGAAACTGATAGCTACGGAATTGCTAGGCTTGCACAAGTGATTGGAAATTTCTTTGGCGGTAATGTTTCAGTAGGAATTGAGATCGTTGACAATAATCCGACACCCAAACAAGTTGAGGAATTATGGCTTGATAATGGAATCTATGAGATTGAAGGTTGGAAAATTGTTAACCATATGAATCCTGATATAGTTATCAAAGAAGATCATGAGGAATATGACTTAATGGAATTTTTAGAAACCATTGACGAAAATATGCCGACTAAAGAACAGTTAGGAAAAGAATTCTTACATTCAGAAGAAATGAACGTCACGGATTTAAAAGTCGGTGACGTTGTTTATTATTGGAATGAATTGTATGGAAAATATGAAAGACATACCGTTATAGGAATTGCAGAAGGCGAAACCATTAGAAACGGACATAATATGGATGGAATTCCATATATTGATTTATACGAAAATAATGGATCATATGATGGAAATCCTAACAATTACTTAGCTTATCAGAAAACAATTAGAGTATGTAAAGAAAAGTAATTTATAGTGGCGTATGGTAGATAAAAGAGTGCTTTTATCGGGCGGTTCAATTCCGCCCTCGCTACTTTTCACGATGGAAATTATCGTGTATAATAAACGAGAACAGTTAACTTAAAATCTGATCTTAAGATCAGTCGCCAAAGAAAGGAATAGTGAAAAATATGATTCTAGAGTTTAGAAGAGTTCCCGATATAGATCCGAATTTTACCAAATTGACTTATCGTGGATACACAATGCCATTAAAGAAAGGTCATTGGTATTATGGACAAGATCTTGAAACTGGAAATCTTTGTGTTACGAATGGTTTTGAATGTGGTGGACGTACTCAAATATTTATTCAGTATGAGAAATGGAAAAAATATACAGAAGAATGGCTGAGTTTGTATGATGATAACGGAAATCAGCAAATAACAATCGCAGAACCAGATTTAACTAATATCATGACAGATATTAAGGATAATATATCTCATAGTATGGATATTGATGATTGGTGTATTGGAAATGGATATGATGCAGAATATCTTAGACAAACCAAAAAAGAAAACCTTGAAGCATTGGAAAAAGATTATCAATATTATTTATACATGGGTTGGAAGTATCCTTACTTTGTAAGAAAAATTGCAGAAAAATGTATGGGGAAGAATATTTAATTAGCTATTGTTTATAGCTTAACGGAAAATTAAATAAGAACAAAGTAATCTAGGAAGATGCAGAAATGTATCTTCCTTTTTTAATGGAAAGAAATGAGGTAAGAATGAATGAAAGTTAGTAAAGAAGAATATGAAAGATTAGACTTTGAAGATTTTGTGGAAAAATTAAAACCACAATGCAGCACATTATGTAGCTTAGAAGATATGAAGAACGCTTGCGTTGATGCGGTTAATGTAATGGAAGTTAGCCTTGCAATTCATATCCTGGAGCCGATTGAAGAATACGGAGTATGGTATTACGACTACGATAGAGAAAAGGGTATGCAGTATGTACCGCAGCCATTATCACAGAAAGAGGATCTTGTAAAGGCTGGATACTTAGAATTAGTCGGATAATAAAATGCAGATTTAACGGAAAGTGAGAAATAGATTATGTTAGATTTTACAAAAATTACATTTAACGAATTGGATGTTACAGATAAACCTTATCAGGTATTTTATGGTTACGAGTTAGATCAAAACGGAATTGATGATTTACTAAGAATATATGCAGATGATAAAGATATTCCAGAAGATGCTATTGTTCAAAATATTGAACTATGCTTGACGTGTTATTCAAGACATGATTATAAATTAGAAGCATGTTGTACAGATATAAACAATAAGCAATATTGGATTGAATTGAGTTTTCGGCTTACAAATTGTGATGAATTTATTGAGATAATACCTGAATGTGAAAGAATAAAAATCAAAAAGAGTTTATAGAAGAATAGGAGAATGGAAATTATGAACAAATATAGAGATTATTATAGTGCAATCGTGAAAACAGAGAACGGACTGGATATTGATGTAGTGGAATTAGTTAACTGTGAGCTAGAACAACAGCAAGGTGGAAAACAGCCGATTGTCGGAATGATTGCAAGTGACATTATTAATGAATTTAAGAAACATAAATTTACATGGCGTGACGTTGTAGAAATTAACGGAAAATGCTATGCAGAAGAATTTAGTATTAGCGGTATCATGGAAAACCCCCCTGATGCGTATATACTTGATGATTTTTACACAGCGGTTGCAGAAAAGCATAACGTAGATACTACAAAAGATGAAATCAAAACTTACATGATGGATAATATCGACTTTAATCCTACGGAATTAGAGTTTGGGGCAGAAGATTGCGGATGTTACATTGACGGAGAACCAGAATGGTTTGACGTAGAAGAATAGAGGTGGAAATTATGAATAAAAAAGAGCTAAAAGCAAGATTAAAACATGGAGAATGCCTTGAAGAAATTTTTGATTTTACTAATGGTCAAGAGTGTTTGATTTATAAAGGAGAATTTGAAATATCTGATAATATCATCTACGTTCCAGACATTTATCTGAATGAATTAAATATAAATACTGCAACAACAGATGAAGAATTAAATGATATTTTAAAAAATTGTTATACAGGAAATGATTTCTTAAAAGAATGCAATGGCAATGTACAACTCGCAAAAGCATTATTTGGGTTTGTCGATTGGCAACATCCAAACACCCAGGATCTCACTGATTGTTATGATGAAGAAGAATTTTACGATGAATATGGAATTCATTTTGATGATTTAGGTAATGATTAGATGTTGAGATGAAGAGAATTCGAGCTTGTTGAAAAACTATAAATCATGAAAGAAAAGTTTTATCGCAGAATAGGAGTGGAAATTATGATGATTTATGAATTAGAAAGACCAGATATTGATTGTATTATTGATTGTTGTGAGAAATTAGAAGCAGAAGAAAAATTAAAAGTTCTTTATTTTGGAGAAAAGCCAATCTTATATTATACATCCACAAAGATGTGGATTATTGCAGAGCAACCGATGAGTTTAATTTGGTAACTTGTTCTACTTACAAAGACGGAAAAATCGTAGATAGTACGGATGATATTCATGTTACCGACGGTTCATTATACAGAGAACTCGATCGAATTTATCACAATGATTTTAGAAAGTTTATTTAAAAATAGGAGAGTAAGATTATGAATACAGAAACAAAACAAGAAATTATCGGAATTGTTATGTGCCACGGAGAGAATGATTATGGATACTGGGGAGGCTTTTCCTTGACAGAGGAAGAGGAAGAACAGATTTATGAGATTCTGATGAGGCATGACACAGAAGGATGCTCTATTAGAGGAACAAGAAACGACATTGCAAACGAGATTAAGGAATAGGAGAGTGATTAGTTATGGAAAATAATGAAGTAAAAAGAATCGCAAACATCTTATTTAATATGTCTTTGGGAATGGACTATGACACGTTTGTAGATGATTATAAAGAAGATATGGAAATGTTAACTGAAAGCGTTGGGAAATTATCTAAGGTAGATGATCCACTGTATTATGTGTTACAGAATGTCGCAGGCAACAACGAAGAAATGGGAAATAAGTTTGTCAATGCAGATGGATCTATTTGTAGATAGGAGATGGAAACTATGAATGATAAAAAATATGATACAGAAATGATGATGGCAATATGCCAAGAGTATGAAGATGCTTCTAAAGATTTATCTAGCCTGACGAAAACATTAGCAATTGTTCATATGAAGTTGGTTCAGGCAGAAAGCTATACGCAAGAAATCTCATTCAAACAGTATAAAAGACTGAAAGAAGAGGTAAAAGAATTAACAACAGCAGTACATGATGCAACTATTATGCTCAATGTTTGGGGTAAAGCACGAGAAGTTTGTATGGAATTTATAGATGATGAAAATTAAATGTCAATTTTATTAAAATAATATTGTGTAAAAAGTGTGTAAAATATTATTGACATTGTGTAGATATTGTGTATAATATAAGTAAGTAAAGGAGACAATACAATGAAGCAGAAAGATTTAATCAAGAAGCTCAAAGCAGGCGGATTTGTCTTTGACAGACATGGCGGTAACCATGATATCTACATCAAAGGAAACAAAGTTGAATCAGTTCCACGGCACAAGGAAGTTGATGAAAGACTTGCTAAAGAGATTCTAAGAAGGAACGGGCTGTTATAATACAGCCTGCCCTTGGAAAATCTTGTTTGCAATCATATATAAGAATAGAGGTGAAAATATGAAAGCAGTATATCCTGTACTATTTACAAAAACCGATGACGGAAAATATTTAATTGAGGCACCAGATTTAAATGTATTAACGGAAGGAAAAGATATGTCGGATGCTATTAAAATGGCACGAGACGCAATGGAATTAACTTGTGTTTCTATGGAAGATAGAGAGGTGGAAATTCCTAAACCAACAAATATTACAGATATCGATATTGCGAAAAGTACATTTTTTGATGAAGGAGAAACTATTATTTCATTGGTTGATATTGATTCAACAGAATATCGAAGAAAAATTGATACAAAATCTGTAAGAAGAAATGTTGCATTACCTAGTTGGTTAAATTATGAAGCAGAACATTCTGGAATTAATGTTTCTAAAGTGTTACAAGATGCACTTATTCAAGTATTGAATGTTACTGATAGACCAAATTATAATAAATAGTATATATAAAAACGATTAATTTATTGTCAATAGGCACTTTTAATAGTGCCTATTTTTTAGCAAAGGAGAGTAAAATTATGCCATTGGTTTTATTATTAATAATTATATTTATCGTTCCAGAGGATAGTTTGGAATATATGTTAGGAGCTATCTTAGGTGGTGGCTATGGAATTTTAATGGTTATAGCATTTGTTGCTATTCTGTATGGAATTTATAAGTTCTTTTCCGATCTTTGGAACGGAAGATAGAATGGAAAATATCATTTGATAAAGCAGATTATATATGGAAGGAGTGACGGACATGAATAAATTCAAGCATTATGGAAAAGACGTATGGAGACAAGCATCTTCTATAAGAAATTGGGTAAAGGAACTAAAAGAAAGCGGATTAGAATATACGGCACTTCCAGACCTAGAACATGAAGTATACAAATACATTAAGGATGGAAACGAAAGATATGCTTTAGTTTATTATCCTGATGTACCTGAAGAAGCTTTACAAGAAGTGTACATAATAGAAAAGATTCCTGATGATCTTAGCTGGGATAACATAATAGAAGATTATAGACAGCAAAGTAGAGGATATGATCCGATGAAGCTGCCAACACGAGCTAGACTACTATATGATGAAGCATTTCACAGAGCTTATGAATGGGAAAAAGAAGATAATCCAGACTTCGCTAAAAATTTTTGGCATAGACCTGCGGGATATGTTGATCCCGAACAATTCAAATTGGCTATTATGTCATTAGGAACTAGCATTGAAGAACTAAGGGAAATGGATCATTCCGATACGCCAGAAATTGATGAACTAGAATTAGAGTGAATACAAATTAATATAGGTAACTAGGACACTTATGGAAAATTCCAGAGTGTCTTTTTTAATACAAATTTTTACATAAGAAAGGTGGAATTAATTATGAATCTAAACGAAATGGAAATTCCTTGCGATCCAATTTTGGACAAAGCAAAGAGGGATGAATTGGTGCAGAACACAGAACTTTTGAAACAGGTTACAATTAAGCCGATTCCGTGGCTTCCTGGACGAGATTATATTACTACGGAACAGGTAGCACGATTCTTTGATGGAGATGTTGAGGAAGTCAAACGATTGTGTACGAAGTATCGTAAAGAATTTTTGGAAGATGGAATGGAAGTTAAGACAGTGCAGGAGATCATTGACGGTCAGGACGCAGCAACGGAAAAACAGAAGGGAAGAATCATAGTAACGTATCCGAACGGATTGAATATCTCATTCGGTTACAAGGGTGCTAAGGTATTTACTCTTAAATGCTTAATCAGATTGTCTTTGCTGATGGAAACTTCAAAGCTTGCCGAGAGTGTGAGATATTATGTTTTTATCAACGATTATATCACGATAGAAGAACAGAGAGAACAAGAACAGGTAGAGGCAGGCGTTAAGCTTGTTGACACAACGGAAATTTTAGGTAGACGAATTGATCTGTATAGAAGTATTGAAGATCCGTTATTTTTAGCAAGAGATGTCGCAGAATGGATTGATTATAGTAAACGTCCTGATGGAAGTTATAGAACGGATAAAATGTTACAAGCGATTGATTCAGAAGAAAAATATAAGACCAAAATCTTAACCGCTAATAATGTTAGCGGGTCAAATTTAGGTCAGATTGATTCTACTGGAAAGACCATTAATCCATTTTGGTTCCTCACAGAAGATGGACTCTATGAAGTGTGTATGCAGTCACGTAAACCGATTGCCAAGCAGATGAAAAAGCAGATCAAAGAATATCTTAGAAACATTCGTAAGACAGGCGGTGCAGTTGATTTTGGAAAAGAGTCACAGTTCATTGAACACTACTTCCCGTCATTTTCTGAGGATGTCAAGCTTGCTATGGTAACGGATCTGCGAACACAGAATAAAGAACTTAAAGAAGAGAATCAGAAGTTGCAGAATGATAACAAGTTATTAGCAGCGGAAATTTTAACATGGGATGATCGCAATAAGATGAACGCTGGAATTAGGAAGTTGGCTGCCGTTACAGGAACACAATTCTCTGTTATGTGGAACGAGCTTTATAAGAACTTGCAATACAAATACCATATTGATGTTAAGAAACGTGGAAAGAAACCATTTCTACAGTGGATTCAAGAACATGAATGGGATAAGGTGCTGAAAGTCTTTTGTGCAATGTGTGAAGCTAGAAACCTATCTCCAACAGATATGTTCCAGCAGACAGCACCAGTGGAAAATTTGTATGATAATGAAGATGAGGATGATGAAGTATGGAATTAGAACAGATTATTCATTTCTTTGAACAGTTCTGCGGAATATCTTTTGTGTTATATGTGATTGTTTTCCTAGCTTGGTTATCGCTAAGAAAAATTGATCGTGAACATAATAAGGTATATTTAAGCAAATATATAGACGTATTAGAGGAAATATTAGAAGCTATTATGAAGCCTATGAAAGCAATTACGACATTATGGGTTATCGTAGCTTTCGGAATGCTTATTTATCAGCTGATTTAATTCCATATAATAATTTTGGCAAAGAACCGAACGGAAGGGGAAGGTTCTTTTTATTTTACGGAAATATTTGACAGGAACCGATTTGGCAGGTCGGTTCTTTGTCAAATTTATTATACACAAACTAATGATTAACTAAGCATATAATTGTTAATAGATAAGGTGTTGATTACATAGAGAGCTAATAGGAATAGAATAGGTTTCTATTAGGATTGACACACTAATAGTTGGAATTAAATGTTGATTTTATTCCTATTGGTTTACGGAATATAGTTATACAAAAATAATGAGTGTAGAGAAAAATAAGACAGTTTAGAAAGGAAGATGAAGAATGAACCTACAGTTAGTAAAAACGGAAAATTTTAATGATTTATCGTGTGATTTTTATAGTGCTGAGGATGATATTTGGATGACAAGAAATCAAATTGGAGAAGCACTGGAATATGCAGATCCAAGAAAAGCAATTCAAAATATTCACGATAAGAACAAGGATCGGTTTATTGGAAAATCAAGTGTCCTCAAAACGAGGACGGTTGATGGAAGGAATAGGGAAACAGTTGTATATAATGAGTTGGGAGTATTTGAAATATGTAGATTAAGTCGTCAGCCAAAAGCAGATGCCTTTATGGACTGGGCATGGAATGTTATCAAAGCTTATCGTCATGGAAATTTAAGAACAGGAACTCCTGTAACGACAGTAGAACGATTTCTTACAGAGCAGACAGAACTTATGAAGCAGATGGAAAGAAACAACGAACGCCTATATAAGGTTACTATCAAGGGATTTAATCAGCTGGCAGATATTGTTAAAGAAATGAAAGCCGAGCGGAAAGAACTGTATAAACAGATTGGTAAACCTACGAAAGATATTCCAGTAGTGGATACGGAAAGCGTTATCGCAGAATACAAACTTAATGAATGGAAGTCTAACGTTTATGGAATCATTAATGATATTTTGAAAGAATCTGATGAGTTAGGAACTACCACGAGAGATATTCTTAGAGAAGCATATAACTATTTAACCAACACATATGGAATTGTGTGGGAACAGGATCGGAAAGAATACAAAGAGAAATACAATATTAGTGAAAGAGGTAATGTACCAACGATTGATCTTTGCTATGATAAATATCCTGACCTACTGGTAAGTGTGCTGGAAAAACTTCTGCGACAGTTCCGCAAAGAGAACGCACAGCCTGATTGGGATGAAATGAAGATTAAGATTACTAATTATGCGAATCATATTGGAAATAAATCTAAAGGCGGAACTTCTGTTTATCGGAAAATTTATACTAAGATGACAGAGAATGGCGTTAATTGGGATGAGTATGCTCATGGATTGTCTAAATCCCAGCTTATTAAAACAAATGCAACTTTATACAATAGATTTTATGAGGCTGCGGTGGAAATTATTAGTGAATAAGAAAGAGGAAGAATAATGAAATTTAAAATTGAAACAAATCCTTATGGAAATAAGAAAACAATGTTTCGGAAAAAGAATATTGAAATTAATCCTGGATTAACCGTATTAGTTGGGTGCAATGGTAGTGGAAAAACAACTTTGTTACAACAGATTAAAAAAATCGTTACAGACAAAGGTATTAGCTGTATGAACTATGATAATGTATCTGATAACAAGCATAATACAATAGCAGATGCTGTATATCTTGGAAATTTTGATATAGTAGCACAGCAATATTGTTCATCTGAGGGAGAAGGAATTATTCAAAACATCGGTAGACTTGCAGGACAAATTGGAAATACAGTTGCTATGTGCAAAACGAAGGATGAAAAAGAATTATTTATTCTTATTGATGCAGTCGATAGTGGATTAAGCGTAGATACCATAAATGAAATTAAAATGGATTTATTTGATATTGTATTAGAAGAACCTTTAGATGTTTACCTTATTGTATCTGCTAACGATTATACAATGGTTAGAAATGAACAGTGTTTTGATGTTTATACTGGAAACTATAAGTTATTTAAAGATTATGAAGATTATTATAAATTTATTATGAAGTCTCGTGAACGAAAAGATAAAAGAGATGGTAATGACAACTAAGAAAGAGATATGATAAAATAAAACAAATATTTGATCGGAAGGAGTGATGTGAAATGGAAAAATCTAAAACTTATACACCAGAAAAACCATATATGTGTATTTATGAAACAAAAGAAGATGGAATTGGTTATGCAACATTTGACAACAAAGAAGCTTTGATGGAATTGGTACAAGAATGTAAATTTTATGGAGATAAGATTATAGAATCTTGCAAGATCGAAAGAAAAATAGATATTACACAATCAACAGAAAATAAGTTTATTACCAAAGATATGGTTGAAAAAATAAACGAATATCTAACAAATATTAGATCGCCATTTGGATACAGGTACGATGAAAAGACGTATGGTATGTTCGTTGTATTGCATAATCATTTTCCATGTGGATTTAAGATGATTAAAAAATACAATATTCAATTAACTGATGAGTATTATCATTGGTTACGAACATGGTTTCAAGAAAATTATCATATGGATATTTCGTATAATGAAAGTGGAACTGTTTGGTCGAGTTATGTGGAAACGGAAAATGTTGAAGAATAAAATGAAACTTTGATAGAAATGAAGTTGGATAAATGAGAGAAAATACTAGGAAAGAAGGAGATTATATAATATCAGAAGATGCTCTTGGAACATCATATAAACACCCATCATTTGGAATGTTATCATTCAATCGTACTCATGGCGGGCATAGCAATTTATTTGGCAGTAGCATTCAGCATAACGATACAATCCATATGGTATTAAGGGAAGGTGTGGTTACAAGGGGACTCAATGATGATTGGTATGTTGGAGAAGATGAGATTCTGGAAGTAGAAATGTCGCAATCACAATTTGCAGAATTAATTACTTCTATGAATGTTGGAACAGGTACTCCATGTACTATTAAATATTTACGTGGTAAAGGACGTATTAACGAAGCGGATTTTATCAATAAAAGACAGCAGATAACAAATGAATTTAAAGAGTGTATGAACGAGCGTATGAGCGATGCAAAAGAATTTTATGATGAAGTCAAGGAGCTTTTTATTACGAAGAAATCTATTGGAAAAGGTGATCGAGAAATGATTCTGAGAAGACTTGCCAACGTGACTCAAGGTATGGAATCTAGTTCAAAATTTATCTTTGATCAATTCCAAAATCAGATAGACAAAACAATTACAGAAGCTAAAGAAGAAATCGAGGCTTTTGCACAGAATAAAATTAATGCAATAGCTCAACAAGCTCTTGTAGAACAGAAAGAAGATATTGTAAAATTAGAGAATCCTGTTGATGTAAATCATATGGAACTTGATGAAGAATAAAACGAAAATTTGATAGGTGGTGGTACGAATGGTGGATTTGAATGATCACAAATGTACGTTTGAATATACAGATGATGAACTGTTGGAGCAGGGAAAGTTAGACATTCAGGTAAGATCACATGGAATAAGAGACGATAGAACTTTTTTAGAACAATATATAGTCTTGGAAGAAATCGGCAAGCGATGGATTCGAGAACATGAAAATATGAAGAAAGAAAATATCGTGAGTAATCAGTTCAAAAGCTGGAGCGATGATAAGTTGTTGAAATTTTATAAGGAACGAAAAGAAATTTATAATGGAAATTTCCCTATCTCGTATATTAATATGTTAGCGGAAATTTCTGATCGTTGGATTAAACAGAATGAAATTAAAGAGATAGAATTAGAAGAAGGTGCTAAATGAGAAAACCAATAACAAAATGTCCGCACTGCGGAAGTGATCGTGGAATGGCTGTTAGGTTTAAAGCTACTGGAACCGATATATATAGTTTTGATGGACATTTTCAAGATGAAGAAATTATTGAATGCTGTACATATAATAAATGTATGACATGCTGTGACTGTGGTAAACGTATAATGAGTTATGATGAATTTATGACACATTATGCAATCGATGAATTAACAGGTAAGCATTTAAAACAGTGAAAGGAGAATTTTATCTCCATATATAGAGGGGAGTGATGCCATGAGTAACACAGGATGGATCAAACTCCATCGGGAAATTACAGATCATTGGCTATGGGAAGACAAACCATTTGCCAGAGGACAAGCAATGATTGACTTACTTATTCTCGCAGGTTATAATAATCAACCTAAGTATATTGATGGAAACTTAGAAACAGTCGAGCGAGGATCGATGGTTACTTCGATCAGAAGATTGTGTGATCGATGGGGGTGGAGTAATTCAAAGGTTATCAAATTTTTAAAGACACTGGAAAACGACAGTATCATACATGTAAAAAGCGACACTAAAAAGACGGTCATAACCATAGTAAATTACAGTGTTTATCAAGGTTTTGTAGACGAACAAGCTACACAGAAACGACACCAAAACGACGCAGAAGCGACACATAAAAAGAAAGTAAAGAATAATAATAAATATAATAATAATAATATAAAGCGGTTCAGACCGCCTGATTGCGAGCAAGTCTCCAGATATTGTCAACAAAGAAACAATGGGATTGATCCAGAAGAGTTTGTGGATTATTACACAGCCAAAGATTGGATGATGGGCAATAGCAAGATGCAAGACTGGAAGGCAGCAGTACGAAACTGGGAACGAAATCAGGCTAAGAAGAACGCTAAACAAAAGCCAAAGGTAACGAACCTTGCACACTTGGAATGTGATCGTGATTATGATTTTGGTGCGTTGGAAAGACAGTTGTTTGAGAAGCAGATGACAGGATAAGTTTGACGAAAGGATGGAAAAATGTCAGAAAATATTTATATTCACTACGGAAGTGATAAGTTTGAGAAAGAGTTGTTTATGTCAATTGTGAACAGAAACATGATTAACAAACCATTTGGAGGTTTATGGGCATCGGATATAAAGGCGGATCAGCCGGGGGAGAAATGGTGTATTGATAATGATTTTAGAATTGATAAACTAGACAAAAACTTTAAATTTACATTGGATGATTCGGCAAATATTGTTGAATGGACAGCGAAAGCCGATTTAAAGCAGGTTCCAACGCAAGATCTATCGGGATATCTCCCAGAATATTTATTTGATACAATGGGCGTTGTGCCAGATTTTGAGAAGATGGTCGAAGATGGAGTTGATGCAATTAAGCTTAATTTATCCAAAGGTGATTATGAGTTATATTATGAGCTTTACGGTTGGGATTGTGATAGTATTCTGATCATGAATCCTGATATTATTAGACCATTGTAGAAATTGAATAACAGAATGAGATTGAGAAGCTTATGGCTTCTTTTTATTTTGCCTAAATTTAGAGAATAGGAGTAAGAATTATGGAATTAATCGAAGTAGAAATTAGACCAGAAGTACGTGAACAGTGCAATAATTAGAGAGGAGATTGGAACAATGAAATTATACGGAACAGTGAATACAGAGGTTGATGTGAGTAAATATAATATATTAATAGCTGCGGCCCAAATACTATACGATGGACATCTATATGATAGTTGGGGAATTCATACAGAGTTATTGGAGTCAGATCATAGAGAAAATAACACTGGTAAAAGAGCATTATTTAAGGTTGAAGATATATCATATCATGGTTCCCCAGTATGGAAATATACATTGATTACTGACGATGAAAATGCAATAAATGATTTTCTGTTGGCACAGGAAATAGAAAAAGTAATTAAGAGAGTGTAAGAATAATTAAGAGAGGAGAGATTATCATGGCAGCAACACAGTTTGAAGTTATTAAAACAGCAAACAATAATAACGCAGAAGAACCTGAAGCAAAGATCAAAAGACGTAAGGACGGAAATCCTAAATGGACTCGATCTAATAAACAAAAAGGCGTATCATCTTTAGTGTATCCAATTAAGAACAAAGAAAAATTTGTAGCCTTTAATGCATATTTTAGAGACCAGATTGATAAATCGTACACAGAGTACAAACGATATGTAGCTGCCAGAAACAATCTTTTGGTTGCAGTTGGAAACAATACAGCATATCGTATCTCTGATATCGTCAGACTCAAATGGGGCGATTTATTAAACGATAAGACTCGTAAGCAGGAAAAGAAAACAAAGAAATTCAGAACTGTATACTTTAACGATTTGGTAACTGAAGCAGTGGATATTTTCTTTGAAGCTGTTGCAGGAACTAAATATGATGTCAAGATTGATGGCGAAGTGCCAATGGATGATTATGTTTTTGGAACATGTAAGTCTGGATCAGGACACATGACTGAAGCAAATGCTTTGGATTTTGTTAAAAAAGGTGCTAAAGCAGTTGGAATTGAGGACAATATTGGTACGCATACATTACGAAAGAACTTTGTGTATTGGACACTTGTCGATCATAAAGATGATCAGAACGTATTGTATACACTTATGAGATTATTGAATCATAGTAGCCCTGCAATGACATTTCTGTATGCAACAATCACAGAGGAAGAAACTCATGTATTGTTTGATGATATTGCGCAGACATACAAGGAAATTATCAGTGGGGCTTTTAACGGATTGAAGGAAAATGTTGTTAATGTGAGTTATGATAGAGTTATGGAGATTATCAAGTTTGCTTATAAGACTGGCAAAGATGATGCAGATCAAGATGATAGAGTACATGAAGATAATATGCAGGCATTAGAAGAGTTATTGGAAGGAGTAATTGTATGATATTTGTAACAGGAGATACACATGGGGATTGGATGACTCGATTAAACAGTCGTTCTTTCCCAGAGGGAGTTGAGTTAACCAAAGATGATTATGTGATTATCTGCGGAGATTTTGGACTGTGGCATGACACAAAAGAAGAACGATATAATCTGGAATGGTTAGATAACAAGCCATTTACTACATTGTTTGTATGTGGGAATCATGAAAATTATAATCGGCTGTACGAATATCCTGTAGAAGAATGGAATGGAGGAAAGATTCATAAGATTCGTGATTCTATCTTCCATCTCATGCGAGGACAGGTATTTGATATTCAAGGCAAGAAATTCTTTACGTTTGGCGGAGCAAGTTCCCATGATGTTCAAGATGGAATTTTAGAGCCAGACGATCCAAGAATTAATGAATGGTACAGAGATTATGACAAAATGTTTAGGATTAATCATGTGAGCTGGTGGAAAGAAGAATTGCCATCTGATAAAGAGATGGCAGAAGGTGTGATGAATTTAGAGAAAAATGACTTCCAAGTAGATTACGTTATTACACATAGTCCATACACATCTGTTTTAAGACAAATGGATCAAGGATCAGGAGTGTACAAATCTGACAAGTTAACGGATTATTTACAGCAAATAAAAGACAAAGTGATTTATCAAAAATGGTTCTTTGGGCATATGCATGTGAACCAGAACTTTCCAGGAGATAATGCGATTGCAATTTACGAACAAATTATTAGGATTTTATAGGAGAATTTTGTATGAAGATAAATACGATTAGACAAAATAAGGAAGAAAAGAAAGCAAACCAGAATCTTATGTGGATTTCAGCAGAGATTCCACCATTAAAACCAGATAATGCATCACGTTACATGAGGTATAAAACATATCCTGTTATTGTGGATTACAAATATAATGATGGATGTGTGGACGAAGTGCTTGATTTTTGTGACTATGATTTTGAAGAAAAGAAATGGAAACTGGATAAGCCTCATAAAGTTAGACAGTATTTCCCCCTTCCAAGTAAGCACAAAGTAAAGTGTTCGAACAAAAAGAGAACACTTGTTCGAAAAATATCTTGATTTTGTTCTGTAGTAGCATTATAATAAGAAGTGTAAAAATTCTTTGTTATATTAAACTTTTGAAAAATATCTTTAAATGCTATTGACAAGCATATAAAGGTATGGTATATTTAACTCATGGAAATGAAAATGCAACTGAGGGAAGTTGAGGTACATGAAATGAACGGATATACTAATAAAAAAGAAAATGGAAAGAGATACGACAAAGATGAAAAGAAACAATATGAATATGGGAAATATATGAAGCCGCATGTGTGGGAAATATATTTTGCCGATCTACCTGAAGTAGAAGATAGTCATATATTGTGTGGGTTACGACCAGTGATTGTATTTTCAAATGATATATGCAATAGTACGAGTACGGAAATCAATGTTTATCCTCTAACTAAAAGGATAAGAAATTGGATTCCTACACATGTTACTATATGCAAAAATAAAGTAAATGGTCTTAAAAGAAACTCTCAAGTGTATTGTGAGCAAGGACGAACAATTCCAAAACGGAATTTGTTAGAATACTGGGGACAAGTAACCAACTTATCTCTTCAATTAAAAATTGCACATGCCATTATGATACAGAATGGCATGTTGTCATATATGAATGTGGCAGCGTCATAGAATGGAGAAAGTTTTATGAATAATAAAGAATTTATAGAAAATTATATAAAGACAAAAGTCTCAGAGTCAGCACGACCAGGATGGGAATGGATGTTGGATTCTGATATTGCAAGAGAGGACGAACAGGGCTTAACATACGCTCCAGGAACAATCCAAGAGGCTATGTTAAGGGCAGGGAAAGGGACTGCAAGAAATCGAACCATGAACTCTATTGTGAAAAGATATAACCAACTTGTAGATCTATACACCTACGCAAATGAATGTAACTATATAAAATATAATCCATTCAAAAGCGATAAATTCATTGATCTACAAATCGTTGTGGATATTTATTTTTCCAATCAGGTCAACGTGAACTACGTGTCGAAAGAACAATTGAACGAACTTCTGATAGCTTTAGCTCTGCGTAAAAAGCCTTTGGATAAAAAAACAAGGTTGCAAATCGTACTATATCTAGTAAGTTTGTATAACGGTATTGATGCTGACGCCTTAAAGGACTTAAAGTTTTCTGAAATCGACGAAGAGAAACAAACGATCTCAGGGAAACCAATTGGTAAAAACTTTTTAGATATGATTGCATACTATAAAAACGCAATGGGTGAGAATATTTATGAAGATCATATAATTATTCCATCATACAAATGTGATGATTTGCAGGAATATAAAAAAGCACAAGACCGTATTGGTTACAATATCAGATTTTTATTTAATACACTTGGTAAATCGTTAAATTATTATAAAATGTCAAAAAATGACGTTATTAATTCTGGGTTTGTACAGTATTTAAAATCAAGAATGAGCATTGAATCAATATCCGAACTATATTATGTTAAACCAAAAGATGGTGTAGCGAGATCATTAAATGCTAAGATGTTCAATGATATTGCGATTGATTTTTATTACAAATACTATAAAACATATAAATTGGATGATGTACCGTATAATTTTAGTAGAAGGCAAACGGTAATTGGGAAAACAATTAGTTATCTATATCAAGATGAAGATTACAAGAATTATCGTGCGCATCAAATTATGACAGAGTAAAGGAAGGGATTTTTGTATATGGACAATCAAATATTAAACATGTTGGTAGCGAATCAATCAAATCAAATGCGTGTTGATGTACTTGATTTACACTCGTCAGAAATGTCATCTTGGTTTCTGAGCGAATATAAGATTCGGGCAGATGATGGGAAGATAAAAATCTATGGCAAAGATAAAGATCTTTCATATCATTGGATCGAATTTATTCAAGATGAGAATTTGTTCTCTCATATTAAGCAGGACGACATATTTGACATAATCAAATGCCTGCAATTTACATACAAAGAGAGATACAATGTTGGAATAAAAATACAGACAACAAAAAAGAAAGCAGAAGTCTTTGGCAAAACTTCTACTTTCACACAAACTAATAATTCTAACTAAACAAATAATAAATAACAAAAAAGGATTTTTTTGAATCTATCGTGTTGGCAGCACGATAGAAAATCGAATTAAGTATTTAGAATTGTTTAATAGATAAGGATAATAATATCCTTAAAATCATTATAACAATTCTAAACATGTTCGTCAACATGAAAATTTTCCAAAAAAACTACAATTAAATACAGGAGTGATGTATGAAATACATAATTACGAATGAAGAGTTCTATGTGAAAAGAGATCATGCAAGAAATAGATACGTTCGTGATAACCGTAAGTCTGAAGCTACTCAATTTACATCCAAGCAAGCAAAGCACATTTTAGGTTTGAAGCATAAATATACGTGGATGAAAGACGGATTTCATGCCAGAGAAATTGAGCTAGGTAAAGTTGGAAAACCTATGGAATCTAGTGAAATAATGCGTAAAGGTAATGGAAATTGCTTTATGGATTGGGAATGTGATAATACATTGATCGACAATATAGAGACTGAGGAAAGAGCTATAGTAGGGCTTTTAGCATATGACTCAGATCAATTAGGAGAAAAGAAATTTGAGTTAGAACAGGCATTATCATATGCCGATTCTGCCAGAAGTGATATTCTTCATGCAATTGAGTTTAAAAAGATTGATGCTGCGAAACGTGCCGTGATTGTTGGGTATCTTAAAACCTTACAAGAATTGCATAGAAAGATCAAGAATTGTATTCGATACATAGAAGTGATGCAGAATTGCATGGATAATCAGAAAGATATATGTACTTTGAAGAAAGAATTAAAAGATGCAGAACATAAGTCGTATGTCGGTAGAACAAAGTATTATGAGCTGATCCAGAATATAATCGGGTAGAGTTTCTTCCTTATTATATATGATGACTCGCACAGGCATTTGTGCAAAATTGAAATGTAAAATTATAACTTAGGAGGCATTTAATGACAGAAGAAAAGAATATGGTTAATGAAGGGTTAAACACTTTGGTGTTCAACAATGATGAATTTGGAAATATCCGCACAGCGGTCTTAGATAACGAGCCTTGGTTTTCTGGCAAAGATGTTGCAAGCTGTCTTGGATATGTAGATACGGTTAATGCATTAAAGAAGCATGTTGATGACGAAGATAAGAGATTATTTCTAAGGTGCCAAATCGCCACCTTAGAAAACGTACCAAACAGAGGGCTTACATTTATTAATGAATCTGGTTTATACGCTTTAATTTTTGGAAGTAAATTGGATACCGCAAAAGAATTTAAGCATTGGGTCACATCAGAAGTTCTTCCGCAGATTCGTAAGACAGGTGGATATATTCCAATCGAAAAAGATGATGATGATTTAACCATCATGGCAAAAGCATTGAATATTATGCAAAATACTTTGGAGCAAAAGGATGAGCTATTAGCCCAGAAAGAAGAAGTTATTAGCCAGCAGAAGCCACTTGTCGATTTTGCCAATACAGTCAGTGCCACAGAAACAATGGTTGACATGAAAACAATGGCAAAACTTCTTGAGAAAGAAAATCAAGATATTCATATGGGTAGAAACAAATTGTTTGCGTGGTTAAGAAAAGAAGGGTATCTCATGTCAGATAACACACCATATGAAAGATATGTTAAGCAGGGCATTTTCAAATTAACAGAGAGTGAAGTTGAGACTAAGAATGGGAGTAAGTTGATCACTAAGACATATGTGACTGGCAAAGGGCAATTATACTTAGCAAAGAAATTAGCACAATATTTTGCATCACAGAGTGCTTTGGCTTAGAAAGGAGAATTATGGGTATTTACATACAAAGATTCGGACATTCAGGACAAAGATATTTTGAACTAGATGAAATAGAATATAGTCCACACTCAGGAGACTGTATTAAAGTGTTAAACAAGCAAAATGGAAAAGAAAAAACATATGTAGTGATTAATGAAAACGTAGGTGATCTACGATTACATACAAGAGAGTTAATGCCAAGAGTTCATTATACAATTTGTGATGAAAAACATTTGGATAATATTTATATGTTTAGTGTTTCAGCTTTGCTTGATAAAGAAAGGTGGATATTGCGTATATATGATTCGTTTGATATTGAAAGAAAACGAAATGGAATATATTCGTTTGTCGATACATTAGATCAAGATATCGTTATTACCATTTTGATAGGAAAATATAAGCGTGAAGATACGTTTAATGTCAAAATACCTTGTGAATTGAAAAATTAAAAGAAGGAGAATTACATGGAAGAAAATAAAACGGGCGTTTGGATACAAGACTTAGAAGGTAGAACGTACCCTTATAAAGAAGCAGATGGTACATATAAAGGAATTGTAGGAGATACAGTTATTGTTGGTACGTCTAACATGATTGCTACATTTAGAATTGAAAATATATCGTACCAAAAACTTCCATTTACAATGATCAATTACCAAATTAAGCCAATGTATTTTGGAAAGAAGAATGTTGATATATGGAAATCGTATGATTGCAGCGATGCTAAGCCAATAGATATGTTTCTGCGAGACGGCACGGCAGTAATTATTGTTCCGTTTGATTATGATAAAAGTCAGTATAGAACAAAAAGCATTTCTTCAGATGAAGCAATGATTACTTTTTATGAGCAAAATCAGAATAAGACGGAGGCGATTTTGTTTGGTGAACCGACAGCAGGAAAAATACGACCTATTCAAGCAATGAATGAGGATCTTGAGATCAAAACATGTACGATTCCAGCCGACAAAATAAAGACTGATGTGCTAAGTATGTCATTTCCAGAACCAATATTGTCTGTTTCATCATCTGATCAACCAGAACCAATTACGGCTATGTCAGAAGCAGAAAAGAATTGGTGGAAAGAATGTTTTGGAGGATCTGAAGTCGATCGTGGATTACGAACAGAAACACCAACAACAGAACTGGGTCAAACGTTAAAACAGATTGTTGATAGAATGGGCAAAATGGGCAACATAACGATTAGCAATCTGGGAGAGAATCACATCAAAATTAAGGAGAGCGAAATGTATACAGAAAAATTAAAAGAAATGATCAAGAAACCGATTTATGTTGACAAAAAAATTACTGTAAAGGAACCAATGTTGGATAACAACGGTAAACAGATTGAAAAAGATGGAGAACCAGTATTTAAAGTAAAACATTATCATGGAATGGTTAAAATCTTATGGAAAGACGGAGCTGAAACTGTTGCATACGTAGAAGGCAATGATGTGTATGACAGAGAAAATGGTTTCAAGACTTGTGTAATTAAATACCTGTTTGGCAACGCAGATGCTCATGACGCAGTTGATTTTTGGACAAATAAATATGTGAAATATCCAAGCAGTTGTATTGAAGTGACAGAAAACTTATGTAAATTAGAAAAAATTCTTGAGAATGACAAGAAGAGAGAAGAGGAAAGAAAAGGTTTACCTCATGCGAAGTTCTTAAGAAGAATAGGTTTGCTTTCAGGTGGTTGTGTTGCTGGTAAACTGATTTACAAAAACTGTGATATGAAATATGTTAATGAATTCAAAAAACTTGCCAAGAAATATTTTCCAGAACTTAAGGGTAAAGAAATTTATGTGAATGGTAACAAGAACGATGAAATTTTTGTAGCAATTAAATAATACATAAAAAAGGAGATAAATTATGTGCACACCAATGAATGAAAACTGGAGCAATTTTTTAAGCAAATTGTCAGAGCGTTTAAATAAAATGCTCGACTATGTAGAGAAAAACAATTCTACATTGTATGAAACCGATATTGATAAGGATGAACTTTGGGAAGTATATCTGAGTAGTTTCCCTGAAGGAACTAACAAAATGTATCGCAAGCGAAGAGAATATGACTGTGGTCATTGTCGAAACTTTATTAAAACAATCGGTGGAGCTGTGGCAATTGTTGACGGCAAGATTCATACAATCTGGGAGATCGACACAGATGATGTAGTATTTCAGCCAGTAGTTGATGCTTTAAGAACGTATGTCGAATCAAAGCCGATCAAAGATATTTGGAGACATTTTACAAACACAGTTGGTACAAAAACCACAAATGAGTATACAGAAGATAAGCAGATTATCAAATGGACTCATATGTATACACCGATTCCAGAGAGGTTATTGGAAAGGAAATCTGATATTCCTACAGTTAAAGCAAAAGTGAGAGATCGAAAGAATGTGTTTAAAAGATCACTTGATGAAATTACAGAAGAAGCTGTTGATACAGTATTAGAACTGATTGCTTCAAATACTCTTTATAGAGGACAGGAATGGGAAAGAGTATTAAAAGATTTTAGAAAATATCAGCGAGAATACAACGGTTTGCCAGATGAAGAAAAAGATACATACACATGGACAAAAGCCATGACGATCGGAGATGTAATTGGTCGTATTAGAAACCATAGTATCGGTACATTACTTGTGAATATCAGTGAAGGTATGGATTTAGATAATGCAGTAAAAGCTTATGAAAATGTTGTAGCTCCTGCGAATTACAAACGACCTAAAGCAATCTTTACAAAGAAAATGCTTGAAGATGCAAAGAAAACTGTAACCGATTTAGGATATATGGATTCATTGCAGCGTAGATTTGCAAGACTTGACGATATTACAGTAAACAATATTCTGTTTTGTAATCGTGATGCAGCACCACGTATCCAGGGCGGTTTAGATATTTTTGATGAGATGAGTAAGGAAGTCGCTGTAAATCCTAAGAAATTCTCTAAAGTAGAAGAGATCAGTGCAGAGAAATTTGTATCAGATGTTCTTCCAACCGCAAAAGAATTAGAAGTCTTGTTTGAAAATAGACATAAGAAGAACATGGTTTCACTGATCGCACCTGTAAACAAAGATGCCAAGAACATGATGAAGTGGGGTAATCCTTTCAGTTGGGCATACTCAGGAAATATGACAGATAGTGAGATGAAAGAAAGAGTTAAGAACGCAGGCGGAGCAGTTGATGGAGTCTTAAGATTTTCAATCCAGTGGAACGCAGGAAAAGACTGGAATAGGGATGATTTTGATGCACATTGTAAAACACCTTGTCATCATATTTTCTTTGGCCAGATGCTTGATCATAAAACACGAGGCAGACTTGATGTTGATGTAATTAATCCAGTAAAGGGGAAACCTGCTGTAGAAAATATCACATGGGCGGATAAATCCAAGATGGTTGATGGAGATTATGAATTTTTCGTACGCAATTATTGCCATAACAACGGTACATCAGGATTTACAGCAGAGATTGAATTTGATGGTCAGATTTACGAATTTGAATATGATAAACCTTTAAGACAGGGGCAGAACGTACCAGTGGCTACAGTTACATTAAAAGATGGAGTGTTCACAATCAAAGAGAAACTTCCATCTACAACATCTTCAAGAGAAATCTGGGGTGTCAATACAAATCAGTTTGTGCCAGTAACAGTAATGTGTTATTCGCCTAACTATTGGGATGAACAGACAGGTATTGGACACAAACATTATCTGTTCATGTTAAACGGATGTGTAAATGAAGATACTCCAAATGGATTCTTCAATGAGTTCTTGAAACAGGAATTAGTACAGCACAAGAGAGTATTCGAGGCTTTAGGAAGTAAGATGCATGTCGCAGATGATTCAAACCAGTTATCAGGAATTGGCTTCAGCTCTACAAAGCGAGATGATGTGATTGTTAAAGTCAAAGGCGCAACTGAAAGAGTTCTTAAAATTAAATTTTAACATAAAAAGGAGATTGAATTATGACAACAGAAAATTTATTCGAAATGGCAACAAGAAACAAAATGAGATTCCCATCCACAAAGGGTGAGTTATCTGTAGAAGATTTATGGGATTTGTCCGACAAAGATTTAGACGTGGTTTACAAAAATCTGAAAGATCAGGAAGTTAAATCTTCAGAAGAAAGCCTGTTAGATGATGCAAATGTTGATCCAAAATTAACGGCTGCGATTGGTATTGTAAGATACATCTTTACAACAAAACGTAAAGAGAAACTTGCAGAGAAGGAACGTATTAATAAGAAACAGACACAGAAAAAGTATATTGATGCTCTTTCCAAGAAACAGGATGAGGCTATTGAGAAGATGTCAGAAGCGGAATTACGTGCAATGATTGATTCTTTCGAAGATTAAGATGATATGCCTGAGCGTCCGTTTGGACGTTCGGGTGCTTAAAGAAAGGAGATTACGATGATTTATAAATTAGAATTAGGTGATTGGTCGGAAGATGGGCATAAAATATCAGAAAGTTTTTTATTTGATTGTAACTATGATATTCATAAAATTCGACAAGCGTATAAAGACAGTTGTAAAAAGCTAGGCGTAGGTTTTAATTGTAATGAAGATTATACGGGGCTAGGTCTTGGTTGTAGAAGTGAGAGACTGATTTGGACAGAGTATCAAGAATCAGAAATTAGCGAAACAGCATTTGAAATTTTAAATAATTTTGGGTGTTTTAAAGAGGTTGATTTTTATAAAGAAGATGGTGTGTATTATATCGAAGAAAGGAAAGACTGTGCAAAACTTATTATGAATTTTATCGCATTGTCTATGCCTAAAGATTTTCGATATAAGCTCGTCCAAGAGCCAAAAGTTGAATCGATTAATAGTTGGAATCATGAACTGAGACAGCACTTTGGGTATGGATTATTTGATTAATAAAACAGTAATTTAATGGAAGGAGAAAACAATGGACGTTAATAAATTATTGGTTGTCGTCGATATGCAGAATGATTTCATCGACGGAAGCCTTGGAACCAAAGAAGCACAGGAAATTGTTCCCAAAGTAATTGAGAAAATTAAAAATTTTGATGGCATTATTGTTACAACAATGGACACACACGATGAAAATTATTTATCTACACAGGAAGGAAAGAATCTTCCAGTAAAGCATTGCATCTGCGGAGAAGATGGATGGCATTTAAATGAAGAAGTTAGAAAGGCATTATTATCGTCAGAGATGTTTTGTCGCAATGACAAGCAAGAAAATGCTATTTGGCTTCTTGAGAACTATTGTAAAGAAACATTTGGGTCATTAGAACTTATGGACGATTGTTCTGATGAATTCGGTGAAGATGGTCGGTCTCATCCAGAAGATGTTGAAATTACCTTAATTGGTCTTTGTACAGATATTTGTGTAATCTCTAATGCAATGTTATTAAAAGCGGCACTTCCAGAGGCAAAGATTCTTGTAGATGCATCGTGTTGCGCAGGTGTAACACCAGAGAGCCACAAGAACGCACTCGAAGCAATGAAGATGTGTCAGATTGAAGTAATCAATGAGTAAAGGAGTGATGAAGGATGATTACTATTGGTGGAGTACCAGTTGTTCCAGAATCTTTTCCAGATGGAACACAGAAAATTGGTTTGCCGTTAGGAGCAATGAGATCACGGATTGCAGTAAATAAATTTGTATCAATTGAATGGCTGTATGAATCAGATAAAGAATTATTTTCGCTATATTGTATTTCAAAAAGTATTCGAGAATATTTCCCACATTTATCACAGTGTTTAGTGATGCCGTATATTCCGAATGCAAGATTTGACAGGGTTAAAGATCATAACGAATGTTTTACATTAAAATATTTTGCAGAAATCATCAATGAATTAAATTTTAGAAAGGTCATCGTAACAGATCCTCACTCAGATGTTTCTAAAGCATTGATTGATCACCTACAATATATACCAATTAAACTATATATTTCTAAGGTTTGCAATAAAGTCCTTAAAGCAGAGCCATCAAGAAATCTCGTAATTTATTTCCCAGATAGCGGATCACTAAAAAGATATTCTGAATTTGTGTCAGATCATTATCCGATTGTCTATGGAATTAAAAATCGTGATTGGAAGACAGGAGAAATTCTTGGTATTGAGATTCATGGAGATACAGATAAATTAGATGAGAATACAGCAATTCTAATGATTGATGATATTTGTAGTAAGGGTGGCACATTTTATTATGGATCAAAAGAATTAAGCAAATACGGTTGTAAAGATATGTATTTATATGTTAGTCACTGTGAAAATACAATTCTTGATGGCGAATTATTAAAGGAAGATAGTTTGTTTAAAAAAGTGTATACGACACGTAGCATTTTTACAAAAGAACATGAGAAGGTTGAGGTGTTAGATTTATGAAACAGACAAATCCAATGTTATTAATTGATTTTTATAAAGCAGTTCATGCTGAAATGTTACCAAAAGGTATTACAAAATCTGTTTCTTATTTTACTCCACGTATGAGCAGGGTAAAACAATGGAACGAAGTCGTGATGTTTGGGTTACAGGGATTCATTAAAGAATATCTGATTGATTATTTTAATAAGAATTTCTTTGATCTTAAAGGTGGAGCAGTTACTTCTTACAAGAGAATTATGGACGCAGCTCTTGGAGAAAATGCTTATGGATTACAGAAAATCGCAGATCTTTATGAGCTTGGTTATCTTCCGATTGAGATTAAAGCACTTCCCGAAGGAACTTTAGTACCAATGCATGTACCGATGTTTAGTATTGAGAATACTCACAAAGATTTTGCATGGTTACCACAGGCATTAGAAAGTTTAATTTCCGCAGAAATGTGGCATCCGATGATTGCTGCGACTGTCGGGCATACATATAGACAGATCGTTAATAAGTTTTATGAAATGACTTGTGATGATGATATTGTAAAAGCTAAAGCATTAGGGGCTTTCGATTTTCGTGGCGAAGAATGCTTACAGTCTGCGGTTAAAGCAGGAGCAGGATGGTGTTTATCATTCTTAAATACAGCTACGGTTCCAACAATTCCATATTTAGAGAGAAATTATAATTGTGATTGTACGAAAGAACCAGTTGCTTTTGGTAGCCCGTCTACTGAGCATTCGGTTGCGTGTAGTAATTATGCGATTGACGGAGATGAAGAGACTCTGATTAAAAGATTACTTACAGAGATTTATCCAAACACAAGCTTCTCCGCAGTATTGGATTCATATGATTATTGGAACGTTGTAGAGAATATTCTTCCAAAACTCAAGAATGAGATCATGAATCACAATGGATGTTTTCTTGTAAGAGGAGATTCAGGAGATTGTGTAGATGTAGTAACCAGAACGGTATTCAAGTTATGGGAAGAATTTGGCGGAACTACGAATAGTAAAGGATACAAAGTATTAGATCCTCATATAAAAGCAATTTACGGAGATTCAATTACAGTGCAGAGATGTGAGCAGATTTATGACATCTTAGAGAAAAATGGATTCGCAGCAAGCAATGTTGCACTTGGCGTTGGATCATTCTCATTCCAGTGTATTGAAGAAGATAGAGTTTTGAAACCATTTACAAGAGATACATTTAGTAGCTGTATCAAAGCAACGTATTGCGAGATTGATGGCAAACCATATCCAATTTTCAAGAATCCAAAAGATGGCGGATTTAAGAAATCTCAGAGAGGTTTATGTCATGTCTATAAAGAATCAGACGGTAAATTGACATTTAAAGATGGATATACTTCAGAAAATCTTCCAATGAATAATCTGCTTGAGACAGTATTTAGAGATGGCAAATTGGTAAAAGAACAGTCATTACAGGAAATTAGAAGAGTTTTAAACGAAGGAGAATTTTAATGATTAAAATTATTGAAGGCGATTTGTTTGATACAAATGCGAAATTTATTTGTCATCAAGTAAATTGTGCAGGGAAAATGGGATCTGGGGTAGCGTTACAGGTACGACAAAAATATCCGCATGTATATAAAGAATATGAAAAAGTTGCTTCGGAAGATATGTTAGGGGAAGTACAGATCATACCAGTGAATTCAAAATTTATTGGACATGAACCAGGAGATATTTGGTGTGGTATGAAAGTAAAAGGGTTCAGGGAAACACAATGGATTTGTAATTTATTTGCTCAAAAGAGTTATGGATATGACGGCAAGCAGTATACTTCAAATGAAGCTTTGAGACAGTGCTTTAAAAAACTTGCAGGAATGGTGCATGAGAAAAACAATAACTTTGGACAAACAATCGCTATGCCATATAAAATTGGATGTTGTCGTGGAGGATCTGATTGGAGTGATGTTGCCAATATTATCGAAGAAGAATTTAAAGATTGTAATGTAGAATTATGGAGGTTATAAAACATGAGTTTTAATGCAGCAGAAACCAAAGACAGATTAGTACAGTGGATCAGAGATTGGTTTGAAATTAATGGCAAAGGATGTAATGCCATTGTAGGAATTTCAGGAGGCAAGGATTCATCAGTGGTTGCAGCCTTATGTGTAGAAGCACTTGGTAAGGATCGAGTAATTGGAATTATGATGCCACAGGGTGTGCAGTCGGACATTGAGTATTCTCAAATGCTATGTGATCATCTAGGAATTGAACATTACACAGTTAATATTTTTAATGCTTGCAGAGATATTAAACATGAAATCAGAGATGAATTAGGTGGTAAATGGAGTAAACAGAGTGCTACAAATTTACCTGCTCGTATCCGTATGGCTACATTATATGCTTTTGCACAGAGTATGAATGGAAGAGTAGCAAATACATGTAATTTATCTGAAGATTGGGTCGGATATGCAACAAGATATGGAGATTCGGCTGGAGATTTTAGTCCATTAAGTGATCTGACTGTGACAGAAGTTAAAGCAATTGGTAAAGTTCTGGGACTTCCAACAGAGTTAATCGAAAAAACTCCTACTGATGGGTTATGTGGCAAGACAGATGAAGATAATCTTGGATTTACATACGAAGTGTTGGATGAATATATCAGAACAGGTGAATGCAAGGATAAAGTAGTGAGACAGATCATTGATGAAATGCATGAGAAGAATGTATTTAAACTTGCTCCAATGCCTAAATTTATATCTGGCATGTGGATCGAGGCAGGAATGGAGTTGGATGATTAAATATGGAAGTTAAAGCAAAATGGACAGGTCGTGGTTTTGCACTCTGTATTGGAGAATGGAAGCTTTATGTTGATGGCAAAGATGTTACCGATAAGATTCCAGAAGACTTACGCACAGAACCTATGAATACATATAAGAAATATGAGAGATGGTATTTCAAAGGTTGGGTTGAAGAATGGGAGTCATATTATGACGGACTGAAACAAGATGAATGGATTGAGTCTAATAAGTATTGGTTAGATGAAATTACAACAGATATTGATGTTCAGCGTCAGATCTTCAAAGCAATCAATGAAGAGGATTTTCGCCCTAACTCATGTGGTGGGTGTATTTAATAACAAGATTATAACATCTATATATGGTGTTATGATAAATAAATTTTATAACAAAGGAGATATTTATGATTGAAGTAATTGGAACAGTGGTACCAGTGGTTATTGCGGTAGGTGGCGTAGGAGCTATTATCGGTAGCGGTTATGTCAAAGCAAGTCCAGATAAAGCTTATATTATTTCTGGACTTAGAAAGACACCTAAGACATTAATTGGTAAGGCAGGGTTAAAAATCCCATTCTTTGAAAAAGCAGATCATCTTAATCTTGAGTTAATTCCAATTGATGTTAAGACATCAAGCTCTGTGCCTACAGCAGATTATATCAATATCAATGTAGATGCAGCGGTCAATGTAAAGGTTAGCAGTAATCCAGAAAGATTAAAACTTGCAGCAGAAAACTTCTTAAATAAGCCAGTAGGCGATATTGGACAGGTCGCAAGAGAAGTCCTTGAAGGTAATATGCGAGAGATCGTTGGAAAGATGAGCCTCGAAGAAATGGTTTTTGATCGTCAGAAATTTGCACAGCTTGTTACAGAAAATGCGAAGCCAGATCTTGCTGCAATGGGATTAGATATTATCAGTTTTAATGTTCAGAATTTTATGGATGATAATGATGTTATTGAAAATCTTGGTGTAGATAATGTTGTTAAAATCAAGAAGAAGGCTGCGATTTCCAGAGCTGAAAGCGAAAGAGATATTGAAAAAGCAAAAGCAATGGCTGAAAAAGAAGCAAATGATGCAAAGGTAGAGTCAGCAACAGCGATTGCAGAAAAGAATAACAATTTGGAGATTAAAAAATCTGAACTTGAAAAGATTTCAAAAGCAAAGAAAGCTGAGGCAGATGCAGCATACAAGATCCAGGAAGAAAAATCACGTAAAGAAATTGAAGTTGTAACTGCGGATGCTAATATTATGCGTCAGGAAAAGGAAATTGAACTGAAACGCAAAGACGTTGAGGTAACAGAGCAGACATTAGATGCACAGATCAAGAAGCAGGCAGAGGCTGAAAGATATGCTTCACAGCAGAAAGCAGATGCAGACTTATACAAGAAACAGAAAGAATCTGAAGCTAACAAATATGCCAAAGAAAAAGAAGCCGAATCTACAAAATATGCTATGGAGCAGGAAGCTGAAGGTATTCGTGCAAAGGGTGTAGCAGAAGCCGAAGCAATCAAAGCTAAAGGTATTGCTGAAGCAGAAGCAATCGAAAAGAAAGCAGAAGCTATGAAACAGATGGGTAAAGCATCTATTGTAGAAATGATGTGTCAGATGTTCCCAGAAGCAGTTAAAAATGCAGCCGCACCATTAGGAAATGTAGGAAGTATCACTATGTATGGAGAAGGAAACACAACAAAATTAACAAAAGATATTATGAATGTTGTGAATCAGGTATCAGATGGTGTTAAAGGATCTACAGGTGTTGATCTTGCAAAGATGTTAAAAGATTTTGTTTCTGAAGACAACGAAGTAGAATCTACAGATAATGAAAATCTTGGAACACCAGAGCCAGCAGATTACCGTGAGTTCTAATAGGAGAAATTATTATGACAATTATTATTATTTGTGTAATTGTAGCGATTATCGTATATTTACAATTTACTAAAAATGGAAAGCAGATTAAAAATGTAGCATCTGGAACAGTTACAGAGAAAATCAAAGAAAATGCAATGACCCCAGAGGGAGCAAGAGCCAGATATAATACTGCAATTAAAGAGAAACAGGACTTTTACAAGAAAACAATGGGTACATACACAACGGTGGCTGGTAGATTAGCAACAATGGAAGATGATCTCAAAGAAACTAAAGAAGAAATTTCTAAAACCGAGGTAATGATCAACCAGTACATTGATAACAACGATGACAAAAAAGCAATGTATTATGCTCAAAAATTAGCCACGCTAAAGGCACAGAAATCAGTGTACGAAAAGAAAATCCCAGAGTTGCAATCCACAAAAGATAAACAAGAAGAAATTAAAAACCAAGCATATGATCAGCTCATTAAGTTAAAAGGCGAAAAAGATACTGTGGTTCTCCAGATGGAAGCGGATCAGCAGATTGCAGAATTGCAGAAAAATTTAGATCAATACAATAGTTCTAATGCTGCTCAGGAAGGATTGGAAGAGGTTCGAGAAGGAGCAAAGAAGCTTAGCGAACAAGCCAAAGGCGTTACCATTGCGTATGAATCTAGTGCAGAAACATTGGATTATCATATGGAACAAGAAGAGCGACAGCAGGAAGCTAAATCTATATTAGATCAGATGAAAAACGCTCGCAAATAGCAAATAAATTTATCTATAAAAATTAATTTCACAAACATAAAACTGGCATTTTATGACTCTATAAAACACAATATATAGTGATTATCCAATTATTGAACCACTATATATAGTTGTATAAAGTGCCAGTCATGGAAACATAGCTCAGTTGGTAGAGCAGGCAATACATAAACATTCATTTTTCTACCTCCATATAAGTATTTTTATTTATTTACATTTAATTTTCATCACATATAAATTGCCGACACAGGTTCGATTCCTGTTGTTTCCACTAAAAAAGACCTCAACCTAAATGGTTAAAGTCTTTTTGGTTAATCGTTTGGTATGACCTCGATAACATCTTCAACTTTGCAATCAAGATATAAGCAAATTTTGTCAATGTTTTCGAGACTGATATACTGATTCTTTGCCATCTTGGCAATTGTACCAGACCCCATATTTAAAGCGGTTCGTAAATCAGATTTTGTCATACCCTTTTTCGCTAAAGTTACGAAAAGCGGTTTATAACTTATCATATGATATACCTCCACATCTATATTGTAACATATTATATACAGGATGTAAAATAAAATATTCAAGAAGTTGAAGATTTTGTATTGACACTATGTGCAAGAAGTGGTATATTATATTCAACAAATGAAAGATAAACTTCAAGAAAATGAAATATGAAGGAGTGAGAAAATGTCAAATAAAATTTACAGATATTATCAACCAAACGATAAAGATACAAAAGACAATCATTCAGATTGCGTGATCAGAGCATTAACAAAAGTGCTTGATAAAGAATGGTTAACAACATTTGATGATTTGTTACCATACGCAAGGGATATGCAGTGTATGCCATCAGAGCGAAAATGTTACGAAGAATATTTATTCGATAATGGGTTTGCTTATCAAGGTATTAGCAACCGAAAAGGATCTAAACGACCAACAGTTGAAAGTTTTGCAAAAGATCATAAACAAGGCAATTACTTGGTAAATGTTGCGAATCATGTAGTTGCAATTTCAGACGGTTGTTATTACGACACATGGGATTCTGGAGATTGTTGCTTGTATGGATATTACTATAAGGAAGAAGGAGAGAAATAAATGAGAAAGAAAATTTTGGCAACGGTTCTAGGAACAACGATTTGCTTAGGATCAATGACAGGATGTACCGCAGGATTCAAAAGAGGAGTTGTTGATATGAAAAGCAATTGGAATGGTGGTATGAATAGAGTCATTACAGTATACACGGCAGACGGTAAGAAGATTGCTGAATATAAAGGAAAAATTGATATTGATACAAATGATGGTGGATATGTCAAGTTTGACTACAAAGGTAAGAGATATATTTATTATAACTGTTTTGTAGAGAGTATCGCAGATATTGATTAGAGAGGAGAGAAACAAATGAATTTAGAAGAAACTATCAAATGCGCAAATGATATGACAACAAAGAAATACACAGAAGCCATGTTGTGTCATGCGAATCCAGACGATGAAGAACTTGATGGATTGATTGACTGTGCCTTAAATCATGAGCAACTTGCGAAGTGGCTGGGAGAATTGAAAGAGTTAAAAGAATATAAAGAAAAGTATAGATGGCATGACTTAAGAAAGAATCCTGATGATCTGCCAGAAGATATTAAGTACGTTTGGGTTTTTATAAAAGGTGAATGCACTCATAGGCCATGGCACGATTCTCATGGATGGAGAAGGCGTAACAGTAACATTTTATACTATAACGACGAAAGTGTTTTGGCGTGGAGAGAGATTGAAGAGTTTAAAAGTGAGGGGAAATAAATGAGTACAACAAAAACAATTGATATTTCAGTGCTGCCAGAGGCAGAACAGGATCTAATAAAAGCATTATTTGATAAATGTTGTGAAAGAGCGAAACCAAAAGAAAAAACTAATTCAGGGTCTAAAGTTTGGAAACCAAAATACGGTGAAAGATATCATTACATTGATGGTAGCGGATCTATTTATAGTGCAATATGGTTTAATAGCATTGTCGATAACGGTAGATGGGTATTAGGCAACGTATTTAAAACACAAGAAGAAGCAGTATTTGCAAGAAAGAAAAGAAAAGTAGAAGTTGAACTTGAGCGGTATGCAAAGGAACACAATGGCACAGAATTTGCCAATCGTTGTTATTGTATTCGATGTGAAGAAGACGGAAAAAGACTTCTTTGCGATACATGGGCTACAACAAAAATACAGGGTACAGTTATGTTTACATCAAAAGATGTTTTAGTTGATGCAATTGAAGCAATCGGAAGAGACAGAATCATTAAATACATCTTTGGAGCATAAAGTGAGGTGAAAGAAAATGGGTACAGAAAAGACAATTGATATTTCAAAATTATCTGAAGCACAACAGAATTTATTCAAATCATTATTTGAGCAATTTTGTGAAAGATCAGAAAAAGAAGAAAAAGCTAATTCATGTGGTTTAAAGAATGGGGATACGTATTATTTCATCACTGATGATGGGCATATCTGTATGGCAAAATGGCAAGGTAGAGCATCAGATTTTAGAAGATTAGCTTTAGGTAATGTATTTAAGACTGAAAAGGATACAGAGTTTGCTATTGAAAAGCAGAAGGTTAGGGTTGAATTGCAAATATATGCTGATGAACATAATGATCCTGATCAAGAAGAATGGGATGGAGCGAATTTTCATTATTATATTGGATATGATGTGACTGAGGATGATTTGGCAAAAATCCCTGCCGTACAACTTAGACGCCTAAATGAGGTATATTTTTCTTCTAAAGAAATCGCTGAGGATGCCGCCAACAAGGTTGGAGCAAAACGCATCATAAAATATCTATTTGATGTTGATTGTGAGGTGGATGAATAGTATGAAAGTTTTATACAAAGGTAAGCCATACAAAGTGTATGGGGTATGCTCAGATAAATATACGAAAGGTTACGAATTCGAACATTATGCAGATTTCTTAATTTATAGAAAAAATTGTTGGCGATGGGTCTCATCCGATTATTGCACACCATACAAAAAGAAACATAAGAAGCCCAGTAAAAAAGAGGATTAAAAACATGAATTATAATCTAACATTTCCTGTTGTAGTTCTGAAAGATGAAAATGACTCAGTTCCATATATAGCATATATCCCATATTTTGATGTAATGACGCAGGGATATGATGAAGAAGAATTGCAGATGATGATCAAAGATTTGTTGAATCTCTGCTTAGAAGATAAGGAATCTTACACAATTCCAGGTTGGGCATATCATTATTTCAATGAAGACGATGTCAAAGAACGAGGTAGGAAATATTTTGAGGAACTTGATGACGGTGATGATACATATTTTCAAAAGCATTTTTACACAGTATGGTGGTTTGATTTTAAGAGATAGTAGTAGATAAAAAAGGAGAAAGATAAAATGGACGTTTTGTTTTACATAATTTGGGTATTGGCGTTTATGGTAATCGTAGCAATTGGAATTGGAGTACCATATATGACCTATTACAATTACAAAAGAATTAAGGCAATGGATAAGAAACTTACGGGTATGTGCACAGGTCTTGGCATTATGTTAAGACCAGAAGAGGGTGATGAAAAATGAAAGATATGAGAAATAATCCCATTGAAAATGGAAATCTGTGTTTTAGATCAAGAATGGTAAATGGAGAAACATTGATGGGATATGCATTAGTTATCTCAAACAAGTTGTTTTGGATAGACGGATGGAATAACTATATTTCTAGTTACGACAAACTTAATTCTAAGCAATTAATTGTTATCGAACACCTAAATGATGACGAAAAGAAAATGAGAAAAGAGTGGTTAGAGTTTATGGCAACAACAAAATCAAAAAAGGTTAAAGATGAAGATAAAGAAATTGTGAAAGACTTATTGAGTAAAAAATGAGGTGCAAGGTATTAAATGAGAAGACTAATTTGGTATATAAGATCTTGTTTTTGTAAGCATGATTGGGAGTTAATATTTGATACCCGCTACGAAGAAGAATCTTATGGTAAATGGTACGACATTATTACAACTAAAGGTAGGCAAAAGGTTTATCGTTGTAAAAAATGTGGTTGCGAAAAAAGATATAGAACGTAAAATCTGAGTTTTATGTAAAGTGAGGTGATTAACATGGAAGCCAATATTGAGTTTGCCATTGGCTATGCCATTGGGTTTTGTATCGTTGGGGCGATCGTATTTCTAAGACATGAAAGAAAGATGGATCGCCTGAGGCAGACAAATGTAAATCTGATCTTAGATAAGATGTCGTTTATGGCTGATGCTAACAACAAAGAAAATGATACATATAATAAGGAAGAAACTCGTTCAGATGTTAAGGACGCAGTGAAGTATGCAATGAAGAAAAGTCATCCAGATAATGGTGGCAGTGCAGATGATTTTAGAAAATTTAGAGAGCTTTATGAAGAAATGGAAGGTAAGTAAATGCTAAAGGTCGGAGATAGAGTTTATATTTATAGAATGAAGCCAGCGGCTAAAGGAGGTTTGGTTAGAAATAACGACAAAGGTACAATTACTCGCATCGGAACAGATGAGATTGGTCGCAGATATGGGTATAGATATATGACCGTTAAATTTGACAAACCAGTAAATACCTCTAATCGTGATATTTACTCTTTAGAATTTTTTGAAAACAAGGATGATCGTAAGATAGGTAGAATACGAGATATTGGATTCTTACTATATGGTAGAAAATGTGAGGAATAAGACTCATGAGTAAACAAGAATCATTGAAGTTTTTGCAAGGTTTGATTGACGAAGTAGAAAATTGGACAAAAGAAGATATTGAGCGAGGTCGGAAGTTGATGGAGAAAATATATAAAGAAGAACCAAAAGAAGTTGAAAATAGTGATGGGTATTGGGAATTTATAATGCCAGATGGTAAGGAAGTGAAGTAGATATGGCTAAGAAACAAAATAAAACATACTTATAAAAAATTGTATTTTAATACATGGCGTGTTCTGGAGAATTTATCTCGCTTATTTGTTTGATAAGTACGCTAAAAGTGAGACATAAATGTACTCACTAAAATCTATGTTAATTGAATATTTGAGGTACAAGACCTATCAAATTTAACATAGGTACGGAACGTGGATCATTAAATAACGAAGAAACGTGGAGCTTAAGACCTATCAAATTGAACAAAAACTAAAGGAAATTAAACAAAAAATGAAAACAAGGCAACAGCGTAAACAGGAAATAAAACGATTCTTTGATCAGTTGAGCCCAGACGAATTGGACAGGCTATTAGAAAGAAATGGAATTAATGACAAAGAGTCTGATGAGGCTCTTGCATATAATTATTAAAGAAGAAATTGAGAAAGGAGAGATAACATGAACCACTTTTTATATATTGAATCACGAGAAGAAGAGGATTCATCGCTTGACTCTAAGCGTGTTTTATTGAATGAAGAAAACTACAAACATATTATTGCATCATTAGATCATTATCCACCGACAGCACAAGAAGTTAAGAAAGCAATTTGTATTTTGGTAGGAAGATTGATTTACAGAAGTGTTTGGAATATGGAAACTGATATTGATAGTTTGAATATGAGTTATTCTCCGCCAAAAGAAATGACGATTGAAGAAATTGAAAAGGAACTTGGTTATAAAGTTAAGCTTGTAAAGGAGGAAAAAGAACAAAAACTAAGAAGGGCTATGAAAACAACAGTATTGAAAACTGTCTAAATCATTATAAATCAGCACAACAATTATTTATGGAACTGTATAATACAGGGGACCTTTACTTGATAGGCGGAGCCCTAAGAGAATTTTTAGAAACAGGCAACATTAAAGATGCAAAAGATATTGACGTTGTGATTGATACAAAAGAAACAGATAAGTTTGATGCAGTTTGTAAAAAATATCATGCCAGAAAGAACTTTTTTGATGGATATAAAATTACCTACCATGACATTGTTGTTGATGTATGGAGAATAGAGCAAACATGGGCATATAGAGAGAATATCATTAACTGTTCTGAAGAAGATTATCTAAAGAATTTACCTTTTACTGTATTTTTCAACTTAGATTCTTTAGTGTACGACATAAAAAGAAACGTATGGTATGATGAGCTTTATATAAAGGCAAAGGAAAGCAATACATTAGATATTGTATTAGAAGAAAATCCACATATTGATCTAAATATTTTGAGGGGAATGATTTTTCAAAACAGATATCATATGAAATATTCTATTCGTCTTAAAGAGTTGATCTTGGATCACTATAAGAAAGAGAGAGAATATGAAAAGATACTGCATGACATTCAATTTAAACGATATAAGAAAGAAATTTTGTCTTTGAATGATATTAAAAATCAATTGGATTATATCTTTTCAAAAAGATAGATTAGTAGATGTTTGTATATAAACAGAGAAATGAGAAGGAGGACTAAAGAATGAAATGTTTTTATCATGTGGATCAAGACGGAATCGTGTCTGGATTCTACGTCAGAAAAGCTTGCGAACAGCGAGGCTTGGCATTTGAACCAGAGGACTTTCGAAAAATTAATTACGGTATGAAATTCCCGTTTCATGACATTAAGCAGGATGAATTTGTATTCATTGTAGACTACAGCATTGAGCCAGAAGAGATGTGGCAGTTGCTTAGTATCACAAAGAATGTATTCTGGATCGACCATCATCAATCTACGATTGAAACGTATAAAGATTTCAAGTGTGATGTAAAAGGCATTCGAATTACTGGAGCAGGTATTTCGGGAGCGAATTTGACATGGTTATATTTTAAAGAAATGTGTGACGAAGATTGGGAGCAAATTGAGAGGACAGATGAGAAAAATGTAAAAAGATTACTCAATATATATAAATATAAAGAAGATTATCCAAAACTGGCAGAATATACAGCCATGTGGGATACATTTTATTTTGGTGCAACGTCAAAAAAATTCATAAAAGCATTTCACTATGCATTTGAATCGTATGATTTTGATGCGTTAAGTCCATTGCTAAACACGTTAAATGAAGATCAAGGAATTTATGAAGCAGCAAAAATTATTGGTGATATGATAACAGATGGCTTATCAATTATTGAGTATTTAGCAGCAAATGCAGAACAATATCTTAGAGCATATGGTTTTGAAACCACATTTGAGGGACATAAAGTCTATGCGATCAATCGAGCATTAATCAATTCTGATTTCTTTGAATCTATTGATGCTTCTAAATATGATATGTTCATTGGTTTTTCATTCAATGGTAGTATGTGGGAATATCAGTTACGATCCGCAGAACAGGATAAAGTAAATGTGTATGAGCTTGCTGTGAAATATGGTGGTGGCGGTCACCCAAATGCAGCTGGGTTCAGGAGCGATAAATATGTATTAGGAGTGTGATGTATGTCAAGAAAAAATACAAGAGAAATTGAACTTGCTTTTAGTAAAAATAGAGATCCAGATTGGGAAGCCGATGTGGAAATTTATAGAAGAAGAAAGTTCGAAGTAGTGCGTGGTATTTGTCTGGGAGATGAGTTTGCTGAAATTGAATCTTTAGAATACAAAAATTGTGACGAGTTAGATGAAATGTATTATCGTTTTGATTATAATTTAAAAATGCTTATGAAGTCTTATTTGCATGAATATACAGATTATGTGCCAATCGAAACAATGCATATTACATCTCCTGCAATATTGTGTTGTGATGAAATTGTATTAAAAAACGGTGAGAAAATTTCTATTGATAACATATGTATTGATAAATCAAACGGCAATGAAGTTTATAAATTATATTCTAATAGTACATATACAGATGATGTATATTATGAATCTACTAAAGCATTAGTTTATGAATTGGCTAGTAAAGATGTTTGCGAGGCTATACATATAATGAAAGATATAATGGACAAAGCGTATATAAAAGCAAGAAATGAACGAAGCATACATCCTTTTATTAGCCACCTGTTTAACGACCCTCCAATTCCATGTATTAAAAATAAATATTCTATACATGATTTAATGGGTACATTAAAATGCAGTGGTGATATTTATGAAGAAATAAAAAAAGAAGTCCCAAATGCTATAGATATGATTGTGCCTCATCCTGGAAGACATGCAGAGTATTATTTTGGGTTAGATTATACAGATGAAGTAGAGCAATTTATTAAAGAACAGGAGGTTAAGAAATGTGAAGAAACTAAATGATGAACAGCGAAAGCTGATTGAAGATAATTATTCTTTGATTTGGCATTTGCATGAGAAGTATTTTACAAAATTTAAAGATTTTGATACATATATGGATCTTGGTCATATGGCAATTTGCAAAGCAGCATTAAAATGGGATGAGTCTAAAGGTAATTTTGGGACGTATTTTAGATGGGTATTACAGTCAGAAATTAATAAATATTATATAAAATGGCATAGCCCAACAGAGAAAATGAACAGAAATGCGGAATCATTGGATACACCTGTTGACGAAAGAGTTGACGCAGAAGAATTAACAATTGGTAGTTTGCTTGTGAGTAACGATGACGTAGAGAGTCAAGTACTAACAACAGTATATTACCAAGGTGAATTTAACAAATTGTCAGACAAGCAGAAGAAAATTATATATATGTTACTTGATGATATTGAACATAAATACATAGCCAAAGAATTTGGAAAGAGTATTCAATGGGTAAGTTGGCAACTTGGTAATATTAAAAAATTAATGCATAGGGCAAAGGCGGTGAGACTATGACAATTGAAGAAGTAAAGGATTACATAAACTCGTCTACAGAGTATGACTTTTTGCGAGATTATCCGCACAAAATCGCTTTTCTCACGTTGGGTGGAAGTTATGCCTACGGAACAAACACAGAGAATTCTGACATTGATTTACGTGGTGTTTTCCTTAGTGATAAAAGAGAGATTTTGTTGAATAATAATCCAAATAATCTTGAAAAGACAGACGATCATAAAGATGTTGATACTGTGTTACATTCGCATATTAAGATGATCAATATGCTTGCAAAGGGTAATCCTACGTTTTTAGAGCTGTTATATTTTGCACCAGACCGCTATTTATATATATCTGATATTGGTATGGAACTGATCAAAAATAGAGATATGTTTTTATCTAAGAGAGTTTATCATGCATATAAAGGATATATATGTGATTGCCTGACTCGAACGAGTTTTAAGTATTATAAAAATAAAGATTCAGAGAAAGAAAAGCAAAAGGCGGAACGATACGCTAATAAATCAATGATGCATGCAGTTCGATTATTGTTGCAGGGCATTGAATTATTACATAACGGAACAATGTTTGGGTCTATGGATGACATAGGAAAAGATCTTGTAAAGATCAAAGAAGGATACAATAGTACGCATAAAACATATAGATTTGGCAAACACAATGAGCATACAGAATATTTCCCAAATCAGTCATACGATGTTTTTATTGAAGGATTACTTTATCAATTTGATTATGATTATATGAATACTGATTTGCCAGACGAACCAGACTGGGATCGTATCAATAACTTCTTGATGACAACAAATGAACGAATTGTGAGAGGAATGGTGTAAAAATGTATGTAAAGATTGGAGACGAAATTGCTTTTCATCCTGGCGAATGCTTAGAAGAATTTGTTGAATCTTGCAGGATGACTCCTTATCAGCTTGCGAGTAAAATTGGCATAGATGTTGATTATGTGCAAGGGCTGATTAACGGATCACAAAGTGTTACAAAAGAATTTGCGAAAAAAATGGCAGACCATTATGGGTTTGCTGATGATGGACAGTTCTGGTTAAATTTGCAAGAAACATTTGATAAGAAAGTAGGTGGCAGAGATGTTTAAATTAATAAAACGCCCACGTTCTGATAACGATAAATGTACTAAATATGATGTTGTGCTTGATAAAGAGTATACTGTAGAAGAATTTATTGATGCGATTGCAGATGGAAGAAATGGAACGCATGGTCAAATCACAATAAAAAATGATAAAGAAGCCATTGAATCATTTGTCTATAATATCGAGAGTATTGATTATAGACATTGTAAACTTCAAAATGCTGAAGAAAAAATTAAACAAGTATGGGCAGATGGTAGCTGGTTAAAAATCAATTATACTATCTTACTTGAAAACAAACAGGAAACACAAAAAGGTGCGCTCAGATTTATTGTTAAGAAGCCAAATGGGGAAGAATCAGTGGTGGTTATTTTTAAGAACAAATCCGATGGCACATATTCATTTGTTAATTTGACTAAGGAGCATATTTGTTCATGTAAATTTAAAACAATCGATGAAGCCATTCAGGATATGAATGACCGACTAAAGAAAGGATTGATTAAGTCCTATGTTATGAAAGGAGAAAGAAATAGTGAGTGACGTATTTCAGATCTATCTTGCAGGCGGTATGCAGGATCTGTCGTTTGAAGAACAGGATGCGTGGAGAAAAGAAATTTGTAGGTGTATCAATAGTTGCTGCGAGAAATCATTGGTTGATGTAAAACCAGTTAGTATTATCAATCCAGTAGATTATTACAATTTCGAAAACGACAAACATGAGACAGAAAAAGAAGTTATGCGATTTGATACTCGTCTTGTTAAGAATAGTGATTTGATTATTGTGTATGCAAATGATCCAAAGAGTATTGGCACATCTATGGAAATTGCTATTGCTCATGAAAACAATATTCCAGTATTGATCTTAAATGATGGTAATGAAAAACTTCATTCTTGGTGGATTGAGATGTCTGATAGGGTGTTTAGTGAGTATATTGGTCTGTGTCAATATGTTGTAGATTTTTATTTAGAGATGAAACATTATCGTTGTGTACATAATGTGACAATAAAATAGGAATTTGATGTTAAAAATAACCACAATATATAGTATGCCTATAAATATTATATACTATATATTGTGATAGAAAAGGAGTTGAAACACTATTACAGCAGAAAAACAAGGCAAGTTTATTATTTTCCATCTGGATGATGGTAAAACTTGCAAATATGATTTATCAAATGGTGATTGTTATGGCAAAAGTGGTAAGAAAGTGAAAGCTTTAAATAATATTCTGTCTGGACATTCAGCTGATGAATTGGATAAATTGTTTGTGTCCGATCCACATTATGCAGAGTTTCTAAAATATGTAAATTGGCGAAGAAATTGTGAAATGGGAAGAACTACATATGGCTTCATTGATTATAATTTGGGAACTTTGTTTGAATATGCAAGTCAATATTCAGTATGTGAGCAGTTCTTCGCTATAGGGTTTACGCACAAACAAATTGCAGAAGATTTCAGATATTCAATTAATGAAGTACCAAAATGGTTAAGAAATTATTGTATTGGTGTGAAGATGAACCGCTTATTAAATAACAAGTTTGTTGATTTTTACAAAAAATATCCAGATTATGTTCAAACAATTCTTCAAACACAATATATGACAGTGACTCAATCCGACTTAATGTTCTTTTTTGCTAATCGTAGCACAGATTATTATATGGAAATATTAACGTCTTTAAATAAGGATTATGGATATAATCTCGCAGATGTATTTGTTTATATGGATAAGATAATGACGTTTGAAGCAATTGTTGCTATAAATTGGTTGCTCAGAGAATTGCGTGATTATGCCCGTATGATGGACGCAATCAGTCATAAATTTGATAGATATCCAAGACATTTCAAAACAACAATGGATATTGTCACAAGAAATTACAAAAGATTACAAAAAGAATTTTCGGAAGAAGTCTTTAAGAGCCGTATTAATAAAGAATACGAATTTACATATAAAGGACTGAGATTCTTTTATCCAGACTCCACTCAAGACATTAAAGACGAAGCGGTACAGCAGAATAATTGTGTGGCAAGTTACATAGATCGAGTCATTGATGGCGAATGCCATATTATGTTCTTGAGAAGAGTAAAAGAACCAGAAAAATCGTTAGTGACGATTGAAATACAAAATGGACGAATCGTACAAGCACTGCAAAGATTCAATGATCCTCTAACCGCTGATCAGCAAGAAGCGGTCGATGCATGGAATGAACATTTTAGCAAGAAAGGTAAGGTGGCAGTATGATTAATATTAATGAATTGACAACAGACCATAAGATTAAATTAAAGAAACCAATGGGATGCTTCGATAATCTTGGCGAGGTATGTGAGATTGTTAAGATTGATACAGATGAAAATGTTATTAATTTTAGATTTGGTGTAGATGGTGTACATCTTGGCGTGATGTCAGGAGATGAATTGGAAAAATATTTTGATGTCATTGAACCAGCTGTTGTACCAGATGATTATGATTGGCATCCATATGGGTTTATTGAAGATAATCCAGTTGAGTACATGGCATTGAAAAATGGCGGTATTTTGATGGAGACCACATATAATGGAGAAGATGGAATGATTTCTGCCGAATATGTTCACCCTGAAAGTTTTTATCGAAAAGTTAAGAACGGACAGAGGGGTAAATTTTATAAAGGTGACTTACAAGTAGCATTTTTTAAGCTCAAGAAAATGTATTACGACACATTATATGAAGATATGAAAAAAGAAGGAGAATTAGATTTTATAAAAAATAAAGATAAATTGGTATCAGTTGAAGTCGATGGATGGCAAGAGTAACTATGAATGATTTAAAATTGATAATCCGATTAGTAAGTATTTTCATAGCATGTGTCGTTTATGTTGGAATATGGTACTGGATTTATGACAATAGAGATGAATATTTATATATATCATATCCAAAAGGGTTTGATGAAAGATTCTTGAGTATGTTCTCTCAGATATGGTGTGTTATACATATTGTTGGTGCTATAGGTGCAATTATATGGGCTTGGTGCTAGAAAGAGGTGGTATGATGTGCGATTTTAAGGTTGGAGATAAGGTGTATTTTGCTTGGTACGGTGAACCATATACTGTTAAGTCTGGAATTATTACGGAGATTAAATGTCTTGGCGATCTAACATATATAATGATACAAGACAGTATAACACATGGTTTATATTTAATGCTTTTAGAAGAAATATATCGCACTGAATCAGAAATAAAGGCGATTCTAAAACGAGAGTTTTATGGCAAGGTAAATGAGGTTAAAAAAGACATTCATACCTTAGAAGATTTGCTGAAATTTATGTATGACAATGGTCTCGCAGATTGGTCATCACCACATATAAATGGTTGGCAGACAGATTGGGTAAGTCGTGTTGCAGTACGAGAACTGGCAAAAGAAATTTGCGGTATTGAGTTAGGAGAGTAATGTAGATGGAGAAGAAACTTTTGTGCGCATATTGTCGAAAGCTAGTTGATTATGAACTTGAAACAAGGTTTACAATTGTTCCAATGATAGGTGAAAGAATTTCGTTTGCAGAGACATATGGTATTTGTAAGATTTGTGGAAGGGAAATTTTTATTCCAGAGGTACATGATCATAACATGGAAGCTATGGACAGAGTATATCGGATTACAAAAGAGCGAAAGGGGAATTTAGCAATGAATCAAACCTATCAAAATTGTGGTATGTACTGCAAGGCACAGAATTATGATACTAATAAGTGGATTACTGGGACATACATCGGTAAAGGATGGTTATTATTCCCAAGATGTGAACCAGCAGACCATAGTGGTATGTATGGGTGTCAAGTAAAAGAAGATACCATTTGTCAATCAACTGGCAGAGAAAATGAATTCGAATATGATGTTGTACAATTGGTTGATGATGACGAAGACGTATATTTGATTATTTATAATGATGAAGATTTGGCGTGGCAGATGTTATCTGTTTATGGTTCTGATATGATTGATTTAGGAGAAATTAAACCAGATCAATATGTGAAACTTGGCAATATCAAAGAAGATGATTATTGGAGAAAGGAATGGGAAAGACAGAGTGAAAAAAGAAAATAATAAAGTATTTACATACGGGCAATTAGAAGAATTAAGAAATAGTTTAGCACTTTCAATAGGCGAGGTTGAATCATCAAATAAGCAAGATCATATACTTCGAAAATATTATAATATATGTAGTTTACTTGATACGTTTCAACTGACGAAACCGCTAGTTGATGAACTAAAACGTCATCCGATTGCAGCGAGATATTTTGTTTTTCGCTATGGAACGAATTGGTGAATTCGTGTATTAATGCTTGCGACATACTGACTGTGAACGACATAGAGAATCGAGATTCCAAAAACCTATTATCTACTAAAATCAATGCGGCACAGTACATTCATGTATTAAATGATATGATTTCCGTAAATGATTATACAACAATTCAAGATGAAGCGTTGCAGTTTGCAATTGATACAATTAAGGAGAAATATAATGGAGAAAGAAAAGAAAAGTAAATTACATACATCTGAAGAAATTTTAAATGCATTGCATGTAATTCAGGATACATGTGAGTATTATCTTCATGGCAATGATGAAGATTGCGAAAAATGCCCATTATGTACAACGACAGGGAGGGCGCCAAGTTGCACGATTAGAGATTCTGATCCTTGTATTTGGGAGATTGATGATGATCCAAATACTGTATGGCGAGCATTTGGAAAGTAGGAGGTACTTATATGTTTGAGAAAAATTATGGAGAGTACACAGAAGAAGCAGTGGCTGTTGCGTTAAAAACAATTCAAGATATTTGTGCTCTTAACAAAGATTGTTATGGCTGTAGCATTACATGTCCATTTTTAGAATTACAGGATGGAGGAGCTAGACAAATATGTCATATCTCCTATGATTATCCTGTTGATTGGAGATTAAATGAATTTCCACCTAAGCAATGGGAGCCTTTTTACAAGGGATAAACTACATAAACACAAGTAAATAAAGGAGAAAATGTCGTTGAAATTAAATGACGAACAGAGAAAATTAGTGGAACAAAATCATAATTTGATTTACTCTGCTATGACAAAATGCGGTATCCGCAGACAAGATTTTGATGACTATTATGGATTCGCTGCTATTGGGTTGTGTAAGGCAACAATTGATTATGATGAATCCAAAGCTAAATCATTTTCTACATATGCATATAAATGTATGCAAAAAGAAATTATAGCATATACTCGATGGAGATTTGCAGATAAAAGAGATGAACGACTTACCTTATCGTACAATCAGTTAATGAATGATTTAGATGAAGACGAAAAAGAATATTCTTTTTTGTTAGCTGATAAAAAAAATAATGAAAAAAAATTAATTTTCTTTTTGTGTTTTGATGAGCAAATGCGAATACTAAATAATAAGGACAGGTTAATTATTAATTTAAAGGCAAAAGGGTATACGAACGAAGAAATAGGAAATACCCTTGGTGTTACATATCAAGCAATTCAATATCAATTGAAAAAAATTAAAAATAAATTAATCCCATCCTTATAATTTCAAAAAAGCTTTTTGCTTTTATTATTTTTTTGACGCATTTGTTATAAACGTACTAGAACGATTATAGCAATATAAGCCGATCAGATAAAATTATTTTTTGTTCCTGTTAGCTTTGGCAGAGTTGACAGTGGATATAAATTGATGACTTATTTACAAACTAAAAACTAACTAAACAAATTTAATAACAGAAAGAGGTAAATTCATTTGGCAGAAAACACAAAATCTAAAAGACTTTTCAACTTACCAGAAACTAAAGGTACATTTCAGTTAGAAGGATTAATCACTGATTGTGCAAAAGACGACTTTTATAAGGAAGGTAAAACGCAGAAAGGCAAAGATAAACGAACATTATCTTTCGGAGTTAAAGTAGAACCTGACGTAAAAGTTGGATGTAAAATTCAGGCATTTGAAAAACCTACAGTATGTTTTATCAAACGAGAGAAAGATGGTACATACAAAACTAAAAAAATTCCTTGGGCGGATCGTTTTAAATCGGCTGAAGAATTAGGACTTGGCGAAGGTTGGGCAATTATTGGTTCAAGAGCAGGTCTTGAAAAAGAGACCAATGATAAAGGACAGGTTGTTAATAAGAAAATTGTCTTAGATCCATTTGATTTAACAAAATATACTTCAGAACATATGGCAGACAACCAGAGTGTATTCATCAAAGGAGATATTGAATATGGAAGTTTTACTGGGGAAGACGGTACTAAACGTCAGTGGTCAAGAATGTCTCCAACACAGATTAGTTTAACAAGTAAAGAAATTGATCTTGATGATGAAGAACGTAAAGTAAGATCTGATTTCAAACAGACAATGGTATTCACAAATATCGAACAGGAAAAAGAAAATGATGTGCCAACAGGACGTTTTATCGTTTATGGAAAGATTATTGGTTATTCATCTGTTGATGATGCTGAATTCTATATGACAAATAAGAAATTAGCAAAAACTTTTAAGAAGAATGTTAAGCCATATTCATCTATTGAAGTTTGGGGACATATTAAGACAGAAATTCAGACAGAAGAAGTTGAAGTAGAAGATGATGGATGGGGAGAAGCAGATCCTACAAAGAGAGTCGTAAATTCTGCAAGAAAAGAACTTATTATCACTGGCGCAAGCAAAAATAGTATTGATTCAGAAACATACACCAGAGAAGCAATTGATACAGCGATTGAAGCTATTAAAAAGGCAGAAGCGGCAAGAAGTGATTTTGGTGAATCTGATGATAAACAGACAAGTGGTTTTTCTACAGATGATGAATGGGGATCTGGTTTTGATGATTCTTCAGATGATACTGAAGGCGATGTTTGGTAAGAACAATTCTAAATCATTTCACAAATAAATAACAAAAATAATATATACATAAAGGAGTTTTACATTTGGCAAAAGCAAGAAAAGCAGCAAAAACACAGAGTAAGTTGATGACTATTATTTATGGAGAATCTTTCACTGGTAAGAGTACACTGGCAATGCAGTTAGCATATTTTAAACGACCAGATGGAAAGCCTTTCAGAATCTTATATTTAGACTCTGAATCAGGAAGTATTGATGATTATTTACCAGAATTAGAGGCAAATGGTGTAAATCTTGAAAATATTTATATTGTATACACTCAGAGTTTAGGAGAAGTTAGATATTATATTGATACGGTTAAAACAAATAGCGACTTCTATGAGCTTAACGAAAAAGGAGAAGAAACTGACGATGTAGTTTTAGATGCAGATGGTCTTCCATTTAGAGCTGATGCAATTGTCGTAGATGGATCAACAATCTTAAATCTGACCACAAAACAGGGGTTAATTGAGTTCTCTAAAAAAAGAAACCGTGTAAAAGCGGATGCTGCAAATATGACAGGCGAAGCTAGACTTGTCAAAATTGAAGGATCAGGTATGGAATTAAAAGATTACCAGACTGTAAACTTTAAAGGTCAGGATTTAATTCTTGATTTATTAGCTTCTGGGGTACATTGTGTTGTAACAGCAAGAGAAAAAGATGAGACCGAATCTAAGATGATTGATGGTAAGAGAGAAACTGTTACTACAGGTCGCAAGATTATTGATGGGTTCAAGGGCATGGATTACAATGCAAAAACAGTAATTCGTACATTCGTTGATGATGAAACTGACATGGTTTGTGCACAGATTGTGAAAGATAGAACACATACATATAAAAAGAATGAAATTGTTGAAGATCCGCAGATGTTAGCATGGCAGAAAGTTATTGACAATTCTGTTGGTAACAAAGAGTTTACACTTGGTAATGCCCTCACAAAAGCAGTTGATGTTGAACAGAAAATCTATAAGAGAGAAATTCTTGGAGAAGCAGGTAAGCCAGTTTCCGAAGAGGAAGCAGAAAAAGAAGAATCTGGTGTAACTAATGACGGAGTTTCCAATAATGAAGATTCTGTTGAGGCAGTTAGAAAGCGAATTATTAATATGATTAAACAGATGACGCCTCCAGAGAAACAGGAGATGAAAGACAAGCTTGTGAAAGAAGGATTACCTACTACAATTACACGAATTAAAGATCTTGGACAGTTGAAAAAGATTGAGGAAGTTTTATCATAAAAGGATTTATGTGGCAGCCCTTTTGGGCTGTCTGATCCTTAGATATTAAGTGAGGAGTAACTGTAGTATGGCAGATGTTTTAACAGTAAAATGTGCTTATTGTAAAGAAGTAATTGAACTTGATTTAGATAAAGTACAAGAGATTGTTAAATATGACAATAGTTATTATCACAAAGAATGTTTCCGAAAAATGTGTGAAGCAAAATTATTATCCAAAAATACTAAACATGATAAATGGTTATCTGCATTATCTAAGATTGACGAATATAATCAGAAAGCACGATTGTTACTTGAACCAAGATTATTAGAAGACAAAGTATATCGGTTTATTCTTGATAATTATAATTACATTGGTTCTGTACCAGCATATGTTTTTACAAAATTGAAAAGTATTTACAAAGGTACATATCGTGGTTTGGCGAAACCAATTCCACCAAGTGACCTTTTAGATATGTGGAAGCGTCAAATGAAATATCTTAAGAAAAATCGAACATTTTTAATACAAAAAGGAACGATGGATAAAGATAACCCAACACACCAGGTTAATTATGATTTAGCGGTTTTAGTGGGAAAATATGATAGTTATTTACGATGGAAAGAGAAACAGAAATTAAATGAAGTAGACAAAAAGAATAATGAAAATTTTGCAAAATCTTTTGTTGAAACAAATAATATCACAACTCAGAAAACTGTAGTAACAGCCACGCAAGACGATAACATGGATGACATTTTAAGTGATATTTTTGGTGAGGGACTTGATTGACAGAAGAAACAGTGGAACGTAAAAGTGTAACTAACATTCAGAGTGAAATGATGTTTATCGGTGCTTTGTATAAACAACCAGATTTATATGTTTCTTATGGTGGATATATGAGAAGCCAGTATGATTTCAGTGATGAGGCATGTAAATTCTTCTATGATATGTTTGAGATTATGTACAAAACATTTACTCAGACGATTGAGGAAGATAAGGTAAATATGTTCATGAGTCAATCAGATGAAAGACTTAGGACATATAAAAGATACAAAGGGTGGAAAACAATTTCATCATGGATGCAGGTTGCAGATTGTGATGATTTTAAAAAATATTATAATCTCGTTAAGAAATACTCTCTTACAAGAGAGTATGACAGAAATGGATATCCTGTTCAAAGAATTTTAAACCATAGATTATTTGAAAAATGGGAAGCAAAAGATATTTATAGAGTGATTCGATCTCAGGCAGATAAAATTAATACTGTTATTAGCGCAGGCGAAGATTCTGTCTTATTGAATAGTGGTGTTGAATCACAGGTTGAATCATTTTTATCAAAACCAGATTTAGGGATTCCGTTACCTTGGGGGATTCTCAATAAGATGTTCAGAGGGTGTCGACTTGGAAAGGTAATTTTTAATGGATTCTTAAGTAATGAAGGAAAATCAAGAAATATGATGTTGTTGATCGCATATATCGTATTGGCAATGGATGAGAAATTTTTATTACTCAGTAACGAGATGGATGAAGACGATTTGCGAAATTGTTTAGTCGTTACAGTGATCAACAACAAATGTTTTAAAGAGCTTCATGGGGTTGATATTGAAAAGCCAGAAGAAGAAATAGTTCTTGGTATTTACAGAGACAACAATGGTAATGTGATTGAAAGAAAAACAAATGACAATGGTGACTTTATTGAAACAGAAGAGGAGTACAGACATAGAGTAGCTACGACGTCAGATGAGTTTCAAAAAGTTATGCAAGTTGCAAAATGGGTAGATCAGAAACGTCAAGGAAAATTATATTTCAAAGATGTTGGCTCTGATTACTCAGATTCGGCATTAGAGTTTGAATTTAGAAAACATCGTATGTTATATGATGTGAAATATTGTGGTTATGACACGTTAAAAGGTTATCGTATTGATGATTGGCAAACGGTGAAACAGACAGCCACAAAAATTAAAGAGCTTATGAAAGAGATCCATATGTTTTGTTTTTCTGTATTCCAGTTAACAGATGACACAGTGTATACAGATATATTCCAACTAAGTAGTAATAATATTGCCAATGCAAAACAGATTAAGCACGTTGCTGACATCTTAATGCTTGGTAAAAGATTACATCCTGACGAATATTACAAATATCAGTATATATCAATTAGTGATTGGGGAGAACCACAGGCGCACGATCTAAAAAAGGACAAGACATATTTCTGTATTAAGGTTGATAAAAACCGAGGCGGTAATAAGAATGTTATTCCAATTTTTGAAATCAATTTGGATTTAAATACTTGGGACGAAATAGGATATGTTATAAAACGAGAGAAAAACGGAGCGTAGGTTATGGATGTAGCACAGCTAAAAGAATATATATACGACAATAATTATGTAGAAAATATTCTGAAAGATATAGGCTGTCATCATATTAAATATCATTCGTCTGGATATTGGAGCTGTGCAAATAAAGATGGGGATAATGAATCCGCAGTTATTACATATAACAACGAAAACCTAAATTGCACAAATTATACAAGAAAAATGACAGCAAAAGAAAGACAGACGGATTTAATTGACTTGGTATGCTTTACAAAAAGTCTGTCTTTCCCAGACGGTTTAAAATATCTAGCCAATTTGATCGGCATAGATTACTATCATGATTTTAATGAGCAACTGCCAGAAAGTTTGCAGATCACCCAATTGATTCATGATATGAAAGAACATATAGAAACTGAAGAAGATAAACCAGTCAAACCAATTTCAAAACGAATTCTTTCTTATTATAAGGACTATGTTAATGATCTGTTTTATGAAGATCATATTAGTTATTTAACGCAGAAGGAATTTAATATTGGCTATGACGAAGATACAAATAGAATTACAATACCTATTTTTTCTGAAATTGGTGATTTGGTAGGTGTTAAAGGACGATTGTTTAAGAAAGAGTTAGATAAACATGATTTGAAATATTTATATATTGAGCCATGCGCTAGACAAAGAATCTTATATGGATTAAATAAAACTCTACCTTATATAGAAAGGGTTGGAAGAGTATATGTTGCTGAAGCAGAAAAAGCTGTCATGCAGCTATGGTCATATGGATATCAAAATGTTGTGGCGACTGGCGGCAAGCAAGTTTCAAGACAGCAAATTGACATGTTAACAAGACTCGGAGTTGAAGTAGTATTTATTTTTGACAAAGATGTTGAGTTAGAAGAGATTCAAAAGCTTGGCGATCGTTTTATTGATGGAGTTCCGATTTCATACATTATGGATAACTCAAAAGAAGGAATCCTTGATGAAAAAGAATCACCTACTGATGACCCTAAAAAATGGGAACTATTGTTAAATAACTATTTGTATACACTTAAATAAGAACAGGCAGGTTATACATATAAAATACAAATTATATGAAGGTGGCACAAATGATACCTCTAATGTTGTGCCAGAAATTTTAAGAAATAGAGGGATTGATGATTATGAAACGTATTTGAACCTTGATGATAGCGTAATTCAAGATTATGCCGATTTAGAGGGTATCAAAAATGCAGTAAATACAACGATTTTTGCACTTAAAAATGGACATAAAATCGGTATTTTAATTGACGAGGACGTAGACGGATTTTGCTCGGCTTCAATGACATATATGTACTTAAATCGCATTAATAATGAACTTTATGATGGTAAGAGTAACATTTGTTACTTATTACATAAAAAAGCAAAAGCTCACGGATTAAGTGAAGATATTACTATACCTGAAGACGTGAAACTTTTAATAATTCCAGATGCAGGCACCAATGATGTAGCACAATGTACAGAACTTGTAGACCGTGGTGTACAGATTGTAATTCTTGATCACCATGAGAAAGAAGAATCTGAAGAAATAATGCCAGAGGAAGTTGTAATTGTAAATAATCAGTGTAGTCCACGATATAGAAATAAAGACTTATGTGGGGCTGGGATTGTCTATAGATTTTTACAGGCAATGGATGATGAGTTATGGATTAATTATGCAGATGATTATTTAGATTTATGTGCATTAGCCAATATTGGCGATGTGATGGATATGAGATCCTTTGAGACACGTCGTTTAGTCAATAAAGGAATACAGAATATTCAGAATGAATGCTTCAAAGCGCTGATCAATGCACAAGATTATTCAATGCACAGTATTGTTAATATTCATAATATTCAGTGGTATATCGTTCCAATTATCAATGGTATGGTGCGATTTGGTTCTTTGAAAGATAAAGAATTGGTTTTTAGAGCATTTATCGAAGACTATGAGGTATTTGATTATAAGAAAAGAGCAACAAAAAACAATCCTGCGGAAGTAATCAAAGAGAACATTTACGATCGTGCTGCTCGATTATGCAAAAATGCCAAAGGCAAACAGGATCGTCAAAAGAAAAAGATGGTTCCAATTATTATGAAAGAGGCTGAAAAAGATAAAGATAGCAAGATTACTATTCTTGATGTTACAGAAACATTAGATAGCAGTTTGACAGGATTGGTTGCTATCAAGATCGCTGAAGATATGAACAGACCATGCTTATTATTACGAAAGCATATTAATCCAGAAACAGGATTAGTAGAAATGAGTGGTAGCGCAAGGAATGTAGACCATAGTCCGATTGATAGTTTGAAAGATGTGATATCCGAAACAAATTCATTTTTATGGGCAAAAGGTCATGCCAATGCATTTGGATGTTCGACAGATAATATCTCTGGAGCAATCACAGAATTAAACGACAAGCTGAAAGATATTAAATATGATGCAACTTATAGAGTTGATTTCATTGTAGATGCTTGCAGATTAGATTTTGAACTACTACAGGAAATGTCTAAATTAGATGATATTCGTGGGCAGGGTATTGATGATCCGATGATTGCTGTTAAGAATATTACATTAAATAAGGAAGAGATTAATGTTGTTGGTAAGAAAATGGATACAATCCAATTTAAAATTAATGATATTCCATGTGTGATGTTCAAGTGCGATGAGAAGAATAAAATCTATGATTGGATTATGAATGATTTCTCTGACGAAGGCACAGTTATATTTGAATTAGTAGGAACCGCACAAACTAATATTTTTAATGGTATTAGGCAATATCAAATTGCGGTTAATGATATTAATGTTCTGAGCATCACAACAGATGAAGAATTAGACGAAGATATTTGGGATTGAGGTGAAAGTTAGTGAGCAGTTCATTACATACACATTCGCATTATTCATTATTAGATGGATATGCATTACCTGAAGAAAATTTACAAAGGGCAGAAGAGATAGGATTAAAAGCCCTGGCTATCACAGAACATGGAAATGAGTATAGCTGGTGCTATTATGATAAGCTTCATGAGAAATATCCAAGTGTTAAATTAATCTTCGGTGTTGAATTTTATGAATGTTTTGATATGACAGAGCAAAACAAGGAAAGCAAATATTTCCATTTAATTGTTTTAGCCAAAAATGAAAATGGGCGCAAGGCAATTAATCAATTGGTAACTGATTCGAACTTTCATGGATTTTACTACAAACCACGAATTGATCTGGACGCATTAAAACCATATGCAAAGGATCTGATTGTGAGCAGTGCTTGTTTGGCATCTAAACTTGCCAGAGAGCCAGATTATCAGAAGTGTATTAAATATGTTCATGAATACAAAGAGATTTTCCCACATTTTTATTTAGAAATGCAGTCACATTCGCATCAGGATCAAGTGGTATATAATCAGAAAATCTTACAGCTTTCCAAAGACACGAAGACGCCATACATTATCACAACTGATAGTCATGCTGCTAGAAAAGAAGACCTGTATTATCAGAATTGGCATGTAAAACTTGCTCACGATACCGAAACCGCAGCAGAAATTTACGAAGGATGTTATTTGCAATCTGATGATGAAATTCATGCAATTATGGATAGTCAAATTGGAGAAGACGCAGTAACTAAAGGACTTGAAGAAACTGATAGGATTGCAGATTTAATTGATGAAATCCACATGCCATTTCAGGCACCTCAGTTACCATCTTTCCCATTACCAGAAGGGTTTGAAGATAATTATTCTTATTTAAAGTATCTGATTGATACAGGGTGGGTAAAACGAGGATTCGATAAATTACCAGAAGATGAGCAGAAACTCAGAAAAGAAAGAATTGATTATGAGTTAGATATTATTCATTCGATGGGATTCGATGGATACTTCTTGATTGTTTGGGATTTTATCAATTTTGCAAGAGAAAATGGTATTCCAATTGGTGCTGGTCGAGGTAGTTGTGCAGGTAGTTTGGTGTGTTACACGATTACAATTACAGACTTAGATCCTATCAAATATGGACTGATTTTTGAAAGATTTTTAAATCCAGAGCGAATTTCAATGCCAGATACAGATACAGATGTTGGTACACGAGATGAGATTATCCAATACTTGATCGATAAGTATGGCGAAAACAGAGTATGCCAGATTATCAATTTCAGTTTTATTACTCCAATTGTAGCGATCAAAGATGTTGGTAAGGTCTTAGGGTTCAATTATCACGAGATGGACAAATTAAGTAAAAAATTCGTATATGACACAATTGAAGAATCTTTGTGGAATAACAGAGATTTAGCAGAGAACCCAAGATATGAAGAACTTTTTGATGTTGCATCACATCTTGCAGGCAGAGTAAAAACAGTATCTTCTCATGCAGGTGGTGTAGGAATTGTTGATACAGATATTAGTGATTATATGGCAATGAAACTTGGAACTGACGGAGAACACGTCATCCAAGTAGATAAACGTATCGTTGAAGAGATTGGAATTATTAAATTTGATATTTTGGGTGTTGCTACATTGAACACTGTAAAAGAAGCCGAAATTGACGCAGGGTTAACTGAGTTTGATGTAAATATTAACAATCCAAAGTTTGAAATGGATAAAGGATCATATGAATTATTGCGTAGTGCAATGACGAATGGTGTTTTCCAGGTCGAAAGTGCTGGTATGAAGGATTTGCTGGTTAGGTTACAAGTCTCAAACATGGAAGAGTTGGCAGCTGTATTAGCACTGTATAGACCAGATGCAATGGATGTCTTAGAAGAATTCATTGAGTATAAACATCATCCAGAGAAAATTACATATATCCATCCAGATATGGAGCCAATCTTAAAGGAAACGTATGGATGTATGATTTATCAGGAGCAATTACTTGATATTGTTCGTAAATTTGGTGGTCGAAGTTATGGAGGAGCTGACTTATTCCGTAAGGCGATTGGTAAGAAGAATATTGAACTTGTAAAGTCTGAATCTAAAAAGCTTTATTACGAGATTATTGAGAATGGATACCCCGAAGAAATTGCAAAACAGATTAGCGAGACATTATCCCAAAAAGGGGGATACTTATTCAACAAAAGTCATGCGTACTCCTACGCTGTATTATGCTTACAAACAGCGTTTTTAAAGAAACATTATGCGTTGTGTTTTTTTAAGGCATTATTGAATCGCAATAAAGATAAGGCAGGAATGGTAAATAAATATATTCTTGATGCCAAGGCGTTTAAGATTCAAGTGTTACCACCAAACTTAAATAAATCAATGATGAATTTCAGTATTGACGATGTGTATATATTGTTTGGATTATCGGCTATCAGTGGTATTGGAGAAAAAATTGCAAAGGTGATTCTTGAAGACCGTGATAAAAATGGTAAATTCATAGGATTTGAAAACTTTTGCGAACGTATTAACCCAAGTAAATCACAGGTTATTCAGTTGATCAAAGCAGGTGCAATTCCAACAAAGAATAAACGTAAAACTTTAATTCAATATTTGAAATCTATGTATCAGCCAACAACATTTAAACCAGTTGCGAAAGCACCGAGTTACAAACAATTACTTATTAAATGGGATATTGACGCTGAAGATTACCGTATAGGTGAGAAGAAATATGATTACGACAAAGATGCAATATTAAAAGCTTACAACGATAAAAAGTATGAACTGTATAAAGATAAGGAAAAAGAACGATTTCAGAAATTTATCGCACAGAATCAAAAATATCTTGAGAATGAAGATTTTTGGGAATTTGAAGCATTGCAAATCTTTATCAACGATAACCCATTTGATCAGGCATATAAGTATATGTCAAAACAATTTCAAGATGTTGAAGATGGAGATGATTGTACTGTGGTTGCAGTGATCGCTAAAGTTGATAAAAAGAAAGACAAAAATAAAAAGACATTTGCGTATGTGAATTTATATTCTAGTTTTGGATTGACTGAGGCAATCGTCTGGCATTCGCAATTAAAAGAATATGAAGATATGATTGTCAAAGGAAATCAGATTGCGATGTTATGCAGAAAAGATTCAGACGAGAAGGTTATCGCAAAGAAAATTAAACCATATAAACAATGGCTAGAAGATATTAAGAAAGTGAAGGGGGTTGTCGCCTAAAGTGGTGGATAGTACAAAAGAATATGAGTTTGAGATTGTCCCATTATATCAGATTTATTATAATGAAGAATCTTTATTTGGGATTTACACATTCTGTACAGCAGAAGATTTACCAGAATGTAAACCATATAATAATAATGATTTTGATGACTTATCCGATAAAAAAATGAATAAATGTGGCAAATTGGTTGGTAATATGCAGGAGTTGTATTTAGGAACGAAATATAAGGTCAAAGCCAATATGACATATTCTAAGAAATACAATGAATACCAATATAAACCACTTTCTATAGTTGCTGAAGTTCCTAAAACTTTTGAAGCACAAAAGGTATTTTTAAAAACACAGACGAACGCAGTGATCGCAGATCAGTTAATTGCGAAATATCCTAATGTTGTCGAAGATGTAATGAATGGTCAGTTAAAGATGATTGACCATTCAGAAATTAAAGGACTAGGAGATAAAACTTGGAAGAAGCTTAGAGATAAAATTATTAAAAATTATGTGATTTCTGACATTGTTGTAATGTTGCAACCATATGGGGTTACGTTACCAACGATTGAAAGATTATTGAAATCCGAACCTAATCCAAGTGTCTTAAAAAAGCAGATTGAACAAAATCCATATATACTAACTAGAGTAAAGGGTATGGGATTTAAACGAGTTGATGATATTGCACTCAAATTGAAACCAGAATTGCGATGCTCAAATCAACGGTTAAATGCATTTATTTCCTACGACTTGCATCAAGTTGGTGATAATGATGGACATACATATGTGTATATCAAAAATTTAAGAAGCAATATTAGTAATGCAGTATCTGAATGCCTACCTATATTTGACGAATGGTTTGATGAAGAATCAGATAAAAATTTACCAAATTATTTATATACATCGGGAGACAAAATTGGTCTGAGATCGTATTATAAAATTGAAATGGATATTTACGAATTGATTAAAGATATGGAGAAGTATGCATTTGGGAATACAACAGATTACGAACCAATAACAGATAGTGAGATTAGTCAGACGATTTCTGAAGTTGAAGATGAAGAAGGGTTTATGTTTTCAGAAGAGCAAATTACAGGAGTTAACAAAGCATTAAATTGCCAAGTTGTGTTTATTTCTGGAGAAGCTGGAACTGGTAAAACAACAATTCTGAAACCAATTATTAAATGCTACCAAAAAAGAAATAATAGCATTGTTGCGTGTGCCTTATCTGCAAAAGCAGCCCAAAGAATTAAAGAAGCAACAGGCTTAGACTCACGGACTATTCATAGATTGCTTATGGCAGAAGGTATTGATAGTTTTTGTTACAATCAAGATAACCCATTACCTGCTGATGTAGTAATTATGGACGAAAGTAGTATGACAAATGCGAGCCTTTTCTATAATTTTTTATTAGCAATTCGACCAGGAACACGATTAATTTTTTGTGGTGACTATATGCAGTTGCCACCAATTGGATTTGGTAATATTTTCTCGGATCTGTTAAAAAAGAAAGGTTTAAATAGTGTGCAGCTTACCAAACCGATGAGACAAGCAGAAAAATCTGGTATTTTAACGGATGCAAGAAAGATTCGAAGAGGGATTAATCCATTGGATAGTCCACAGTTAAAAATTGTCCATGGTGAACTAAATGATATGTTTTATTTGTTTAGGAAGAATAGAGAATCATTGTTTAATATGGCAGTAAAACAGTATATCAAATCTGTTAAAGAGGAAGGAATTGACAATGTTGTGATTGTTTCTCCACGAAGAAGTAATTGTACGAACAGTACAGATGAATTGAACAAAGCAGTACAGAAAGAATTATTTGCTAGTAGTAATAAACCATTTGTTGAATTCAAAGATCGTAAATACTATTTAGGAGATAAGGTATTACAGACCTCAAATGATTACGAGCGAGACGTATTTAATGGTGATATTGGATACATTACAGCGATTGATAAAGAAAAAGAAATATGTTTGGTGTCTATGAATGCAAATATCGAAGAGAAGATGATTGAATATTCTTTCGCTCAACTTGGACAACTGCAATTAGCATACGCATTAACCACGCATAAGCTTCAAGGATCGGCAGCACAGACCATGATCGGTATTATTGACAATACGCATTACAAATTGCTTGATAACTGTATGTTATATACGATGTTAACACGAGCTAAGAAAAGATTTGCGCTCCTTGCAGAGCCAGAAGCGTTCAAAAGATGTATTATGACAAATCATAATAAGCGACGTACATGGCTAAGTTTACAATCATAAAATATCTTTAAATGCTATTGACAAGCACATAAAGGTATGGTAAGATAAGGACATGTTAAAGAAAGGAGATGTGGAAATGAGAAAAAGATTTTTAATGAAAGTTATTTCGTTTAGTTTTTTAGCAATGTGTTCGGGGTTTATGACTCACACAGTCAAAGCAGAGGAGCGACCCTCTGTAGAGGCTTCAACACTATCAACAGAGACAACTGCTGTAGAAAATAAGCAAGACAATGTGATTTCAAATAATCCAATCAGTCAAAGCGTTGAATTAAAAGACGTTCATGAGCATTATCAGAAATGTAAGAAAGCTGATGAAGAAAAAGCAAGACAGATTCGATTAGAAACACTTCGGAAGAAACGATTGCGAATTAAACGACAACGGCTGAAGCGAAAGCAAGAGCTTGAAAAGAGTTCACTTGGAACATTTTTGATCACGGCATATTGTCCATGTTATGAATGTTCTGAAGGATATGGATCTAAGATTGCTTGGAATCATGCAGGGCATAGATTTGCTCGACCGTATCATACGATTGCGGTTGATAAAAACATTATCCCTTACGGGACAAAAGTTAAAATTGAGGGATACGGTGATACAATCTTTGTGGCAGAAGATTGCGGAGGCAAAGTAAAAGGAATGCATGTAGACGTGTTCAAATCAACACATTCCGAAACAATAAATGTGCAACAGCACAGAAAAATATATGTAGTGAAGTAATTGGCAGTTACTGAAAGACATAGAAACACAAATTAAAATAATCAACTAAACAATATAAACAAGAAAAGGAAAATCCAAAAAATTATGAAAACTGAATATGTGAAAGAAATGAATGTCTTGATCGACAGAATCAATGATGCTTCATATGCGTACTACGCAGAGGATAATCCGATCATTTCAGATAAAGAATTTGACGATTTATGTGCTACTTTAGAACGACTTGAGAGAGATTCTGGCGTTGTTTTGAATAATTCGCCCATCCATCACGTTCAAGGATTTATAATTGATTCTCTGGCTAAAGTAAAGCATACACGCCCAATGTTATCAGCTCAGAAGACGAAGGATGTCAATGAGGTCAAAAAATTTCTTGCGGATAAAATTGGTGTTTTATCGTGGAAGGAAGATGGTCTGACGGTGGTACTAAGGTACGAAAATGGGCGCTTGAAACAAGCAATTACAAGGGGAAATGGCGAAATCGGCGAAGATGTTACTCATACAGCACGTATGATTTTCAATTTGCCTCTTAAGATTCCAGATAAGCGTAGCATTGAAGTGCGTGGCGAAGCAGTTATCAGCTATGAAGACTTCCAGAAAATCAATGAAGCGTTACATGGTAAGTATAAAAATGCAAGAAATCTTGCGGCAGGTACAATCAGGCAGTTAGATGCAAACATAGCAAAAGAAAGAAAACTTGCTTATAAAGCATTTGAATTAGTAAAAATTGATGGCGTATCTGAGAAAGAGATGCCAAGTATCGCAGATAGCTTTAAATATCTGGCAGAACAGGGATTTGATGTCGTAGAACATCAAGTTGTTAATCGAGATAATGTTGAAGAATATATCAGGAACTTTGATCCAGAGACATATGAATATCCTGTTGATGGTTTGATTTTTACTTATAACGATTATCAGTATGGAAAATCTCTTGGCACTACTTCGCATCATGGACTCAATATGATCGCTTTAAAATGGTTCGATTCTCTCTACAAAACAACGATCAGAGATATTGAATGGAATACATCTCGCACAGGACTGATTAATCCAGTTGCTGTATTTGATCCAGTTGATCTTGATGGAGCTGAAACCACAAGAGCCACATTGCATAATGTAAGTTATATTGAAAAATTAGAACTTGGTGTAGGTGATACAATCCAGGTTTACCGAAGTAACATGGTTATCCCTAAAGTACACGACAATCTGACAAGAAGCAATACTTTCAAGATCCCAGATACTTGCCCAACTTGCGGTGGTGAAGCAAAGATCATTAATGAAAATGATAGCAAAGTTCTAAAATGCATGAATCCTGATTGTAAGGCAAAGCTGTTAAGTAAATTTGTAAATTTTGTTTCCAGAGATGCTATGAATATTCAAGGTTTATCTGAAGCAAGTCTGAAGAGGTTTATTGATCTTGGATGGTTGAAAGATTATGTAGATATTTACTATCTGGCAGCTCATAAATTTGAGATGCAGAACCTTGAAGGGTTTGGAACGAGAAGTGTTTCTTCATTATTAAATAGCATTGAGGAAAGCAGAAGATGTAAATTAGTTAATTTCGTGACAGCACTCGGCATTGAACTCGTCGGTAAGTCAACAGCCAAGGATATTTGCAAACTTATTGATAAGATTTCTCTATCAAAGAATGAAAATCCATATAATATATTTATTGAAAGAATCAAAAAGAGAAAATATTTTGGTCATATTGATGGTATTGGTATTCACACTTCATTATCAATGGATGCTTATTTTAAAGAAAATCTTGAAATGATTGAGAAATTAGCGGAAGAACTTGAGTTTGAAATGCCTGAGAGCAAGAAAGAATCTACTGTTGATCTTACAGGAATGACTTTTGTTGTGACTGGTAAGGTAAGTAAATTCGCCAATCGTAATACCATCAAAGACGAAATTGAATCCAGAGGTGGCAAGGTTGCAGGGTCTGTATCGAAGAATACGAATTATCTTGTGAACAATGATGTGAATTCTACAAGCAGTAAGAATAAAAAAGCACAGCAGTTAGGTATTCCAATCATTGATGAAGATGAGCTGATCAAGATTCTGAATGGGGGATATGAATGAATAAACTAACCATTTACGAATGTCTAGTGAAGTGGGGCATCCCAGAAAGCAGAATTGAAAGATTTGCTGTGAAAGATAACTATGTAGAATATCGCATTTGGACACCATGTTCGATATCTCGTGAACATGGAACGAAATATTTATATGGTAGACGCTGTACTGCCAAATATCTTACTACTCCAGATGAGTTAGATCTAGTCTTTGACGAGAGTTATTTTATTGAAGATGAAGATGCAGAGTTCTGGACAGAAGATTATGAGTTCTACAAACAGCAGACAGGCGTAGAACCTTCAGAAATTGATTGGTCAAAACAGAAAGAGATTAAATACTCTAAGATTTAAAAGGAGAAAATTGAATATATGAAATTAAACATTAAAAAACGAATGGCGGTTATTGCTGCAATTGGATGTCTCAGTATTGGTGGTATCGTGACAGGATGCACTGAAGCCGATAAGGTATCAACTAACGTATCCAAAGAAGCAGACAATTTTAATGTCTTAAGACGATTTGCTGTAATTAATACACGAACAGATAAAGTTGAGTTTGAAATTGTTGGAGCATTTTCTTTAGAAGATGAAGGTAGTAAGAAAGTAAAACTTATTGTCGAAACAGCAGATGGCTCATATAAGAAACATATTGTCCACATGAACCGAGATAGCATGTATGTAATCGAAGATTTAGGTGGGGCTAAAGTTAACAAATATAAATATGAAGTTAACTATATTCCAGAATCAATTGTTCCATTTAAAGTTACAGAGAGTAAATAAGGTTCCGTGGTATGGTAGGTAAACTTATTGACGTTACAAATTTCAATCCGCAAGAGGCGGTTGAGTTTATAAGAATGAGATGTACAAATTGTGATATTTACTATTTTGCAACGGAGCAGATGCCAAAATATGTAATGACAAAGTAGATTATCTTTTAGAAAAATTCAGAAGAAATAGTAAAGGAGAGAACGAAATGATTGTTACAGGAATGGATCACTTTCAGAGTGTATGTAAACGAAAATTAGTTGATTGGTATAACAAACATTGCGAAGAAAATCATTTGGCAATGAAAATTGATCTCAGTAATGTGTTTATCGTCTGGAGTTGTAAGACTTTACAGAACTATAAATGCTTAGCATCTACGACAGTAAGCGGTGATGGTATCTATGCAGAGTATACATACAATGGCGATAAGCAGGAGCTGTACGAAGATGTGTATAAGAAATTAACAAATACATGTCATACGGAAGAATAAAGGAGAGCTGAATGGACAAAGCACAGAAACATTGGGAGCGAATACAGCAGAAAAAGAAAAGGGAAGCTGAACAAATTTCGGCTGCAATAGTCAAAAGAGATGCATGGATTATGGATGCGGCAGAATGTTTGGTGCGACAGTTTAGAAGATAGGAGAATTTATTATGGATTTTGGAACAGTAATTGATGCAATGAAAGATAAAAGAAAAGTAGCAAGAAAAGGTTGGAATGGGAAAGGTATGTTTTTATATTATGTTCCAGCAGGAGCTTATGCGCCATGTACAGATATTGCTAAAAGTATTGTAAATAAAGATGGATTAGTTGAATATGGCGCTTATATTGCAATGAAAACAACATGTGGTGTAGTAGTTCCTTGGCTTGCAAGTCAGACAGATATGTTAGCCGAAGATTGGATGATCGTAGAATAGATAAAATTAATCTTTGATGAAAGGGATAACAGATGAAGAAATTATTAACTTCGTTATTTGTTGAAAACAAATATCATGCAGGAACGATCTTAGGTACAATCTTAGGATTAATGGTTGTAATCGCTGTCAACTTTGCAATCGTAAATCTGTTTATTTGGTTACTACATTTTGTTGTGGTAAATCCGCTAATTGTTCCAACGAAAACAAAATGGATTATCGCAGTAATTCTTACAATTTTAGAAAACATCTTTAACAGGTAGGTGATTAAATGGCTTTGATTGGAGCAATTTTAGGAGATATTTGCGGTTCTCAATATGAGTTCCGCAGACCTCACAATTTAGATTGGAAGAACTGTGAATTGTTTACAGATAAATGTAAATACACAGATGATACAGTTCTCAGTATTGCAACAGGTATGTGGTTGTTAGATGAAACCAATAAAGAACCTTGGGAGTTCTATTTAGAATATGGTAAGAAATATTCTGGCGTAGGATATGGAGAAATGTTCGAAGATTGGTTATACGATGATGGAAATCGTGTAAACGAAAGCTTTGGCAATGGATGTGCCATGAGAATTTCGCCAATTACAATGTATTTTCGAGACATGTCTCCACTTCTAATGTTGTATAGCGATTATTCGGATATTGCTTGTAAAACATGTGAAAAAACACATAATCATTCAGAAGCTTATAAAGGTGCGTGTGTCGTTACTACATGTTCTTTAATGGCATTACGGGGGAAATCTAAAGATGAAATATACGACTGTGCGGTAAAAGAATATCCGTCTAGTCGGTATACATATGGTGTTGATCGACCACTTGAAGATTATAGAAAGAATTATGTTTGGTCTACGACAGTTCAAGATAGTGTGCCTGTGGCAATTAGATGTTTCTTGGAAAGCGAAGATTATGAATCATTCTTAAGAAATGTATTATCTTTACCATGTGACACAGACACGATTGCTGCTATTGGCGGTGGTATTGCAGAAGATTTCTACAAGAAAACACTTGATAATTCAAATGAGATCTTAGAAAGATATCTTCCAAAAGAATTATTAGATGATGTAAGTAAAATTTATGACGAAATGCCATAAGGTAGGTGATTTAATATCATAAAGAAAATCTTAAAATTTTTCTTGTTGTCGATTGCATTAATTATTATCTGGTTTCTTGCAATATTCATATCTGTCGGAGTATTTGCATTTGTACTTTGGATGATAACAAGTATTGTAATACCAATCGGTGTAGTAGTAATTGTTGCAATTGTATTAATGGCAATCGCCATCTATATAATGGCATCGTTTATGGATTGATAGATTAAAAGGAGAATATGTTATGAGAATTAAAAAATTATTAATCGCTGGAGCATTAATGTTAACAGCAGTAGGATGCGTTTCAGCATATACTATTTATGCAGATACACTAAATAATAACACTGATAAACAGGTTTCTGCAACAATAGAAGGTAAGTCAACTACAGAAACTACAAAGAACACAACAGAGCAGAAAAATAATAAGAAAAATGCCGTCAAAGAAGATTCTAAAGATACAACAAATGATGTATCGGCAACAACAGAAGAAGAAAAAAATACTGAAAATTCTACCGCAGACGATACAGACGATGCAGATTATACAGAACCAGAATATCCAGATGATGCAGATAAAACATGTAGTCATGTGTGGGCAGAAAAAACAATTGCATATGATGAAGAGAATGGATATCATTGGACAACTTATTGCGAAAAATGTGGAACTGTTAAAACAGAGCCAGCCACAGAGGAAGAGTACGAAGAACTTGATCCTGCAACAAAAGTAAAAGAAGAAGATATTGAATATGTAGACGATGATTCTGATGAGGTTGTAGAGGAATCGTCAGAAACAGCAACTGAAAACTAAAATATAGCCTAAGGAGAAAATGAGTATATGACAAAATTAGAGCAGTTAAATTTATTAAAGGATAGAAAAGCCGTCTTAATTGCTAGAGGCAAAGATAATGGCAAAATCGTAACAAAAATCAATAGAAGAATCAAGAAATTAGAAAAGGACTTATAGAGATGACAGGAGATAAAAGTAATGTTTTAATCGCTCTGGTTGGACGATCTGGAGCAGGCAAAAGTGTCTCAGCGAAGTATCTGGAAGACATTTACGGTCTGAAATATCTACGATCATATACAACCAGAGAGAAGAGAGCAGATAAACTTGATGATCATACATATGTAAACTTAGCTCAGTATTCCAGAATTACAGGCAAGGTTGCAGAGAATCATTATACTGGCAATTGGTATTGTGCTACAGAAAGTCAGTGCGATGATGCAGACGTATATATAGTTGATGTTCCAGGATTAAAACAGTTAAAAGAAAATTATCATAAGAAACATATCTTGGCATTATGTATTGATACACCAAGTTCTACACGTATTCAGAGAATGAAAGATCGTGGAGATACAAGTGATGCAATTGATGAAAGAATGAAAAAAGACGAATCTGCTTTTGAAGAAGCTTATGATTTATGTGATGCAGTTATTAATAATGAAGGAAGTTTGTCTATGACTTGTTTAAATATTATGGCTGAGCTAGAAAGATTTAAAAGACAGATTAGAGACACGGAAGGAGCGACAACAAAGGAAGTTGATCAGAACGATTAATCAGCTTAGAAATTTAGTTTCTAAACTACATATAGAAAAAGAGGTACTTGTGAAAGATGTAGAAACAGGTAAAACCATGATAATTGAAAGTGTATCAACCGAAAAGATTGATGGTGATGGTAATGATGCACGATATACGTTGAACTGTAAGAAAGCAGGAGACGGGTGCGTTACATATAGATGATGATATTATTACATAATTTATTGGAGGTGAATTGGCATGGATGTAACTTTATATACTACGCATTGTCCAAAATGCGGGATTCTTGAGAAGAAATTAGCTTCCAAGAATATCAAATATGAAGAAGTAACAGATACGCAAGCAATGCTTGATAAAGGATTTGTGAATGTTCCGATTTTAGAAGTTGACGGAATCGTCATGGATTTTACTAAAGCAAATACTTGGATCAACGAACACTAGGAGGACATTTTATTGAATATTAATATTAAAGTAAACAAAGATTTTGAGAAAACATTTAATCAGATTGATTCTAAATATGGAGAAGATTTTGAGATTTTAAATGGGTTCCATGAATCGCATCTCAATTTTTCAGATTTTATTGATGGATTTGTAGATAAAAATGTGGCAGACGTCACGATTGATGGTAATGCAAACGCACATCACAAAGATATTTGTAGTTTGTGTGGCGAAAAAGGAAAGTCTGAAGATAAACTGTTTGCCTTTAATAAAATTTTCTATGAATTAAAGAAAAAATATGGGTTACGTACAGCCAAAGAATGGCTTGAAACCGAATACAACGGTGGTTTCTATTTGCATGATGCACCAAGTTCTACATACAAACCATATTGTTTTAGTGGAGATACAAAGATTTTAACTAAAGATGGAATTAAAGAATTAAAAGAACTTGCAGACACAGACATTGAAGTGCTCAATAAACATCATGGATGGGAAAGGGCAACAGTTAAACATTTTGGAAAAGACAAATTACGAAAATTGACATTAGAAAGATACGGAAATGTTAAAGAGATTATGGTTACTGGGAATCATGTCTGGTTTGCAAAAAATACACCAAGTAGTGGAACTTTTGAAATTAATACCGACGATCTTAAAATCGGTATGAAAATTCCATTTAATACAAGCAAAGTATGGTCTCAGGTCAGTCCATCTCCATTTGGTGTTGCACATGGATTCTTTATGGGTGATGGTGATAAAGGTTCTCATATGAGAGCAAATTTCTGCGGAGACAAAGAATCTTTACTTCCATATTTTACACCTGCTAATATTGGTGGCACAGACAAAGAGAAAACTGTAATCGGAATTCCAAACGCATTCAAATCTCTACCATCATTGAATGAATCATTAAGTTATTTATATGGTTGGCTTTCTGGATATTTTGCAGCTGATGGTCACGTAGACGAACAAGGACGTTGTACATTGTCATCTACAATCAAAGAAAATTTAGAGTTTGTTAGAAATGTTTTATGCGTATTAGGAATGCCAGTTAACAATATTAGATATCAGGATAGAATTAGTAATTTAACAAATGAGCTTGGTAGAGTGTATACAATTACACTATCTTCTGAATATTTAAAAGATGATTTCTTTATCCGTCCATTACATAAAAACAGATTTGAGTTAAATAAAGACAAAACCAGAAAAGAAAGATATTGGACTGTTAAATCTGTAGAAGAAACAGATAGAGAGGAAGATGTCTATTGTGCGGTTGTTGAAGGATCTAAATCTTTTACTTTAGATAATAATGTTTTAACGCATAATTGTTATGCGTTTGACTTAACAAGATTAGCAAAAGAAGGATTATTTTTCTTAGAAGGATATAATAATCAGGCTCCAAAACATTTAACAACATTCTTAGATGATGTAATCGAATTTGTATCATTTATGAGCAATCGTAGTTCTGGCGCTTGTGGGTTACCAAATGTGTTATTATGGACATTTTATTTCTGGAAGAAAGATTGCGAAGAAAAATATTACTTAAAAGATCCAGATTATTATATTAGACAGTCTTTCCAGAAATTTATCTATAGATTAAATCAGCCATTTTTACGTGTTGATCAATCTGCGTTTGTGAATGTCTCAATTTTTGATAAACCTTATTTAGAAGCGTTATTTGGTGGAGTTGAATTCCCAGATGGAACTTTTGCCATTGATTACTTAGATGAATTAATTGAGCATCAGAAAATTTTCATGGAAGTTGTCTCAGATATTCGAAGTCACAACATGTTTACCTTCCCTGTTTTAACATATTCTCTTCTATATAAAGATGGTAAATTTGAAGACGAAGAATTTGCCAGATGGTGTTCTGACCATAACACAGTGTGGAATGATAGCAACTTCTTTATGAGTGACAATGTTGGAGTGTTGTCTAACTGTTGTAGATTACTTTCAGATACATCAAAACTTGATGGGTTTATTAATTCTATCGGTGGAACAGCATTATCTATTGGATCTGTCAAAGTAAATACGATCAACCTGATGAGAATTGCATATGAAACCGATTTTTCTGAAGCTAAATATCTGAAAAAATTAAGAAAAAGAACAGAATTATGTTGCAAGACATTGGATATTGTAAGGCATATTATTAAAAGAAATGTAGAAAAAGGGCTTCTTCCAAATTATTGCGATGGCGGAATTGAAATGGACAAACAGTATTGTACGGTTGGAATCCTTGGGTTATATGAAGTTATCGAAGCATTTGGGTACACAGAAACAGATGAATTTGGTAACACGTCATATACAGAAAAAGGAATTGCATTTGCGAGTAAGATTTTTGACGTATTAAATGACGTTAAAGATAATTTCACAAATGAATTTAGTTTTAATGTTGAAAGTGTTCCAGCAGAAAGAGCTGCGGTAATTCTTTGCCAGAAAGATAATCTGTTATACGAAAAAGATGAAAAATTTATTTACTCTAATCAGTGGATTCCTTTATCTCAGAAATGCACAATCCAAGAAAAGCTAAAACTAAGTTCTATCTTAGATATTAAATGCTCTGGAGGGTCTATTGCACATATCAATTTGGAAACCAATTTCCCTAACACTGATATGGCATGGGATGTATTAAACCAGATTGCAGCAGCAGGCGTTATTTACTTTGCATTCAACACAAGAATTAACGAGTGTGACAATCATCATGGATTTGTTGGTACAGATGTTTGCCCAGTATGTGGACATGGTGTTTATGATACATATCAGAGAATTGTTGGATTCTTAGAGCCTGTTAGATCATATTCAGAAACACGAAAAAAAGAGTTTGAAACAAGACAATGGTATGAATATGCTCAGATGAAACAGGAGTAACGTATGAGACTAAAAGCATTGATTGACGAAGATTTTACAAATTATAAAAAACCATCAATGTTTATTGGAACTATTTCATGCAATTGGAAATGTTGCAAAGAGCAGAATTTAGATGTGTCTATGTGTCAGAATTCTGCTCTGGCACAATCCGATATGGTTGAATTGGCAAATGAAATAATTGTTAAACGATATAAGAACAATGCAATTACAAAAGCAATTGTGTTTGGTGGGTTAGAACCATTTGATCAACATCAAGAAATGATTGAATTAATTTCCGAATTTAGAAGACAGAAAATCTACGATGATATTGTTATTTATACAGGATATTACGATTATGAAATTCCAAAAGATCGCTTGCAAAATTTATTAGAATTGCAAAATATTATTGTGAAATTTGGTAGATATATACCAGATACAGATCAAAGATATGATGAAGTTTTAGGAGTAACATTAGCAAGTGATAACCAATATGCAGAAAGGCTGGATGGAAACTAATGCAAATTAAAGTAAATGAAGATCAAGAATTAGTAAAATCTATTCGACAGAAATTAAAAGAAAATGGTGGATATTGCCCATGTTCATTATTAAGGAATGAAGACACAAAATGTATGTGTAAGGAGTTCAGAGAAATGAAACAAGGAGAATGCCATTGTGGTTTATATATTAAAGTAGATGATTCACAGGAGGGATAATACATCAAGAAGCAAAACTTAATAGGATTCGTGAATGAATATGGAATCCGTGTTTTAGGTATATGTGATGATGACTTACAAAAAGAATTAAATAAAAACAACAAGAACAAAGCAGTGTTTTTGCATTGCCAGTGTCATTGCGGAAAAGAGTTTAACACAAGACAACAGAATATTAAGAAAATTAAATCATGTGGTTGTTCAAGAAGTAGACTTAAACAAAAAGGACAACAAGTGATTGGTGAACAATATGGAAGACTGACAATTGTTGGTATTGATGAAAGTAAGACTTCTCAAGAAAACAAAAATGGAAAACATGGTGGATTATTTGTTGTATGTAAATGTGATTGTGGAAATATTAAAACATATTCTTATAGAGCAATAAAGTATGGGCACACGATGTCATGTGGATGTTCTAAAATCAATAACCAAAAAAGAATTCATGATTTAACTGGAAAGAAATTTGGAAGGCTTACGGTAATACAAAGAGATACTGAAAGAGATTTATCTGCCGATCATAAAGGAAATGTACATTGGTTGTGTAAATGTGATTGTGGAAATCCAAAATTATCTAGTGTTACAGGATATTGCTTGGAAAGCGGACATACACAATCTTGCGGTTGTCTTGCATCAGAAGCAATTGCAAAAAGAAATAAAAGAGTATCGACAAAATATAATAAGGCTGACGTATCCGATGATGTGGTTAAAATCTATGGAGAAGATGGGTCTTTCTTTATAGTAGATCGAGAGGATTATGATTACGTTAAAAATTGGTTTTGGAGAAAAGATCAAAAAGGTTATTGGATAACCAATTCAAAAAAAGAAGATGTTGAAATTTACAATAAAAAGATATTAAGAGTACATCAATTAATTGCAGCTCGCAAATATGGTAAATACAATACTAAAATTCTTTTTCCAGATCATCTTTCCAGAGATAAATCAGATAATCGTCGTTGTAATTTGATTTTAAAAAGCAATATGGACAATATGAAGAATCGATCTTTGAGTAAAGTTAATACATCTGGTAAAACAGGAGTATGTTTTGCTAAATCAAAAGGGTTATGGACTGCTTTTATTACTATTAATTACGAAACTATTTATCTTGGTGATTATCAAAAATATGAGGATGCTGTACGGGCAAGATTGAAAGCAGAAGAAAAATATGGGTTTACTTGCGATGATAAAGTTGCAGCGTATGATAATTAATACAAAAGGAGAAATAGATGTTAAAAAATAAAGCGAATATCAAATACACATTAGACCACAGGAAAGCATTTAGGCAGATGGAGAAACATTTGTTAGGACATAACACAGTCAGAGGATACCTGCATGATCTTGACAAAGTGTTTTTATATGTGATCTTAAATGTGCGTACGGCTCATAATTTCCATCGCAATCACGCTAAACACCATAGTTTAAAAGCTAAAACTCATGCAGATTATGTGCAGATGGTAATTGACTGGGAATGTGCTAGATTTACAAAACCAGATAAACCACTGAACGCCAGAGAAACTTTGGATGCATATTATCCAGAATTAAAGGATAAGGTGTTACCTGTGATCGAAGAATTAGGATTGTAAAATTCCACTTTTATCCCACTATAGAAAGGAGTGTGCTAATTATGCCAAAATCAAAAGATTGTCCACAGGATACGGACTTTATGCAATATGTTCCTACAAAATTTCAGCAGAATCGTAAGACGATGTTGAATAAGAGAAATCGTAGGAAGAAATACCAACAAAGATTGGCGAGATTTAAAAATATCGGTGGGTATCCTGAACCTGTGCAATATGTAGATAAGTATTATTGTGGATTCTATGAAATACCTCGTAAGAAACCTTACTATAAAAGATTTTATATCAGCGCTTGGGATGATTACAGATTTCATAAGAAACTGTCCAATAAGAAAGTTCGCAGAGTATTAGATGTGTCAAGTCGAGGTGGCTATAAGAAAGTACACGATCTATGGTGGGAGACAATTTAGAAAGGAGATAGGTATGCGAGGGCATTCAAGAGAACACTTAAAAGAAGTTATTGATACATTAGATCGATATTACTTGCGATGGTGTAATAGTAAAAATGACCGCAATATTGCATACATTAAAGCATCAGAATTACGCAATATTATTGGAACTTTGGTCAAAATTGAACAAGGAGAACAGGTTCCAAATGATGAGAACAAATTTAAAAAAGTAGTAACCATCAGTGAAGCTAATGAAAAATATTATGAGATTGCTTTAAATGATTACTTAAATGATGGATACAAAATCTCAGCATCTTCGTGCAATAGTAGAACTTGGAAAGCAATTCTTGTAAAAGAAGATAAAGAACAAGAGAGTGAGTGAATATGAGTACAGATTATAGAACATGTGAATGTGGCGAGACATTTGCTGATTGCGCAGACGGATATAGAGAAGAAGTGATTACACACGAAGATGGTTCTAAGGAAGAAATTCGTAGTTGTAATTTTTGCCGAGGAGACGATTTCGGTGATAAGGAATTACTTGAATTTGTAACATCGGCAATTGGCGTTAGTCGAGATGATCTTGTGAATTTTTACAAACGATATAAAACAGAGTTAAAAAATGACAAAGCTTGCAGAATCAATGGATTTATTTCGTCTGTATTTACCAATAAAGATAGTGGTACTGGGAAAGGGTTTGTACTTGGTGGCTTAGTAGGGAGGTTTGAACCATTTAATGAATAATAAAGTTTTACCAAAGAAAGACGATATTTACAAACATTTCAAAGGACATTTTTACAAAGTGATTGGCATCGCTACTCAGACAGAAACAAATGAAAAACTAGTAATTTATCAGGCGATGTATGATGAGTTTGGTATCTATGCCAGACCAGTTGAGATGTTTCTGAGTGAAGTTGATCACGAGAAATACCCAGATGTAGAGCAGAAGTATAGATTCAAAAGAGTAGGAGATAATTAAATGGCAAATATAACAGCATGTATGTCTTCTAAGACAGATAATTGGGCTACGCCACAAGATTTTTTTGATAAACTTAATGAAGAATTTCATTTTACTTTAGATCCTTGTGCAGACAGTAAAAATCATAAATGCGACCTGTTCTTCACAAAAGAGCAGAATGGATTAAATCAAGACTGGGGGGGGGCATACAGTTTTCTGTAATCCACCATATGGTCGAGAAATTTCAAAATGGGTTAAATATAGTTATGAACAATCAAAAAAAGATAAAACTACAGTTGTAATGCTGATACCAGCAAGAACTGACACAAGATACTTTCATGAATATATATATCATAAAGCAGAAATTAGATTTATAAAAGGAAGATTAAAGTTTGGAGATGCAACACAGTCTGCTCCATTCCCGTCAATGGTAGTAATATATAAATAACAGGTCTGCAACACTATTTTTTGAAATATTTCCACAGCAGCCTTGGTATTTGAGTTTCATGTATGTTTCAATTACATTTCTGTTTTTGATTAAATATTAAGAAAGGTTGGTGTAAAAGAATCTTAAGAAATATATTCTTTTTTATTGGACAATCAATGTTAACAACAAGCTTAACGATTACAATAATCATGTTGATAGGACTTGCTGCCGCACTATTCTTTTCCATAATTGAGAGAAGTGTTGATCCAATAAAAGATTTTAAGGCTTCAGGATTATTGAAGTTCTATATTGAATGGGCGATGATCACAGCTTATATTTGTATGATTAGTGTTGGTATCGCAACCTATATATAATGTAACATTTCTAGTTACATTTCTGATGACTATTCGAGGAG